CTGAGCGGTAGCCGTCGTCTGAGCGGTAGCCGTCGTCTGAGCGGTAGCCGTCGTCTGAGCGGTAGCCGTTATATCCATAGACAAAAAAAATAGCACGGTCGCCGTGCTACCGTGCTATTATGTTATTCATTATTTGAGATGTTTAATCAGTTCGTTGAAAGTATCGCCGTCGTTGTCTTTCAAGTATTTGAGAATTTTGGTCGATATATTCAACCTATGACGTGATACCGTCGCCGTTGTCACGCTCAATCTTTCAGCGGTCGCCGTCGTTGTATATCCTTTCATAAACAACGATAACAAACGCCTTTCGGTCGCCGTAAATGGTATATCTTTCAGCTTATAAAAGAACGCTTTTAAACTTTCGCCGTTGCATATACCGCCGTCGTCGTCAATTTCAATATAATCGATTAAACTGTTTGGAATGGTACGATAGAAAGAAAGGCGGTCGCCGTCGTCGTCGATTATATAGTCGTCGATTGATATGGTATTATTATCAAATCCAAAATCGTTTTTGTTTGCGCTTATCTCAGCTCTTACGGCTCTATATATGCGCTGAATAGGTGACGCGTCAACCGTCGTCAATAGGTCGCTTTCGTCGACTTTCGCCGAAAGGCTAAAAGTCTTTTTTTTGTGCTCCGTCGTTGTATAGACTTTTTCAGTCCAACCGTTTGCAAGGCGGTCGCCGTCATTGCAAACAGCGTTACACTCAATCAGTATTTGCATATAAGCGGTATCAATAAGAGCGGTATAATCTGAAAGGCGGTCGCCGTCGTCAATAGATTTATTCCTTTCATTGTATAACCGTCTGATTTTTTCATTGCAACCGCTATTGTTTGATGTGCCTTTTTTACCTGCAGGGTCGTAAACAGTACGGAGAACGGAATTTACAACGATTTTAGAGAGGCTTTCGGCACTCTCCAAAAAAAGAACGTTGTTTCGGTAGTTTGCGCCGTCGCTTATAACGACGCTTTCAAGGTTGTCTAATACACCTTTCATTGTTTGGTTTGCTTTCATTGCTTTCAAATCCTTTCAAATAAATATATAGTACGGCGGTCGCCGTCGTGAAATATAATATCATACTATGCTAGAAAAAGTCAATACTTTTTTTTAAAATATTTTTTTGCGTTTTTTAACACATTATAAGTAAATTATTATATATTATATATAGCTATAATATTATATATTCAACTTTAACTTTTACCGCTTTGTCAAGTACGGCTGTTTTTTGGTATTTACCGTAAACTACAATTTATATTTATATCAAGTCGCTCCATCTCCCATGCCCAACTTCCATTCCAAACTCATCCAACTCAAAGCCCTGAAACCGTTGGTATTACTTACTTTTTCAATGTTTAATTCTATTTTTAACTACCACATAAACCCGTAGATTTATTGCTAAATTTTAAATTAGTTCTCATTGAAAATTCCTGCAAATTTACCTCAAAATCCATAAAATAAATATCTATTTTTAATATAGTAATATTACATTATATTGTTAACAATTTGTTTACAGAAACCATATTTACAAAAGATTTAATAAGTAGTATAATGTGTATAATGAATACAGAAAATAAAACCGTTTGAAAGGAATTTAACTAATATGTCAGATAATAATGTAATTAATATTAACACACTTAAATCCAATAGAAGAGCTGTAGAGGGTCTCATATCTCCTGCTTCAGAAAAAGTAAAAGAAGAAGTAGTTGTAAGTCATGCTGCTGAACCTATCAAAGATCCTGATGATATATTAAGAATCTCTGAGTATTTGATCCATAACAGTAGATATAGAGATAATATGCTCTTTATCTTAGGTATTAACTTTGGATTAAGAATAAGTGATTTACGTTTATTAAGATTCTCTAATCTTATAAATGATAACTTTACGTTTAAAGATAATTTTCCTGTATTTGAGATAAAGACCAGAAATACAAGAAAAAAGAAAAAAAACAGATATATTACAATTAACAATTCTGTTATGGATGCAATTACTCTGTATTTACAGAATACTCCAAATGTTAAACTGAATGATTATCTGTTCCGTAGCCAATCCAATAATGGAAGTAGTAAGAATGAACCTATTACGCTTCAGGCTGTAGATCAAATGCTTAAAGGTATAGCTAAAGATTTAAAGCTTAATATAAAGATGAGTACGCATACACTTCGTAAAACTTTCTGTTATCATCAAATGTTAATGTCTAATAATGATACGAGAAAGTTATATCTACTTCAGCAAATGTTAAATCATTCATCTTTAGCTCAAACTTTGGATTATATAGGTATTACTTCAGAAGAAATAGCTGAAGCTTATCTTAATCTTAATCTTGGATTAAGAAAAGACAATAGCTTAGTTGATAGTAAAATTATTGAATTGTCTGATTATGCTTCTTAATACAGTTTCTCATTTGGATAATAAAATGTTTTCCGTAGGAAAATGCTCAACCTGTAATGTTGTGTATATCTAACTCCAACCCTCTTCCTTAAAAGGGGTTCATCTGAAACCCGTTGTGGCGCAGGGGATTTCGGGATATGTTTGAACCTATCTGAATATTTTTCTTCAGCGAATTCTCAAAATTCAGCATTTTAAATCTTATTTAGAACAATATTAACGTTTTATTATCCAATAAAGAATATTTACTGTTTTAATTATAAATAGTCTCAATATAAAAGGGGGTGAACTATTGGTAAAGAAGATTACTTGTGAGAACTGCGCATACTATTCATTATGCGGTTGCGATGAGATCTGCGACGGCTTTGAAGGTATTATAGATGAATATGATGATATATACACAGATATGGTAATTGAGGATAACCGAAATAAATATTATAACGACTTCTTTAATTACATAGAAAACTTCGATGACTGATATCGAAACTCAAATACAACACATTGATAAGGGGGTATATAACTGTCTAAACAGTTAGTATGTCAGAAATACATATTTAAAATCAACAGCAGCAGATTAAGGAAATCAAAATGGAATCTCACTCTGCCGTTACCTGAAGCAAGGCGTAATGACGAGATCATAGCTCTCGCCGACAGCCAGATACTCAGATGGATAGACGAGATAAACAATATAGAAGATGCGGACGTTAGAGCTAAACAATTAAAACAAGAAATCAAGTATATTAAAAAGCTGCCAAACTCCGCAGAGAATCGTAAGCGAATAAAGAGGCTATATGAGGATTTGGATAATATTCAATTCAAGCCTGATTATATGTGTCTTATTATTGACAAAGAAAAAGATTATTACCGAGCCTGTAAAGGCTTTTCAATAAACGGAATTAAATATAAGCGACTGCTTGGAACTGTAAACGGCGTTAAGAATAGTACAATAGTCTTTGTCAGTGAATCAATAAAAGACGAGCTTGTCCGAAGAATAGAAAATGGTCGCAATCCCGACGTGCCGCTTGTCACAGCAAAATTGGAAGCTTACAAGGCTCTGACCTGCAGTGCATCAACTCCGGTATCGTTTCCTTCCGGGGTTTTAGTGGTTAAAGATTACGAGACTGAATTTAATTCAGATATAATTTATCTTTCAGATGAAAACTCCGAGGAGCCTGTTATGGAATTTAGGAAAGATGAACATATAACGATTGATGCCTGTGACGGTTTCGGTTTAATATCTCCAAGTCTTGCAGAAAGATGGAGCAAAGAACTTGGATTAGATTATACCGTAAGCGGCTGCAACACGAGGTTTGCATTTGAAAAAGGTATGGTGTTTACTTTTGACTTCGTTGATTTCGCCGAAAAGAAAGCCGAAACATATATAGTAAAAGATGCTTGGGGAAACGATGTAGATATCCGTGATGTCGAACTTATACTGACAACTTCAATGGTTAAGTTATGGGATAGCTATTGTAGCTGCGAGGATTATATAAATATATCCAAAGCAAATCATTATACATTTGGAGTGGCAAAAACCTGTCCTAAAGAATTAGAAAATGAGAGAAGTCTCAATTATCAGTTTATTCAATCTTATGATTTACAGGATAGTGATATCGAGGATTTAATCTCTCCGACTATTCGGGAATTTAAAGATGTTTTAAGTGGCGACTGGCGTAAGGCTGTATTATTCTTAAAGGGTTCATCTTTAAATAAGCAGAATGTAAAGAAGTTAAGCAATGACTATATTAAGGCAATAATGATTGAACCTGCATTATTAGACGATCCTTTTATTCAAGATAATATATATCAGCTAATAAAAAATAAGATTAACGAAGCGAAGGTGGGGGTAATTAAAGTTCACGGAAATTATTCCATCGTTTCTGGGGATCCTTATGCTTTATGTCAGAATATATTTGGATTAAAGGTGACAGGGTTATTAAAAGCCGGAGAGATATATAACCAATATTGGGCTGACGCAGGGGCTGACAAGCTCGCCTGCTTTCGTGCACCGATGACTTGCCATAACAATATAAGGTTCGTTCAATCTGTTTTAAACGATAATACAAAATACTGGTATCAATATATGAATACCTGCACGATTTTCAATGTATGGGATACTGCCACCGCAGCACTCAACGGCTGCGATTATGACGGTGATCTGGTTATGTTAACCGATAATGCAGTATTAGTAAATAAACTAACTCCCCTGCCAGCTCTTATGTGTGCGCAGCGCAGAGCGGAGAAAAGAATATCAACCGAAGATGATTTTATAAAATCCAATATTGAAAGCTTTGGTAATGATATAGGACAGACTACAAATTGGATAACAAGTATGTACGAAGTCAGAGCAAAGTTTTCACAGGACAGCGAAGAATATAAGATTTTAACATATAGGATACAATGCGGGCAGTTGTATCAACAAAATGCCATAGATAAAGCTAAAGGAATTGTTTGTAATCCTATGCCAAAAGAATGGCATGATAGGCATTCAGTAAATTGTATTCATGACGAATCAAAGAAAAAGTTATATCGCTCAATAGTAGCTGACAAGAAACCATATTTTATGAGGTATATCTACCCTGCCTTAATGAAACAATATAATTCATTTATAAGAGACACATATAGAAAATCACTTAGTGAGTTTAAGAAAACTGTTTCAGAGATGATGATTATGCCGTATGATCAATTATCCGAAAGGCAAAAAGATTTTCTTAGATATTATTCTTATAAGATGCCTGTCGGAATTGAAGATTGTGTAATGAATAAGATATGTAAGAGATTTGAAAATGAATTTGACGGGTACGTTGTTAAAAATAAAGAAATAACAGATTTTGATTATACGATATTAAAAACAGAGGCTGCATATAATCAATATCAGTTTAGAGCAATTAAAACACTTTATGAAAAATATAACAACCAATTAAAAAGTTATACTGTTCTCTCAAAATACGAAAAGACAGACAAAGCAACTAATTCTACCAACATACATCTCATCGACGAAGAATTTAAAAAAGAATGTAGCAAGATATGTCCAAATGAAGAAGTATTATGTAATATCTTATTGGATTTGTGTTATACAAAAGTCGGAACAAAGAGATTTGTTTGGAATATCTGTGGTGAAACAATTATAAATAATTTATTAGTTAAAAATAACAATCGTATATTTTTCCCTGCTTTAGATACAAACGGTGATATCTATTATGGCGGAAATAAATATTCAATTCAAGAAGGTGAGGTTGATATATGTCAATAGTATTAGACGAATATACATGGGCACAGGATGCGATCAGTAAAAAAGAATTAGGAAAGAAACCGATTGAGACTCTTAGCAGAGTAGCGAAATATTATACATATAAAGGATATAATAAAAACGAAGTAGGAAGACAATTAGAGAATTTTATTTTACAGTGTGATCCAGAAACATCTATTTTAAAATGGGCAGACAAGATTGATGCTATAGTAAAATATAATACAAAAAAAGAACTTATTTTAATTGACTATATATCTATTACTGAATCGGAATTAGATGTAATTATTAGTCTTAAAAGTAAAATGGAACAAAGACTTGCATTTGTGTTATTATGCTTAGCTAAATATAATATGATAATAAATCCCGAAAGTGATTATTGGGTTAACTATAAGATAAGTGATATAATGGCTATGGCAAATATAAATACATCTGTCAAGCATCAATGCGAGTTATATTATAACCTTAGAGAACAAGGATTGATAAAGTATTCTAAGAAGGTAGATAGTCTTGCAGTGCACATCTTATTTACAGATGATGATAGTATCGAAGTATTAAAGATTTCTGACTTCCGTAATTTAGGATATCAATATTTACAATATCGAGGCTTTCCGGGAATTATTAACTGCGAAGTATGCGGTATTACAATGAAAACAAATCCTCTAAAAAAAGGCAGAAAGATAAAATATTGTCCAGAATGTGCATTAAAGATGAAAATCAAGAAGACAAAAGAAAACTATTTTAAGCACATTTCTTGATTTATAAATACATAATACATATTAAAATATCATCAAGTTTCGCATCTTTGAAATAATTACCCCCCAAATCCGTTGTGCGACAACGGATTTGGGGATTTTTATGTGGTGCAATATATGGAAGGGGATTTAACGTTTTATCTCTTTCTAAAATAAATAAAGAAAAGGATGATTTTTAATTAATGATTGCTATCAATAAAAACGAAGCATCACTATTAAGGGAATACTTCCCACATGTACATGTAACCAGAACAATGAAACAAAAGTCTGGAAGACATCACTATTATTGTGAAGAAAACAAACGAGCAATGGCGTTTTTGCAGAATGTAAAAAGCGGACACTCCCCTGCTGTTGCCATGACAATGATTTCAAAAAAGAATGTCCAAAGAAAAAATGTATTAAGTAAGATTGATAGGGAGGGATAAATATAGATAATAATCCTCTATCAAAAAGACCAGAAGAAACAGAGTTTGAATATCATAAAAGATTAGTTAACGGAAAACTTGTTGATAAAACATTGTCAGATTACGACTATACAGAACTATCTCCTTATGTATACGGTAAAAAATATTCATGCGATGTAGCAAGAAGAATGATGTACGGTAGCAGACAAACATTAGAATTAATAGATTCAGAAAGACTTTCTGATTCACATAGCGGAACATTAGCCGAAGATATTGATGCCAAACTATTTGAACTCCGTAAAGAACGTCAAAAGTTTTTCGATCAACGAAGGGAATATAACAAATTAGCAATTCTTGAGGGTCGACAAGAACATCTATATGAATCATTAAAAGAGTCAGCTCAAAATTTAAACGATACCGTTGGTGAATTATTTAACGGAAATGAACTTCCACTTTATTCGTGTACCGATAGTGAAGCAGTTCTATTTTTTGCCGACTGGCATTATGGATTAAAAACTGAGAATGTATTTAATAAGTACAATAAAGAGATTTGCAAAGAAAGAGTTATTAATGTCGTTAGTTCTGTTGCGGATAAATTATTACTACATCGATGCAGTAGATTACATATCGTTGTTCTTGGGGATCTTTACCACGGCGCACTGCACACAAGCGCTAGGGTAGCATCCGAAGAACTTGTTTGCGATCAAATAATGCAAGTTTCTGAAATTCTTTCCCAAGCAATCGGAGTTCTTAGTAAGTACGCAGAAGAAGTTGTTGTTTATATGACGTATGGTAATCACGGACGGACAGTTCAAAATAAAAAAGATAGTATACATAGAGATAATATAGAACGATTAATTCCTTGGTGGTTGACCGAAAGAATTTCAAATATGGGTCTTAATAATGTTAAAGTAGCAGAAGAGGAACAAACGGAGTTCTTATTCGTGAATGCCGCAGGTCATAACATCTGTGCAAGCCACGGCGATTTAGACTCAGTTAAAACATCGCCGAGATTGCTCTCAACGCTATTTCAAAAGAAACTTAAAAAAGATATTGAGTACATTGTTTTAGCAGATAAACACCACAGAGAAAGTTTCGAAGAACTTGGAGTAGTTTCGTTAATTTGTGGCGCATTGTGCGGCAGCGATGATTATGCAAACGATAAAAGATTGTATGCTACTCCCTCTCAATTACTATTGATAGTGAATAAAGAAGACGGTGTAGATGCTGAATATAGAATAAAATGCAATTAAAATATAATACGATTAACATCCATAAACTAAACCTGAGAGAGTCGGAAGTATCTGACTCTCTTTTAAATTATTTATAGGAGGGATTTGCGATGGGACGAAAAACGCAAATGAATAATATTACTAATCCTGAGTTGCTTTCGCAGGTCAATCCTGAGAATATTCAACTTTTAAACGATTTTGTTGATTATCTTCGTTCTATTCAAAGAAGCGAAGAAACCATAAAAGGATATATAAATGATATACAAATTGCTTGGGTTTGGAATCTATTACAGAATGATAACAGATTCTATTGTGATTGGACTAAAAGACAAATTATTAAATATCAGAACTGGTTAATCAATGACAATCAAAATAGTCCTGCAAGAATAAAGCGGCTCAAGTCTGCTCTGTCAAGTTTAGGAAATTTTATCGAATCTGTATTGGACGATGAGTTTCCAAATTTTCGCAATATAATAAATAAAATTGAAAGTCCTGTTAATCAACCGGTAAGAAATAAAACCGTTTTATCAGACGAACAGATAGTGTCGCTTTTAAACTATCTTACCGAAAAAGGAAAATATGATAAAGCCTGCGTTCTTGCTTTAGCTTTATATTCAGGAAGGCGTAAGTCTGAACTTTTAAGATTTAAAGTCGACGACTTCACAGATGAACATCTGGTTTGCAACGGTGCATTATATAAATCTAATCCAATAAAGACAAAAGGACGTGGCGTTAACGGAAAACAGTTAGAATGTTTCTGCTTAGCCAAAAAGTTTAAACCATATTTAGATTTATGGTTAGCTTATAGGGAAAAAGAAGGTATAAGGAGTGACTGGTTGTTCCCTAAAAAATCAAATTCAAATGAAACATTATGTGTATCAACTTTAAATAGTTGGGCAAAAACATTCAGTGAAATCTTAGGAATTGATTTTTACTGGCACGCAGTTAGGCATTTAACTGTTACAAATTTTAAAAGAGCAGGAATACCAGATACGGTAATACAAAAATATATCGGATGGGAAGACATATCCATGGTGCCAGTCTATGTTGATTTAAAAGCAGACGAACAGCTTGGTATGTATTTTAATGAAGATGGCATAATTACTCCATCAACCACATCTTTATCCGATTTGTAATAGGAGGAAAAATGTATAAGAAGGATTTAGTTGCTGCGATCACGCAAAAATTGCGTGATGAAAATAAACGAAAGTCAGTACATCTGAAGAAAACTATTTTTCACATTACTGACGAGGATGGCAATGAAGCCGATTTCGCTGTCAGGCAGCAAGACAAACAAGTAATATATACCAACGAAGACGTTGCCAACATGCTTGATGCTCTAATGGATGTAGTTGTAGAAGCTATTAAGGATGGAGAGACTATCGAACTAAGAGGATTTGGCACATTGGGTTTATTCCGTCGCGCTGCAAGAAAAATGAGAAACGTCCATACAGGCGATTTTTTTGATTTACCTTCCCAAGATTCTATTAAATTTCAACCGGGATATGCCTTGCGTATGGCGGTTAAATTACACAATCTGCTTGAAGGCGAAAAATCACTCGACGAGCCATTAATTCTTTTTGAAGATGGTGATATAGATGGCGATTGACGTTGATACAACAAGTGTGTCTTGCAGAAAATGCGGTCGCAGATACGGTCGTATGAAAGGATATTTTGCGGTTTCGTATGGTGACTTATATAAAGGAGTTGGATACCTCCCCTATTGTAAAGACTGCGTTGATAAGATGTACAACAATTATTACAACATTATTCAAAATAAAAAAATGGCTGTAAGACAGATGTGTAGAAAGTTAGACATCTACTGGAATCAACAAATTTTTGATATGGCTGAAGCCAAAAGCACAACCAAAACTATAATGACAAGTTACTTAGCTAAAGTAACCGCAACTCGCTATGCAGGTAAATCGTATGATGATACCTTAAAAGAAGAAGGTAAACTTTGGGAAAGTGTTGGCATTGAAGATAATGGAACGAACAGCCAAATAAACAGTAACGGAACAATAGAAGAAATCACTCTTCAAAATATTCCTGAAGATGTAAAAGCCTTTTGGGGTACGGGATATACAGCAGATATGTATATGGCTTTAGAACAAAGAAAGAACTATTGGATGTCAGAATTCCCAGAAGGATACAAATTTGATATAGGCACTAAGATTTTAATTAAACAAATTTGCGCATTGGAACTTGATATAAATAGAGATAGAGCTGCCGGTAAATCGGCAGATAAAAATATAAATACACTTAACACGTTATTAGGCAGTCTTAATATAAAACCAGTCCAACAAAAAGCAGACGAGGCATCCAGCGGATTAGATTCCACACCTCTTGGCGTGTGGTTATATAGATATGAAAATGAGAAGCCGCTACCTGAAATTGATGATGACCTAAAAGATGTCAATGGATTAAAGAAATATATTTTCACTTGGTTTGGTCACGTTTGCAAGATGTTAGGAGTGAAGAACACTTACACTAAATTATATGAAGAAGAAATAGCTCGCCTAAGAGTAGAGAAACCCGAATATGACGACGACGATGATGAAACATTACTAATAAATTCATATTCATAATGTGTGATTTAAAATGACGAGGTACGAGCGCGTATTAAACGGCGCGGCATATTGGGGCGCTTTTTACAGATATAATCCAGATAAATTTGTAGAAGACTATCTTCATATAAAGCTAAAAAAATTTCAAAAGATATTACTTGTAATGATGTTTTGGAGCACAACATTTGTGCTCATTGCTTGTCGTGGATTGGGTAAATCATTTTTGAGTGCTATATATTGTGTAACAAGGTGTATATTATTTCCGGGCACGCAGGTATGTATTGCTTCGGGCACACGAGGACAAGCAATAAATGTGCTAGAGAAAATTAAATATCAGCTAATGCCAAAGTCAGCAGAACTCAGAGCCGAGATAGACGATAAAGAGACTAAGATTAACGGTACAGACGCTAAAATTGTTTTTCATAATACCAGCGTTATAAAGGTAGTTACCGCTTCTGACTCAAGCCGTGGTAACAGATGTAATGTTCTAATCTTGGATGAGTTCAGACTAATTAACAGAGACACAATTAATACTATTCTTCGTAAGTTTTTGACACTAAAAAGAATGCCCGATTATAGATCGCTTACGGAAGAAGAGAAGAAAAAAGAATATGCAAAAGAGAAGAACTTGATGATGTTTTTAAGTTCTGCATTTTATAAAGACCATTGGTCTTATTTAAAATGTGTTGACACATTTAAAGCTATGTTAGACGACACAAGACGCCAATTCATTTGCGGATTTCCATATCAACTATCTATCGAAGAAGGATTGCTTGACCCAGAATCTGTTGCTGATGAAATGTCAGAGTCAGACTTCAGCGAGATTAAGTGGATGATGGAAATGGATGCAATGTGGTATGGATCAGGAGAAGACGCATTCTTTGATTTTGCTACATTGTCAAAGACGCGCAGGATACGGTATCCAATGTATCCTAACGACATAGCTTATAAAATAAACAATAACGCTTCTATAAAAATAATTCCAAAGCAAGATAAGGAGTTGCGGATTTTATCTGCTGATATTGCTTTAATGCCGAGTAAGCGTAATAAAAACGATGCTGCGGCAATTTTTATAAATCAAATGCTCCCGACCAAAGCTAACAGATATATAAATAACATTATTTATACTGATGTTAACGAAGGATTCAGGACGGAAGAAGAAGCATTAATCATTAGAAAATTGTTTGACGAGTATGAATGTGATTATATTGTGCTCGACACTAACGGTCTTGGATTAGGTGTATACGATAGTTTATCTAATGATATAACCGATCCTGAAACTGGTCAAATATATCCAGCTTTATCATGTTGTAACGATAAGATAATGGCAGAGAGATGTACGGTGGTCGGAGCACAAAAGGCAATTTGGTCTATTAAAGCCAGCGCAAAGTTTAATTCAGACGCTGCCGTGTTGTTAAGAGACGGTTTTAAAAACGGAAGGATAAGACTATTAGTAACAGAGTATAACGCTGATGAAGCACTTTCAGAATTAAAAGGTTATAAATCGTTAAGTCCGGCGGATAAGACTAAGTTACAATTACCTTACATATATACAACATTATTGATTGACGAGTTAACAAAACTTAATCATGACGAATCAAGCGGACAGATCAGAATAACCGAACGCTCTGGTATGAGAAAAGATAGATACTCCAGCTTATCATACAATTATTATGTTGCTCTACAAATCGAAAACAAAGAAAATAAAAAGCAATCACTTGAAATTCAATCTGATGAGTCGTTTATAGTAAAGGCTCCAAAATATAAAGGAAGGGCGGTGAATAGTTTATTTGGAAGATAACGATAAAAAGCAATTAGATATTGATTTTCAAAACGTCGATGATTATGTTAGGTTATCATACGATATTAACAAGTTTAACAAACTTGTTCTTAACGACTTAGAAAGCCGTACACCTAACAATCAAGCGTTTTCACTTTTCACTAAAGATGACATCAATAAATATTTAACAGATCCTGCTGGTTGTGAGGAACAACTTCGTAAAGCGGTAAATTATATGTATGGAGCCAGTCCTCACTTTCGAAGACTGATTCAGTATTTTGTTACATTGTCAGATTTGTCTTATGTTGTATCCCCTCATAAAATAAACCCACAAAAAGCAAATATAAGAACAACATCGTTAAACTACAGAAAAGTGCTCAAAACTTTGGCTGCAATGAAAATAAAAACACAATGTCCAGAAATGCTAACGATATGTTTAAGGGAAGATATATATTATTGTACAATGTGGGTTAACAGTGAAGATATTATTTTTCAAACTTTACCACCTGACTATTGCAAAATATCATCGATTGAAGCTAACGTGTTTAATGTAGCTTTCGACTTTTCTTATTTTAATTCAAGAAAAGGTCTTCTTAATTTTTTCCCAGAGGAATTCAAACTTAAGTATGATATCTATACTAAGAACCGAATAGACAACTGGATTGAGTTAGACTCGCCAACTTCATTTGCAATAAAATGTAACAAAGACACTCCCCTATATGCGTTACCTCCATTTGCTGGAATTCTTAGAGAAGTATATGATATTGAAGATTATAAACAGTTAAAGAAAACAAAGACAAGTTTAGAGAATTACGCAATGTTAAATATGAAACTACCTATGAACAAAGATGGTGAGTATTTACTTAATTATAAGAAAGCAAAGTCATTCTGGCAAAATTTAGATGCGGTTCTTCCAGAAGAAGTCGGTTCTGTTCTTAGTCCGATGGATATCGAAATGATCAGATTTGAGAAGTCAAATACCGGGGAAGTTAACACAGTTGCAGAAGCAGAACAAAACCTATTTTCTGCCGCCGGAGTTTCATCTTTATTGTTTAATAATTCCAAAGCGTCTGCAAACGCATTACTCCTATCTATTAAATCAGATCAGGGAATTACATATGGAATAGTTAAAAGCATTGAAGATGCAATAAATAGATACATACAATCCCAGTCTTACGGCAAATATTTCAAAGTTACATTTCTTGATGTATCTCCTTACAATAGGAAAGAAGCCGGGGACGCATATCTAAAGGCTGCTTCATATGGCATGCCAACAATCTCAATGTATGCTGCTTCTCAAGGTTTAGATCAGGCTGAACTTGATTCTATGAGTTTCCTTGAAGGAGATATATTAAAGTTAGTAGATATGTTTAAACCGTTACGAAATTCTGCACAATTAAGCTCCGAGGATTTAGAAGAAGATAGCCAAGGAAGACCACAGGCAGAGGACGAAGACTTAACTGATTCAGGTGAGCAAAGCAGAGAAGATTCTGATGACTGGGGATAAATTAAAACAAGAATGAGAGGAAATGAACATGGATAATAAATTTATTTATGTGTTCACAGACGATGCAAGAGATAAATTGTTAAGTATGGGGTTCAAATTATTAAAACAATCCCCCGGAAAAACATACATATTTGATTCAACTAATGTCGATTTTAGTATCCACGATATAAACGATATTAGTTTTATTACATCAGATACTCTTACATTTTAAAAATATAACCTTCTTGTTGTAATAACAAGAAGGCGTTTATTTTTTTTGGAGGTTGAGATGAGTTTAGTAAATAAAACTAATATACAAAATATTCAATTCAATACATCTATCACTAATTTTTGTGAGGTTAATTCATCTTTCGACTCAGCAATATTGAGAATCTGTTATATAGGAGAAAACCGTAACGGTTCCTACATATCAAAAGAAGCAATAGAAAAAGCAATAAGTTCGATATACAACTGTCCAATTGTTTGTAGTTATAACAGGGAAACAGATTCGTTTGGCGGTCACGATGTTGAAATAGTTGCAACGCAAGACGGAGATTTAAAGTTAATTAACGCTACACAACCGATAGGATGTATTCCTGAGAGTGCCAATGTATGGTTCGATACTTATGAAGAGGAAGACGGTTCTGTACACGAATATCTTTTCGCAAAGGTGTTGCTTTGGAAAAGACAAGAAGCATATCAAAAATTACGCAAAGACGGCGTAGCGAAGCACTCAATGGAAATTAAAGTTTTACAGAATCATGATGAAGATGGTCTGTATTGCATAGATGATTTTGAGTTTACAGCATTTGCAATTATTGGAGTAGAGCCGTGTTTCGAAGGCTCTGCTATCGAAATGTTTTCTAAGAATGAATTCAAGCAAATGCTTGATGAGATGATGAGAGACATCTCGTCAAATTACAACACTATCAACACTTTCTTTAAAGTTGATAATAAAGAATCACGAGATTTAACGAAAGGAGGAAGTAACATGGACGATAAGTTAATGCTGCTTGCAGAGTATGGATACAGTGTCGATGATTTATCTTTTTCTATTGAAGAAGCCTCGCTGGATGAATTAAAAGAAAAATTAGTAGAAATGTCTAAGGAAGACAGCGAACCTGATAGTTCTTCAAACAAATTTGAACTTACAACAAATTTAATAGACTTGCTTGCGAGAGCACTTTCTGATGCAGTTTATTCAACATCGTGGGGTGCTGAAAAAGGTAGATATATTTATGTTGATTCAGATGTAGAAAAATGCTTAGTTTATGTTTGGGATATAACCGACTGGCTTTTATACGGATTTAGTTTTACTGCAAATGGCGATGCTGTTGATATTGATTTTGAAAACGGTAGACGTATGAAATATGCAATCGTCGAGTTTGATGAGGGTGATCAAAGTTCTCCTTTCGCTCAGACTTACAATGAGATGCAAAAAGAAATTGAAGACTGTAAAGAGTATGTCAAAAAATATGAAGATGCAGCGTCTCAGATTGAACAGTTAGAATCTAAAATATCCGAACTTGAAGAATTTAAGTCCAACACAGAGAATACAGAGATTAGAAACAAAAAGAAAAATATATTGTCTCAGTTTTCTGACCTTAGTTCTCTTGAGGCGTTTGAAGTAATTCAAGAAAATATTGATGATTACGATGAAGAGACATTAACAGAGAAATTATATGCCTTACGTGGCAGACAGCATACAATTAAATTTAACTTAGATAAGTTAAATCCCAAGATATACTTAAACGGAGATAATCAGAGTTTCAAACACGATGATGATCCCTACGGCGGAATTGTCGAGTTCTATAAAGATAAATAATTAGGAGGAATTAATAATGAGTTATGCAGTAGTTCGTACTGACAAAATGACAGGCACAGATGTAAGATCTGAACTTACTTCTGTACGTTATGTTGCAAATGATGAATTCGCAGCAATTGAAAACGGTAATGTAGTTAAACTTGATGGATTAGAGACTGATTCAAAATCAGTAATTACCTCAAGAGAAGTTTATAAAGGTATTGCTCCCACAGCAGACGCACCGATTAAAGATGTTGTCCTTATTGCTTCTCCTGAAGTAATGTATGATGAGCGCAAGAGAGAGTTAGATCAGTTTATTAACGAGGCTGGTACTATTTCCAGAGGCTACCATCTTCATACCAATGATGTATTCTCTGTAACAATCGAAGCGCTTGATAGTGAAAATACGCCCGCAGTTGGCAACCTTGTAGAGCTTCAGGCTGGAACAAAACTTAAGGTTGTTTCAGAGGCAACAGAAGGTTCTACACAGATTGGTAGTATCATCGACATTAATGTTGTTGGTAGATATACATACTACGCAATCAAAGTAAACTAATTTTGAGGAAAGGTGGTATTAATATATGGAAATGGTAGATATCGTAAAATTAGCCGTTGATGGTTATCACGGTAGAGTTGAAAAATATTCTGTAACAGATTCACAGGAAACCTTACGTAAAGCTCTCATCGATCTTAACGGTGGCAGCACCAAACTTGATTACAAAGCTATTCGTGACGGCAAATGCAAAGGTTTGTTTACTCTTATTGAAACGATTCTGAGTAAGACAGTAATGGAAGGTCTGTCTGAAGATGATTTCTTTATGGCACTTGTTGAGTTTAGAAATCTTGCTGAAGGCGATCAGAACTTATTTATAGTTGAAGATGATAACTTATTTGTTATTGACGATACAGCAAATGGTACACAGGGTGTACGTCGTCAGAGACTTGGCGGTTCTTCCGAGTTATCAATTCCTACAACTATGAAGACGGTTCGTATTTATGAAGAGCTTAACCGCGTTCTTTCAGGTAGGGTTGACTTTAACCATCTTATTGATAAGGTAGCAGAATCATTCAGACAGAAGATTCTTAATGACATTTATACTCTTTGGGATAACGTTACAGCTAACGATCTAAATGGTGTTGAGTATTATGTAGCTGGTGGCTCTTATAATACAACTGCACTTCTGGATCTTATCGAGCACGTAGAAGCAGCATCTGGTGGTAAGAGTGCTACTATCGTAGGTACAAAAGCGGCTTGTCGTATGCTTGCTCCTGATATCCAGTCAGAAACAACAAAGAACGAATTAAATGCTATTGGTTATTACGGTTCGTTCTATGGTACTCCTGTTCTTGCAACAAAACAGCGCTACGTTCCGGGAACAAAAACATTTGCGTTTAAAGATAACGTACTTACCATTGTAACTGGAGATATCAAACCGATTAAGTTTGTTTATGAAGGTGACCCGCTTATCATCATGGGCAATCCGCTTGCTAATGCAGACTTAACTCAGGAGTATTTCTATGGTGAGAAATACGGTCTGGGTCTTATTCTTGCCGGTGGCAACTCAGGTATTGGTAGATACGAGACAGTTTAATTATATTTAATTATGGTGGACGGCTATGCGAATAACCGTCCACTTTGAATAAGAGGAGAAGAAATGAAAACTGAAAAAGAAAACATAGTAGAAAAAGAAAAGCCTATTGTTCCAAAAGATATTGATATATATCAGATGATTACAGTTAGAAACGGGTTCCAAGGGAAACTTATATATACAAGTTCGAGAACAGGAGAAACTTTCGTCTGGGATAGTTTTGGAAGCGAACAAGAAATCGAGCTGAGAGAGTTAAGAAACGCTAAGAATTCAGCTAAAGGTTTTTTTATCAATAATTGGTTTATGTTTAACGACGAAGATAAATGGGTAATTGATTATCTGGGTATGAGTATGTATTACAAAAATGCTATTAAGCTTGATGAGTTTGATAGTATATTCAAACAGAAACCCTCTGAAATAAAGAAGACCGTTTCTAAACTTTCCGAAGGGCAGAAGCGCTCATTGCTTTATCGAGCTAAGCAACTTATTGCCGCAAAAGAAATCGACTCGTTAAATGCTATTGGTGCGTTAGAACAGGCTTTAGGCGTTGAACTTATTGAACATTAAAGGAGGTATCTATGAGCATCTCGTATGATGTATTTACAAACTCCTTTTTAAGTAAAATCACAGAATACGATTTTCTCGAATTAACAAAGGAAGAACGAGAAAACGTAGTTGATAATTATATGTACAAATCTATTAACGCATTCAAAGAAGTATGTCAGTATGATTTAATGAGTCACCGAAATATTAGTGAACGGCAGTTTGATATTGATATACCAGAATCAGATATCGAAGAAATCGCAGATATTGTTTCCGAAGGTATGGTAGCACAGTGGATAAAGCCTTATGTATATAATCAAGAACAATTACAAAATGTTTTAAATACAAGAGACTTTACGACCTACTCCCCTGCTGAATTGTTGATGCGTGTTAATGGAACTTATAAAGACGTTCAAAAGAATTTTATCAATATGATTAGGGAGTATTCATATCGACACGGAGATTTATCTGTTCTCCATATATAGTATATGAATTCTAAACTAATTGAGAATTATTTTGAATATTTAATAAACCATTTCTTTAAGATACTCCCGCTTAAAGAAGGAAAAGAAAACACTTTGCCTGTGTATATCGAGAGTTTACAGGCAGAATTATTAGGGTTTGAAAAGTTATTCAAGTCGCTTAATTACAATGGCTCAATCGTAACTCTTATTTCTATTCTGCAATATCTAATTGACAGACCGGATTGCCCTACCCATGTTGTAAAAAGAGAAGTCTTTAAGGCAATTTCTATTTGCGAACATCTATTAAAATCATACCGAGGTGATGATTAATAATGGATACATGGGATTTATATCAAGCAAGAAGAAGAGCATCCGGTGAAACAAGAAGAGAAGCAGCAAAACAAAGAGAGATAAGAATGTTGAGCAATAAACGAGTCGATAACCTATCGTATTTTAATGTAGATATAGATGATGTGCCTCGTCTTGTTTCGATAATAAATCGTGACAACTTAAATGAAAAGACGATTTGTTCTATGCCTAACGAATTTTTAGATTGCGGAGCAACTGTATTTTGGATGAATAATCACTGGCTAATTACTGAATTAGATGCTAACAATGAAATATATTCCAAGGCAACTATGGTTCAATGTAATCATTTACTCAAGTGGATAGACGATAACAATGAATTTCAGGAACAGTGGTGCATCGTTAGTGACGGTACGAAATTAAAACACACATTAAAGTGTGTAATAGTTTGGTTCGTTGGAAACGGCGAACAAAAAGAATTCCTTTAATTGCTGGAAACCCCTTAGAGCCTTACAAACTACAACATAGATTTGAAACAAAGTCAGGTGTGAATGTTTAAAAATTGTAAGGATTGGGCAATCAGCAGCGAAGCCTCGAACAGAGGAACGTTCAACGACTATCCCGGACGTGGGAGTAGGGGCAAGCGCTCCGAAACAAGGAACCCTAACCCGCTAAAGCGGTATGGTGAAGATATAGTCTGCGCTTTATAGAAATATGAAGATGCGCGTAATGGCGCTGAATAGGTTTTGCGAACCTAAATTGTGCAAACAAAAGTATAGTTACAGGAGGTGTTAATATAGAAAAAGTATGGACGGTTTATATGCACGAGAATAAACACAATCTTAAAAAATATGTTGGCATTACTTCTAAAGAAAATCCGAATCATAGATGGAACAACGGGCGCGGATATAAAGAAAATCCTCATTTTTATTCTGCAATTTGTAAATATGGATGGGACGAGTTTAATCATCTTATAATTTCCTCTGGTTTAGATGAAAATACAGCAAAAAAGATAGAGTGCGGTTTAATTCAACTATGGAACACACAAGACAGAAGATTCGGATATAACGCGACGGCTGGCGGCGACGGAACTCCAAATTTCCACCCGTCTGAAGAAACAAGAGCAAAGCTTTCAAGAGCCAGAAAGAAAGAAAATTTGTCAGTCGAAACTTTACAAAGAAGATCAGAGAGTCTTAGAGGAAGAAAATTTTCCGACGAACACAAAAAGAAAATCGGAGACAGCAATAGCAAAGCAATAAAAATGTACGACAAAGATGGGAATTATATCTCATATTTTCGAGGCGCAAGAGATGCAGAAATACAACTCGGTATTTCTCATTCACATATCTCTCAATGCTGTCACGGTAGGCGTAACAGTGCCGGAGGATATATTTGGAGGTTTGCACAATAATTTGAACGTTACGGATTTAACAGGCGAATACGAAGATAGAAACTATGTAGTAACAAGAGGCGACTCTCGTTTATCGTTAATTTTGCCAAGAAATGAAAAAACAATAAAACTGGATAGAAACAATAGATTTCTTATTGATGATGAAGCAAAAGAAATTAAAACCGCTTACGCACTTACAAAGCCTCTTATGGTTAGTTCAGTATACGGTAATAAAGGTGTATTTGCATTTGTTCTACAAGAAGTAGTTTCTACGGACGACGATAATCATTTATTAGGAATTGCAGATTATTATAAACATTTTCCAAAAGAAGACGTGAATCCAAATCCGACTTCAGGAAAGAAGGTGTGGATCTGATGCATTTAGACGAATTCTTTAATTATAAAAATCGATTTATGAAAGATATTTTATCTGATGAAGAGATAGTAAAACTTATAAATGATAATTATTCAACTGAAAACTCGGAAAAACTTGTGTATAAGCAAGTGTTTCCGTATGAATATGTTCCTGAAACTGTAGAAGAAGGAAAGACAATCGTTTGCGTTGATGTCGATATATTAAAAGCGACAAGCAAAACTTTCTACCTTCCAGTGTTGAATGTTTGGATTTTTACTCACAAAAGTTTACTGCGCCTACCCGAAGGTGGCGTGCGTACAGACAAACTTGCTTCCGTTATATGCGAGAAACTAAATGGAAGCAGATTTTATGGTCTTGGTGAATTAGAGTTGTATTCAGTAAAAAGGTTTGCTCCAATGACTGACTTTAATGGCAAATGTCTAACATTCCATGCTCGTGATGTAAGTAAGATATTCGATCCAAATAAACCAATTCCTGTTAACAGAAAGAGAAGTGCTGTTGAAGAATGATACAGAACTTTTTGTATATTGATAATGAAATAAAAATTAACGATAAGATATCAATACATATGCCGAAAGTAAAGGAAATAGTTGAAAATGAAAACTTATATTACAACTTAGTTTCAATTATTGTTGCTATGCCAATCGACATGATGGTTATGCTTGATGACGCTGGTATTGACTTTACAACAATTAATGAATATGAGTTATTTCTATTGATGTTTCCTCAACTAAAAAGTCAAGACACTCACCTTATCTTCGGCGACTTAGATTTAAGTAATTTTCAATTAACTATAAATGAGCAAAATGAAATGCCGGTTTTATACGATCCTGAAAATGATATCTTGATTGACAGAGGAATCTATGAACAAATAACTTTCACCCTAAGAAAAATAAATCACTTAAAAAAAGATAAAAGAAAGCCGGGTAACGAAGCGGCGAAAAAATACATAATTGAAAAAGAGCGTAAAAAATTAAAACGTAAAAAAGAACAAGAGTCTACGCTCGAACCACTCATAGTCTCAATGGTAAACACTGAACAGTATAAATATGATTTTGCAGGGACAAAAGAACTTACCATTTATCAATTTAACGAAAGTGTTAAACAAGTAATCAAAAAGGTAGACTATGATAACAAGATGCATGGTGTCTATTCAGGCACTGTTAATATAAAAGACCTAAGTTCAAATGATTTGAACTGGCTAACACATAAATAATAAAATTGGAGGAAATGTTTTATGAAAATAAACGATCTTATAATCACAAGTCTTGACTCTATCACGGCTTATGATGTCACTGGTACAGACTATCTCTATACTCTTGAAGAGCTTCAGGACGCAACTATCGCTCAGACGGAAGACAAAAATGACGTTACCGGTAAAAATGGTAGAAAAATCACCAGCCTTAAGAGAAACAAAGCTGTTACTGTAAGCGGCAACAATGGTACTCTTTCTGCAGGTCTTCTTGCTTCTCAGACAGGTAGCGAATTAGAAGAGAAGAATGTATATGTTCAGTGGACTGAATATGTAACACTTGCCGAAGCTGATAAAGCTAAAACAACTTATAAAGCAGCCGGTACATCTGGAGATGAAATCGACTGTGTTTACGTCAGAAATTCAGACGGTTCTCTCGGTGATAAATATACACAGGGCGCATCTGCTGCCGCAAAGGTATTTACATACGATCCCTCTACTAAAGAACTTACATTCGCAGAAGGTTCTTTAGCTGCTAAGTCAGAAATCCTTGTAATCTATCATAGATATGTTAAAGCACTTACATTTGATAATGAGAGTGATAAATTCTCTGGCAAGGCTCAGCTTTACATTGATGCAACAGCAGAAGATAAGTGTGCAAATATTTATCATGTTCAGTTCTATATTCCCAAAGCTGACTTTAACGGTGAATTTAGTTTAGAAATCGGTGGAGATCAGTCAGTACATAACTTCGAAGCTGAGGCTCTTGCTGGCGGCTGTGTTAACGGCAGTAAGTTCTACACATTCAGCGTATTCGGCGATAATGCTGACACTGACGTTACTGGTGGTTGAAGGGATGACTCCAATCAAGGAGTTAACCCGCCTGATTCAAGCACTGATATAGATGTACCGTAAGTCTATAGGTAGCGAATATGATTATTACAAAAACATGCCGTAACTGCGGCAAAACATACGAATACTGTAACTCATTTAGGGGAACATCTCTTTTTAGATGGCAAGACGTAGCATGTTCCCCTGAATGTGGATACATATATTTTAAACAAATACTTGAGTCCAGAGGTCAAGACGCATCGGTTCTAAATCTACAAGGAATCAAGCAGGAACCTAAATACGAATATGATCCTATGCTTGATGACGAAGATGAGGACGATGATTTCTATGAGGATGAATTCGATGACGACTATGACGATGAAGACGAAGAGGATTTCTAAAACTAAATAAAATTCTAATTTGGCTGCATCACTAATAACGATGCAGCCTTTTTTATAAAACAGATTTTTTATAAATATATAAGTGTGTTTTTATGTTTAATTAAAAATATACCGGAAATTTAATATACAAGTATATAGAATATGTCTATAAAAAATAAAATTTTAAGAAAACGAAGGAGTAATGTTAATAAATGAGTAATAAAAAATCTGATTCATTAACAAACAAATATACGTCTGAAGATCTAAAGATAATGCAAAGTTGGAGCTTAGATCGAAAAATACAAGTAACACAATTACGCATAGCCGAATGGTATGAGCATTATAACGGTAATGTTTACATTTCTTTTAGCGGAGGAAAAGATTCGACTGTCTTGCTTGATTTAGCTCGTCGTGCATACCCAGATATACCAGCGGTATTCATAGACACAGGACTCGAATATCCAGAAATAAAAGAATTTGTAAAAACGATTCCTAATGTAACTCGAATAAAACCAGAAATAAGTTTCAGAAAAGTAATAGAGACCTACGGTTATCCTATTATAAGTAAGCAAATTTCTAAAATTGTTTTATCAGCAAAACGTAATCCGGATTGCATTAGTGCCAAATATTTAAAAGGCGAGATTGAGCATACGCTGTATGGAGGACACGGTAAATGGGCTTATCTAATTGAAGCCCCGTTTAAAGTTAGTAATTATTGTTGTGATAAAATGAAAAAACAACCTGCTAAAATTTATGAAAAAGAATCAGGAAGGAAACCTATTGTTGCTACAATGGCTTGCGAAAGTCAAAATAGAAGAGCCGTGTGGTTTCAGCAAGGGTGTAATGCGTTTGACAGTACAAAACCGATTTCAAAACCAATGAGCTTTTGGACAGAACAAGACGTTCTTGAATATCTAAAGGAATATAATATCCCCTATGCTCCTGTGTATGGACAAATAACTCAAGATAAAAACGGTAAATTATGCACTACGGGCGTAAACAGAACTGGCTGTGTTTTCTGTGCATTCGGGGCGCATTTGGAGAAGGAACCAAATAGATTTCAAAGATTAAAGGTAACGCATCCTATGCTCTGGGAGTATTGTATGAAGTCATGGGATGAAGGAGGTCTTGGAATGAAAGAAGTCTTAGACTATATAAACGTAAAATATCAATAGTGTAAGCTAAGGAGGAATTTGTGAAAAGAATCAAATTAGTAATTGATCAAGATGTAGTAGATAAATATACCAAGTATTATTTTTCTCAACACCCCAAAGCATACAAACCGCCAATCAAACAACCATATCACGAGTCTATAAATGTATGGATGATAATGAAAAGAGCGGCTATGAATGCGCTTAAAGGTAAATGGAAGGATTTTATAAAATGGTTTGTAGATTACAAAGGTTACACTAACCTGGGTATAGAACAATGTGAGATTGAGTTTATTACATATTATGGAAACGAAAGACCTCACGATATAGACAATAGTACACCAAAGTTTATTTTGGATGGGCTTAGGGATAGCGGAATGATTGTAGATGACTGTAGTAAAAATGTAACTAAACTAACGCTACAATGTTTTTCTGATGTTAAACGCCCTCGTACTGAAATAATTTTTAAAATAATTAAACCGATATAAAGGAGATTTTTAAAATGGCAGAATCAAGAATTTCATCACAGAAAATTTTAGATATAACAAATGACTATTATTACAACTATGCAACCATAGAATGGCATAATCTTCAAATTGATATTAGTAAAACGCTATCCGGATTTGAGGCAGAAGACTTTGCAAAAGCCGTTGTCGAAAGCTGCTTTAATGAAGATGGCAACTACACACCTTTTGAAAGAGAATACGCTGAAAGATTATATACAATCGAATTCTATACAAATATAGATATGCCTGAAAAATATAGCGATAGATATAATGTTCTGTTTAGAACAGATTTATACAACTGTGTTTGCTCTGAAATAAATAAAGAGCAATATCTATATATCAATGAAGCAATCGATGAAATGATTAGATACAAACTTAACAATGATGCAGAGGAACTTAAAAAGCAAACCGCCGAGTTCTTCGATCATATTAAAGAGCTTGCCACAGCTTTAGGAGATTTATTTGATGGTGTAACTCAGGAAGATGTGAGCAATTTATTTGATGCCGTTGCAGATACAACAATCGACGAATCTAAAACGGTTGAGTTATATAAGAAAATAAACGCCGATAATATAAGCGAGAGTGAGGTTAATGGGGAGAATTAATTATAGTTCTATTAATTCAAAAATAAAGAAATGTTTAGATTCATCTGCTAAATATAAAAGTTATGAAAGATTAAAGGCTAATGAAATTTGCATAAATCTTGCTAACGAGTTTCAAAATACTTTATTTGATGAGATTTCTTCAAATGACAACTTAGGATATGACGGATGGCTTGCCCTGAAAGATACTGACATATCCAATTTTGGAATCAAGGCAAATCATGTTTATAAAATCGATATTAACTTTTCAGGAGACATGTATAGACCATCCTTACTTCCAGATTATTATGACGGAATATCCGACATATCTGCGCTATTAAACAACGGATATGAAGCAAAGCATTCTATTTTTGGATATTGGGAAGCTCTTAATATACATATTAACAGTTTAACTAACAGAGAGGGTGCCCATTTTGCTCAAAATGCAACAAGGGCATTCTCGTCAATTCATAATGCCCGAAAAGACGGATTTAAGCAAATCATAATAAATGATAAATACAGATAAAAGTGAGGTGGTTAAATGGCTGATTTTGAACTTGATGTAGGCTTGTCAGAAGTAAGTAAAGAAAAATTTAAGAGTGAGATCGATAGTCTACTAAAAGGTATTACAAGCAAAAAACATAATATTAACATACATATTAACGAAAGCGAAATAACAAAAGCTAATTCTAAACTCGCTGAGTTGGTAAAGAACTTAGAAAAAATACAAAGCTTAAGTTCCACAAAAATCAAAGTTAGCGCAAACGGATTAAAAGGTTATACGAATTCAGACAATTCTTCCAAGGTAGCCAAAAGTGCTTCATCTCAAAACTCTAAACTTACGAGATTATTCAAAGAATATCAAAAAACAAGAGCAATAATGGCAGAAGAGGATTTTAAAGGGAACACCAAACCCAACTCTGAATCTCAAACATATCTAACTGCTGCAAAACAGAATTTAAAATTAAAAGAAGATTTGCGAAATTTTTTCATAGATTCTTCTACTAAATTAGATAAAGATCAAGCCTCTTTTTTAAAATCGATAAATGATAGCACAAGTAGATATATCGACCAACGTAAAGCTAAATATGCCGACGCAAACGCTGCAATGACACAAGACACCAGAGCTTTTCAGCTCGCCTTACAATCTGTCGATTCCACATTAGCTCGAACAGAAAAGAATTTAAGAAACTGGTCAAAAGCAAAAAATGGAAAGTCCTCTGGAGCTTATAGTCAATTACAACAACAGTACACAGACTTATTAAGCCTGAGAGCACAGCTAAACAGTGGACTTCTTTCAAAAGACGATTTCGCATTTCAGTCAAAGGAAAAGATAAATAACATAGCTGCATTAAATCGACAGATAATTGACGCTAATGAAAACACACAGTCTTTCTCAGCAAAGTTTGCTACACTTGCTACAAAATTTTCACAGTGGTTTAGCGTCTCGCAGTTAGTAATGAAGGGCGTTAAAACATTCAAAGAAATGTATCAGAACGTCAAAGAAATAGATGCGGCAATGACTGAACTTAAAAAAGTTACTAACGAAACAGACTATGTATATACAAAATTCCTTGACGGTGCTGCCACTCGTTCTAAAAACTTAGGAGCTACAGTAACTGATACAATCACAGCAACTGCTGACTACGCACGACTCGGTTATTCAATCGAAGACGCATCCAAGTTAGCAGACGCTTCTATTATATATAAAAATGTTGGCGACGGTATCAATGACATTTCAACTGCATCTGAAAGCATTATATCCACAATGAAAGCCTTTAATATCGAGGCAGACAATTCGCTCAGCATTGTCGACAGATTTAATGAAGTAGGCAATAACTTTCCAATTTCCAGTTCAGGAATTGGACAGGCTTTGCTTAACTCTGCGTCAGCATTAGCCACAGGTAACAACTCATTAGATGAAAGTATTGGATTAATTACTGCTGCCAACTCAGTCGTTCAAGACCCGTCAAAAGTTGGTACTGCCTTAAAGACAATATCAATGTATTTAAGAGCAGCTAAGACAGAAGCAGAAGATGCCGGAGAGTCAACAGACGGAATGGCTGAAAGCGTTTCAAAACTTCGTGCTGATATACTAAAGCTCACGGGAAATAAAGTTGATATCCAGATTGACGAAAATACTTTTAAATCAACATATCAAATTCTCAAAGATCTCTCAACAGTATGGAATGATCTATCCGATCTTACTAAAGCAAACATTATAGAGAAGATCGGCGGTAAGCGTAATGCGAACGTAGTAACATCAATTCTCGGAAACTTTGATATAGCAGAAGATGTAATGAAAACCACCACTGATTCCTTCGGTTCGGCTACAAAAGAAAATGACAAATACCTAAATTCTATAGAAGGACGCATCAGTCAGCTCAAAGCCGAATTCGAGGATTATTCACAATCGGTAGTTAATTCTGATTTAATTAAAGGGTTTGTTAAAAGCGGAACAACAATCCTTGACATATTCACTAAAATAAATAAAACATTTGGTACATTAGTTCCTGCTGCAACCGCCGTAGCCGCTGCGTTTAGCGGACTTAAAGTATTAAAGGGCGAGAGCGGAAGATTTGTAATGTCTGACGTCGGCAGCGGAGCGCAATTACTTTATAAAGGAATGTCCTTTGATGAACTTCGTCAAAAGAAAATAGATAACAATTCTTTATTTGGAAGATGGTGGTACAAGGACGGAGCCAGAGGGCAACAATTTGTTAAAGAACGCATTTTTGGTATTGAAAGAGACCCTAACGCTAAGTTTAAAAGTACAATTGATGCGATAAATCAATATCAAGAAACAATTAACGGAACAAGTAAAAAATATGGTTCTGACTTAAAATATTTTTCTGATGATGTAGCTAAGTCAAATAAAGCCTTAAAGGATTATTTTGCGTCACTCCGTGGCGGAGAAGCATCATTAGAAGGATATCACAAGTGGTGTAAAGAAAATGGCATCGCTGTACAAGAGATGGGAGAACGTTCTGCTGAAGCCGCTGGTAAAATGGCTGGCGTAATGAATGTTTTAAGCAGCGTTGGGAAGGCATTCTTAATTTCAGCAGCACTCACGATTGTTGCTAAAGTGTATGACTCAATTGCACATAGCGCTGAAAAAATGGCTCAAAAAGTTAGCGAAGCAAATGATGCTTATAAAGAAGGAATATCAAAGGCTAATGAGGCATCTAAGATTGTTGACGATATTGGTACAAGATATGAATATCTTTCTAAGGGTATCAACACCGCAACTAATGAGAATAAAACCTTAAACACAGAAGAATACGAAGAATATTTAAACATAGTTGGTCAGATTTCTGAAACTTTCCCAGATCTTGTACAAGGATATGATTCTCAAGGCAATGCTATTTTGTCATGTGCAGGTAATGTTGACAAACTAACAGAAGCATATAAAAATTTACGTAAAAATGTGAATGGCGAATTGCTTAATTCTATAAACGATACTATTGTGGATTTTGGAAATAAAGCAAATGCGTTGGGCGCGTCATCTCATATGAACGGAAGCTGGGTATCTGAGTCTATTAACTATCTTAAAGAAATGTTCGTCGCTCCGTTTACAGGTAAATATAACGAAAATATTATATCATACCGAACATATACACCCCTCCAGAAGCTAATTAGAGCAGATGATGTTGATGAAGCAGCTAAACAAGTAGCTGAATATTTCTCACAAACATCGAATGATTCCAGATTCGGTGAAGATTTAGCAAAACAAAAAAGTTTTTTTAAAATATTTGAAAAATATGGAATTGACACAACTGAACTCAAAAAGGGTTATAAAAATGTAATTTCATCAAATACTAAATATTTTGCACGTATAGCAAAAGAAAATAAGAATGAATTAACGCAACTTGTTGATGATTATGAATCAAATTTTGAAAAGAGTATCGACCCCTTAAAAAATATGATAGCTGCATATGTGGACAATATTTTTTTAGATGATACAAAGTTTTCAAACATATCTTCTGAGTCAGAATCTATACTTAACTCTTATTTTTCTAAATTGGGGTTTCAAGATTTAAGATTTAAAGACGGATGGGAAGGCTCTAATGGCGTCAAGAAAATGATTGATGATATCTTATCAGAGTTTAATGATTTAAGCTCCTTCGACCAAAAATCAATTAGTACATTCTTAGATATAAAAGCAAAATACAATAATGGTGCCTGTTCTATTGAGGAATATCAGAAAGCGTTATCTGAAGCAGAGGTAGCTATTGATAATATTGGAGATAAAGATGTCCAAACAAAAATTTCAACCTTTTTAAACCTCGACTATTCTGACAGCAAGATCAAGGAAGATAGCGCCAAACAATTAGTCCGGGACTACGAACAAGCAGGAAATATAGGAAATAAAGACTTACGAGCTAAATATTTTAACGAAATAGCAATTAAGGCTGAAGAAGCTCAGATGAAAGTCAGAGACTTCATTAATACGTTCTCTACAATTAAAACTGCCGCAGATGTTGCCAATTCTGTTAATTTTGACTTAGGTAAATATTTCTTTGTGGATGATTTATCACAAACGTTACAAAGAGTGCTTCCAATTTCAAAAGATTTTAAGGCGCCACATTATTTAAAGAGTGTTATTGATACAGAAACTAACTCTTTCACAAAAAATATTGATGACTATTTATCTAAAACTAATGTATTAAAATCAGCTTTCTCAAAACTAAACAATGGTACATTCAGGGCAAAAGATTTAGAGGAACTTAATCGGTTATTCCCCACGCTCTCTGAGGGTTCCGACGATTTAAGAGTAAAGATCGTTAAATTGGCTGGTGAAATGGGTACAGATCTTGCACATAGATTTGGAGAAATTGATACCAATGCCGATGTTAACGAGCTTAACGCATTTAGAGATGCGGTGTTAGAGCTTGGAGATGTAGTCGGAGATACATCATTTAGTGTTGACATTTCTGCAGAAATTGCAAATATGGAAGCAATCAGTACAGCTATCAACGAATCAGTTAGCTCAATCGGTGTCCAAGCTGAATCATTAAAGAAAGTAAAAGAAATATTCAGTACCCTCCCCGGAGGTTATGACGCCAACAGATTATTTGAAGGTACTGTTAATGGTATTCATTTAAATACTCAGGCTTTACGAGAACTAAACAAAGAATATATCGAAGAACAAAAAGCTAAACAAAGATTTAGTCTTCAAGAACTGATAAACGATTATAAAATATTAACAGAAAAAATCAATCAATGCAGCAGCGCGTCGGAAAGCTCATCTTTATTTACTAAAAGAAACAATATCGAAGCCGAAATAAAAGCTCTGAGTGAAGAGATTGCAATATATGACGGATTAACATCAGCATTCCATCGTTGGGAAGAAGCACAACAAACCGGCAACGAACGTGATATGTATGAGTCAATCGCCAAGGGAAAGAAGCAAATTGACGAACTCATAGGAAGAGGTTGGGTTGACGACGAGGTACGTGCTTACATTGATTTACTATCAGGTAAAGACCTCAGCACAGCGCCCATTAAGGATGTTATTGCCGAATATAACAGGCTAAAGAAAACCGTAAAAGGCACAGGTTATGACGTATTCGATTTCTTTACGCTCGACGACGATGGTAACTCTACCGCTAACGGTGTTACAAACTTCTTTAATGCATTAATGAAGACCGCTGAGAATAAAAAGAACCAGTGGGTAACAAAAAATAAAGAAGGCTTATTTAGTTTTAATTTTGATAATGATGGCGGAGAAGGAATTGCAAAAGCTTTAGGCTTAGATATTGAAGCTGTGCAAGCGATACTACGGGCTGCAATAGACACAGGTTTTGAAGTTAACTTTGATTCCGTATATCAAAATTTAGACTTAGTCAAAACAGAGGCAGAAAAGGCTGCAGACGCTATCAGGTCGATATCTAAATTTGATTTTAACTTTAACACAAATGATGTCGATTACTTAGACAAGCAGATTAATGTAGCTAAAGAAACCTTAGACGAATTAGCAAGTAGTAAAGGCGAATTAAGCTTAAAGGACACAGATGTTAAGAATACCGTCAAAGTTCTTGAAACTTTAATTGCTCAAAAACTAAAGCTCACCGAACCCGCCGTAATGAGCATAGACGTTTCAAAGATAACAAATAAAGATGCGCGAAACAGTATAGAAAAGGTTCAGCAATATATAGCGGCGCGTAATGACTTTGAGATAAAAATGCAAGTAGGCGTTGATTCTAATGCAACGAAAAATGCCAAAGATAAACTTGATAAATTACGAAAAGAGCTAATCAATAATAAGGAATTTATTGCATACGTCGAGCCTCATTTAAAACCCGGAGAAACAATTGAAGGGCTAACTGAGGCTGAACTTAATAGCTATATAAACGATTTATATGGAGTTAATCTTAATGTTGATGATCTTAAGATTAACAAAGAAGCTTTAAAAATGGATCCAGATGCAGGTCAAACTGCTGGTGCTCAACTTGTTGAGGGAATTAACGAAGCTCTGAACAATATAGATCCTATTGAGTTAAAGATAGCCTTCCCTGAGAATATGAGTGGCACTCTTGCAAAATTATTTGGATTAGAAAAAGATAAAGAAACAGGAAATTGGGTTTATAAAATTGGTGTTCAAACAGGCACTCAAAAGCCTGCCAAAGAAAGCTCGACTTCATCAAAGACAACGACCAAAACAACAACCGGCAATAATAACAGCGTTGCGCCTTTTGCCCCCAATCAATCTCTAACCCCTAAGAACAGTAAATTTATATCGCCCATTCCGACGTTTGCTCAAGGCGTAGATTTTACATCCGCCCCAGGTCAAACCAAAGGAGGCGGTAAGTCTCGGATTACAGGAAAAGGCACAGGTAAAGATAAAGGCGAAACAATTACCGATATACACCTAACAAAGTATAAATCCGAAAATGTTGAGGGTACGATAAACAACGCTCAAAAGGTTGCTAAAGCCTATGATCAAGTGCCTGAAAATGTAACATCAACATTCTCCACTAAAGGTGGAAGTGCCGCAAGATCTGAAGCTTCTAAAACAAGTAGTACACTAAATAATGTTCCAAAGAAGAAGCAAATAGAGTTCTCCGCTCAAAATGCAGAGAAGACGCGAAACATAATCAACAACATTTCCACTTCGATGCAATCAGTCCCCGAAAATAAATTTGTAAGCATTCTTCTTAACGTTAAAGAACAAGTAACAAAGGCGGCAGGTAGAATTTTAGCTAAGCTTGGAATTAGTTTGGCGTCCGGAACTGTAAAGAATACGGTTGTTACTACGTCAACTACATATGGAGCACCAGCCAACAGAATGAAAATGGTGCGTATGGCAAAAGCACAAGGCACCGCCTTTAAATCTGGTAACTGGGGAACCAAAAGTGATGGTGTCGCATTAGGCGGAGAACTGGGGCAAGAACTTGTTGTAAGAGACGGAAGGTTCTTTACAATCGGTGACGACTCGGCTGAATTTTTCAAGTACAAACGTGGCGATATTATCTTTAATGCCGAACAAACATCCGAAATTTTTAGGTTCGGAAAAATCAAGAACGCAAAAGCAAGAGGTCAAGCCTTATCTTCAGGTAATGCATTTGTAGAAGGGAATGCGTTTAACAAAGGTGCAAACGGGTCTCAGGGCATTAAGTTAACCACTATTAAAGCATCTGGTTCAACGAGTAAGACCAGTAAGTCGTCCAAAAAATCTTCATCTAAAAACTCCGATAGTTCAAAAGAAGATTCAAAGTCTAAGATTGACTATATTGAAATTGCGATAGACAGACTTGAAAGAGCAGTTAAAAAGCTCGAGCGTGTTGCTACGAGTTCCTTTAAGACTTTGGATAAGAGACTTAAAGCCACTACTGATGAATTTGCCAAACTTAACGAAGAGGCATCTACTTATCAGAAAGCATATAATAAATATCTATCTGCAGCAAATGCTGTTAACGTTTCTTCTTCCATTAAGAAAAAAGTACAAAACGGTTCAATAGATATAACAGAATACAGCTCAGAAACAGCCGACTTGATTAACGAATACAAATCTCTATATGAAAAAGCATTAGATGCTAAAGACGCTATAGAAGAAATTAGAGAGACGCAGGCTTCCTTATATGAAAACAAGTTTAACGATATGATGGAAGATTATGAGAGTCAGCTTAACCAATTTGAACATCAAGCCAATATCTACAATTCGGCTATTGAGACTTCTGCCGCAAAGGGATATTTGGCAAGTACCAAATATTACGAAGCGCTTATTGAAAATGAGTATAAGAACATCGATGTTTTGCAGAAAGAAATGAATAAACTGATCCAAGCAAGGGATGTGGCGGTAAGTAGCGGTTATATTGAAAAGTATTCTCAATCATGGTACAAAATGCAGGATTCAATTAACGGTGTCGAAGAAGCAATAAACGATGCGAATAAATCTTTAGTAGAATTTAAAAACAATATACGTGACACCAGATGGGAAAACTTTGCATTTCTACAAGATGAAATATCTCAGATAACATCTGAATCAAATTTCTTAATAGACTTAATGAGTGATTCCAAATTGTTTGACGACAAAGGAACAATAACAGATTCCGGTATGGCAACAATGGGATTACGAGCTATGAATTATGACGTATATATGGCACAAGCGGACAAATACGCCAAAGAGATTCAGGAGGTAAATAAGGAACTTGCTTCGGATGAAAACAAGAAGAATACCAACCTTATCAAAAAACGTGAAGAACTTTTAGAGCTGCAAAGAGAATCGATATTATCTGCTGAGAATGAAAAAGGAGCTATTAAAGATTTAGTAAGCTCAGGAATCGATCTTCAAATATCTTCTTTACAGAAATTGATTAATAAATATAACGATTCACTTGATAGTGCAAAGGATTTATACGATTATCAAAAGAGATTAAAGGATAGCACGTCTGAGATCGCTTCTCTTCAAAAGCAGTTAGCGGCATATCAAAATGATACTTCGGAAGAAACAAAAGCAACTGTACAGAGGCTTAAAGTCGAGTTACAAAAATCACAAGAGAATTTACAAGACACAGAGTATGATCGTTATATTAGTGAACAGAAAAAGTTATTAGATCACTTATTTAATGAATATGAAGATTTGCTTAATCAGAGATTGGATAATATTGAGCTATTACTTTCTGACGCAATTACGATGGCGAATGATAATACATACAGCATTAACGAAACAATCGAGACAGCGACACAGGATGTCGGCTATACATTAACTGACGAATTATCAAATGTCTGGAATGGTACTATTGTTTCGCTCGAAGGTACATTATCTGAATATGGAGATAACTTTGCAGAGAAATTAACAACCATCAATGCCGTTTTAGATTCCATATCATCAAACGTAGGGTCTATGGTTGCTGAAAGTAATGCTAAAGCGACGGCTGCGACAGGCAAATCTTCTTCTACAAGTCAGAGTAAAACTGCATCTTCAACCACACCGAAGGCAACAACTACCACAACTAAAACATCAACAACTACTTCTAAGGCTATTAAGGTTGGCGGAACAATCAATGCAGGTAATGCGAAAATCTACAAATCAAGCGACGGTAAGGGTGCGTCTACCCAGTATTATAAAAAGGATCCTATTTATACTGTTATTAGAGAAAACAACGGTTATGTGTTAGTAAGACATCACACCTTGAAAAAGGGCAGTACAGGCTGGTTTAAAAAGTCAGATGTCAAGGCTTATAAACATGGTGGTCTTGCTAAAGAGACAGGCTTTGCTTGGTTGGATGGAACTCCGCAAAAGCCCGAAGCGGTATTAAGCGCCACAGACACCAATAACCTACTCCGATTAACAGATATGCTTGATAAGATTAACAGGCTTAATAATACAGATACTTATAGCAGAATGTTGCCAACTATAATATCCGACGTGTCTGAAACAAATAAAAAGATACTTGGTTCAATCAACACTGTAAGTGGCAATCAAGGATTTAGAGATGCGATAGTTAATATTGGTATTGAACACGTTGAAGACTATAATGACTTTATGAGGCAACTCACACAAGATAACAACTTTATTAAATTCGTTCAATCTTTTACGATTGATAGAGTTGCAGGCGGAAGCCCATTATCAAAAAACAAATACAGATGGTAATATCGGGAGTGGGCAACCACTCCCCTATTATTATTCGGAGGAAACTAATGAGAACTAAAAATAAAATATTCCAACGCCTAAACAAAAAACAGGTAAAGGATTTAAAAGAAGAACTCTCTCTCTTAAAACATAACAATTTAGAGTATGAAAAGATTATTTCATGCAAAAACAATGAAATCTCTGAATTGAAAAATCAAATCAATGATGCTATTAAAGAGCGAGAAGATGCTATTAAAGAGCTTATTGAATTCAAAAAAGTTTACTCTGCTCTGCTTGAAGATATTTATAAGACTAAGAAAGAGTATACATCTGAATTTAAAAAAATTATCAAACAAGTAAAGAAAATATAAAGAAAGGACGGTGGTGATTTGTACGCAGAAGATTTTGAATATGATGGCACAAAGCTCAGTGATTTTGGATTCGTGATATGTAACTTTAATGAAGATTCAGGAATTACTAATTTATCTGCAGGAGCCGAAATTGTCTTTGACACCGTTCCAGTAAATCACGGAAGAAGGCGTATTCTTACAGGTTCTAAGTATCAGGAATGCCTGTCTGCTACTTTTGATATTATTAAAGATCCCTGCGCAAACGAAAATATTGCTATTTCCGATTCCGAATACATCAAGCTATTAACTTGGCTTAACAGGCATAAATTTTTAAATTTTAATTTTGTTAACACCGAAGAAGTTAATATTCTTCGTTACTATAAAGCCAGCTTTAATATAGAAGATATTAGAATTGACGATACGTTATACGGTCTACATTTAAATATGACAACCGACAAACCATTTTGTTATGGATACGATAAAAGCCTTTCAAAACTATATTATCCAACTTCCGTTAATTATATTTTACCAACAAACGAAAATGGTATGTTGATTTATTCACTTGATCAGTTTGAATCATTTGATGGTTATACAAGATATCAAAATATCTACATAAACAATTATAGCAATGAATTAGGTTTTGTCCCGCTAAACATAAAATTTAACACCGGTTCGGCATCTGGTACTATTCGTTTTTATAATGAAACAACAGGAGAAAATACTTATGTCTATAACACATCGCCAAATGAAACTATAACCATAGACAGCGAAAATAAAATTATTTCATCTGATTTAGAATTACATAAAATATACAACGATTTTAATTTTGTTTTTCCTCGATTAGAAAGAAAAACACTATCTTTATCTACATATAACAATAAACTAAAGTTCGGTTATGATAATCCAAATAAATCAGAAAAAATATCCAGCGTTGAACTGTCTTACCATCCGATAATTAAAGGTTCTATATTCTAAGAGAGGAGGTGTACTTATGGCAATAAGGATTGACTTTGATTCCGAACATAATATTGTTGAGCCAACATTAGTCTTAACGACAAAGAACGGAAATAAATTAGGTGTTCTGAATTATTATGATTGGTCTTTTAGGGAAGAGATTGGTTCTTACGAAATGGCGTTTTCAATAAGCAAAACAGACAACGGAGAGGTTGCCGATATCTGGAGCATGGTAACCGATTTCAAATTAATATGGTGTAAAGAATGGGATAGATACTTTGAGATAACGGTCGAAATAGACGAATCTGATGAGACTATAAAAAACATCTCTGCTAAGGCTTTAGGTATAGCTGAGCTTTCACAAATAATGCTTTATAATATTGAGATTAATACCGAAGATGACATTGCGAGGGATGACTATGAAAAGCCCACAGTTTTATATGACGAAACAAATAGTAAAATTTCCCTGCTGAATAGAATAACAGAAAAGGCGCCTCATTATACTATTGCCCATGTTGATAATAGTATAGCAAATATACAAAGGACTTTCTCTTTTAATAACATATCTTTATGGGATGCGTTTACAGAAATAGGAGAAGAAATAGGTTGTCTATTTGTAGTAGATGCAACAGAAGATGCTGAAAATACTCCCGGCATAAAAAGAGAGATAAGGGTTTACGATCTTGAGTATTATTGTTTAGACTGTGAAACAAGATCGGAATTCGAGGCAAGTTGCCCTAAATGCGGAAGTACAAATATTAAACCCCCTTCGATTGGAGAAGATACAAATATTTTTATTTCAGTGGAAAATTTAGCTGATAATATTACATACGCAACTAATGATGGTGAGATAAAAAACTGTTTTAAGCTGGAGGCTGGAGACGAGCTAATGACCGCCTCAATTATTAATTGTAATCCAAACGGAAGTGCATATATTTGGAATCTTTCTAATAACACAAAGAGCGATATGAGTGAAAGTCTTGTATCCAAACTAAGAGATTATGATGACGATTTTAATTCATATCAAAATAGTCATAAGTATGAGATTAATAATTATTCTGATTACAATAAATTGATTGACGATTATTCTGACTTTTTAAGATATAGATATAAAGTATCAGAAACCGATCCTCTTGATTTCAAGAAGATTCCTGCATCTGGCGTAACTGGTTATCCGAATTTAATGAACAAAATGTATGACATCATAGATATTAATTTGTTCTTGGAACACGAGCTTTTGCCCATTCCTGATTCAGATATCTCCCCTGTTACGTCTGCTGAAAATGAATTAAATAAGATTATAGGTACTGGAGCGCTAAACACTTATGTTTTAAGCGCAGCAAGCTTAACTTCCGCTATGGTAACTAATGCAGTAGTTGGAACAGCCAAATCAATCATAAATCCATTATATAATGTAGTAGCAAGTGATACGAATTATAACAGTAGTGATCATACTTGGTGCGGCAAAATAACAGTAACACGATATGCAGATAAAGATGATACAGCAATATCGGGCATTCTTTCCGCTTCTATTACTGTCGTAAACGATAAAACCAAGGATGCTTATAGAGAATATGTTAAGCAAAAAATAAACCGAATTATTAATCAAAAAACAGATGACCTAAACGGAATTACAACCTTATTTTCGTCAGAAGTTTCTTATAATGATTTTGTAAATGAGCTAAATAAATATAGCTTAAAATATCTTGAAACATTAGAAGCAGCAGCTATGTCGTGTATCGATATTTTAATAGAACAAGGTGTTTCTGAGAAAACAAACGCTTTTTACAATACACTATATATACCTTACTATAGAAAGTATTTAGCTGTATTAAACGAAGAAAAAGAACGAAGAAACGAAGTTAAAATCTGCGAAAAGATTTTAGAAACTATAGAAAATCTTGTTATAGAAACACAACAAGATTTAAATTTTGAAAACTATTTAGGCGAAACGCTCTGGAAAGAATTTTGTTCTTATAGACGTGAAGACGTATATCAAAACAATAATTATATTTCGGACGGTTTATCTAACGCTGAATTATTTTCACGTTCTCTTGAGTTCGTTGATAAAGCAGAAAAAGAGATTTATAAATCTTCACAACTACAGCATGTCATTACAGCCTCACTTGGCAATCTGCTTGTTATGGAGGAATTCATTCCAATCGTTGATAAATTCTCCATACTTAATTGGATACGAGCAGAAATTGACGGACAAATATACAGATTAAGATTGGTTAGCTACGAGATAAATTCATCAGATTTAAGTCATATAGATGTTGAGTTTTCTGATGCTACAAGAGCAGCGGATCATTTAACAAATCTGTCTGATTTATTAAACAAGGTTTCGTCAATGACGTCTTCTTATAATGCTGTGATACACCAAGCCGAACAAGGAAATAAGGGATATAGTCGTTTAAACAACTGGGTTAATGACGGTCTATCTCTTACTAATATGAAAATAGTAAGCGATAGTGATAATCAGGCAATAACTTGGGACGAGCATGGTATGTTAGCAAGGGAGTACGTCCCTATTACCGACGATTATTCTGAAAAGCAGTTGAAAATTATCAACAAAGGTTTATACCTGACAGACGACGGATGGGAATCTACCCGTGCAGCCATAGGAGATTTTGTTTTCTATAACCCTAACAGCAGGAGGTACGAAGAAAGCTATGGTGTAATTGCTAATACTTTGGTTGGTAATTTAATTTTATCAAACGAAGTGGGTGTTTACAATCCTGAAGGAAGCGTAAAGTTAGATAAAAATGGTATAAAAATTACCATTGATACAACGTTATCGGACTCATTAAAGCAAGCTTCTTTTGAGATAGGTAAACAAAGTTATAGTTATGATGAGTACGGAGAAAAACGATACGACGAGGAAGGACATCCTCTCTACGATTATGAAAAACAGATTTGGTTTGATGCAAACGGCAATGCTCATTTCAAAGGTAAGATAACTGCAACGGAATTACTGATTGGAGAAGAGTCCGGAGGTTCCGTTTCTTATAATACTTTTGATAATGCAGTAAGCAATATTATTGATAGTTATGACTTTTCAGATATAGAGGATAGTGTTAAAGAAGCCATTAAGGATGATATTGATGGTAAATCAACCATACATTATGACACTAATGAGCCAACAGATGCAAACGAAAATGACTTATGGGTAAAAAGCATTTCTGTGCCAAATAGTATAACTGGAGCCACAGAAAACACATATGAGTTGTATCGTTATACAATAGTAGATGATATATTGCAGTGGGTAAAAATAAATGATACAACCCTTACTGGTGCAATTGCAGGGCTTGGTTCGGTAAAGGCTATTGCTGACGGTAAAATAAGAACATACGCACAAGATGATGCTCCCGTTCATTCAGCCGCTAATCCTTTATCTGAGGGCGACCTGTGGATTGATACAAATGATAATAACTGTATGTATCGTTGGAAAGTTACGTCGGGAACGGGGTCTTGGGTAAAAGTTAGAGATAATAGTAAGACATCGACATACTACTCTGAAACCGAACCACAAAATCCAGATGATAGAGATTTATGGTTTAATACAGGAAGTAATAAAATAAAAAAATATAATTCAACCGCCAGTTGGAATTTAGATATTTCAAATGAGTTGAGGGATTTTATTAATGTGGTATACAGTCAATTATCAGATTTAGACGGCAAAAGTATAAAATTCTTTTTTCAAACATCTACACCGCCAAAAGACGGAACAGATAATGACATTTGGTATTATGATCGGGATGATAAAAAGGATTTACGACATTTTAGTGTATCAGGGAATTCATGGGGCACAGTATTTAATCCACAGCCCGATACAGAATCTATAACTTATGTCTACACTAATGTATTACACAGCGTGCAAACAACGAGTGGAAACCCTGTAAAAATACACTTCACAGATGCTGCGCCAGATACTTCTTCAGTCAATGAAAAAGATATTTGGTATAAACCTGACACCAAAGAAATCTATGTGTATACCAAATGGACAGACCTCAGCGAAAGCGTGTTCTCTGATATTAACGAAGATATACGCAAGATAATGACATTTGCGGAAGAAGTGAAAGACACTGCTGATTCAAAAGTTGATATATATACCATGAGCAAAAATGAAATGGATAGTTCTGAGATAATATTTGATAAGGGCGATTTATGGATAAATACTGATAAAAATAATGAACTAAATTATTATGATGGGGTTACATGGAATGTAATTAGTAATGACCTGTCTGATTACGCACTTATAACTGATGTTAATCAAAAATTTAACGATGCATACCAGCAAGCGATAAGCTATGCTGACACCATTTTAAAAAATTATAAAACTGACATAGGGCAATATCTAAATTTCAATTCAAACACAGGATTAGTGCTCGGAGCAAAAAACAGCAACTTTAAAACAATTATAGATAATCAATATCTAAGATTTACAGAGTCTGATACAACAGTTGCCTATATAGGTAACAAACAGCTAAATATTCAAGAGGCAATAGTTAGAGGGACATTTATTCTTGGGAATTTCGCTTTTAATCCACATAATAACGATGACGGATTTTCAATCTCATATAAGGGCACAATATCATAAACAGGGGGTGTTAATATAGCTTATATTTATAGTGCTGTAACTGCGCAAGGTTGGCAACTTCGGTTAGAATATAGCTCAACCCAGAATATCTCATCCAATAATTCAACTGTTAATTTAACATTGTCAGTATATAATAAATATACTTCGCATAATAAGAACAGCAATTCAGCTTATTATATATTTAAAGTAAGTTATCAGGAAAATAATCAAGAAAGTAAAACTTTTGCGACATACGACTTTAGTAAATCATCAAAAACTTGGCATAAATTAGGTTCAAGAACAATAACCGTTCCACATAAAGAAGACGGAACACAAACCTTAAAATTAACTGGTACTTGGAGTAGCGGATTCGGCAGCTCAACATCTTACACTCCAGCAAGCATATCTCTCAGTGGTTCAATAACATTACCTACAATTCCAAGAGCTTCGTTGATTAGTAGTGCATCAAACATTACACTCGGAGAAACCTGTAATATTAAATGGACTCCTGCGAATAAAAATTTCAAATACAAATTAAAATTTACATTAGGTGCGAAAAGTATTACTACTGGTGATTATATTTTACCTAATACAACTAATTCATATACTTATCAAGAACAAATTCTTTCTGTTGATGATTTTGCTCCGCAAATCACTACTTCGACAAAAGGCACAATGACTGCATATTTATATACATATAACAGTAATGGCACTCAAGTAGGTTCTGCACAATCAAAAACTTTCCAAGTAACTGTACCAAATACATTAAAACCAGAACTAACAATGGATTCAACTCCATGGGAATTTTCAAACACAACCGATTTCACAGACCGTTACGGAGAAATCGGTGTACGAGATATAAGCAAAATCAAATTCAATATGTTGGCTTCCGTTAAAGAAGGAGCCACTGTCGTCAAATATATTATCTCTGGTGATTACAATAAAACAATCGAGACTACAAATGAAACTTATTCACATACAATGGAGACACCAATAATCAAACCAGATAATGTAGCGGAAACTGCAATAACATTTGATAATACATTTCAAATTAAAGTTGTTGATTCTCGTGGTTATGAATCTAACTCTGTTTCTGTAAAAACAGGTGAACAAGGGAAAAGTATTTATAATTATCATAAGCCAAAAATAGATGTATTTCGGGGGACAAGGGATAAGAGTAATGTTTCGACTGTTGGCATGGTTTGGATGCTGAACTGGACATCAATTAGAATTAATAATGAAGAAAAAAATGTTCTTAATCTAAGTATTGATGAGGGTAGCACGAATATTTCCAAAGAATCAGGTTGTCACGCAATGGCTGGCAGTAAAAGCATATCTAATGTCACTAATTCACCACATACATATACACTTACAGTTGTTGATACTTTTGGTAATAGTGACTCGTGCCAAATACTAATTCCCTCCCCTCAAGTATTATTAGACTTCAAATCTGGCGGCACTTGTTTAGGCATTGGTAGGATGGTAGATTCATCCGATGACGGTCTTGTTGTTGCATTTGATTCAACTTTTGAAGGAGAATCGACATACTTCTATCCAAGATTAAAAACTACGAATAATGTAACATCTGTTGACACTTCATTTAAAACATCACTGCAAGAAATGCATAGGGCTTTATTCTACAAACCCGGAGAACAGGTAACATTGGAATATTACGGCGCTGGTTACCTTCTTAATAGTGGAAAAGTATTAAGATTTCAAATACCCCTGAGTAAAGCTACATCGTTTGTAGAGGATTGTACTATATCTATCAATACATTGAAATTAGTGGTGCGAGCGGAAAATAATTCGACAGGGACTCTTACAATATATAATAACGGAAGCAAAACTTCAGGATATACTGTGACGTCCCCGATTGTTGAATCGGAAGGATTTACTGGGTCAAAATATAAGAATGGGTTATCTTTCGATGTAACTAAAACCAGCTCGTTTATCCAATCCGGAGCTACCGTAACTGGGGCGGGACTTTGGGTCGGAGTAATATTCACATTTGTTACCCCACAAGTTTCAACCAATTCCGAAGATGAATTTTATGAAGATGAAACAGACCCGACTAACGGTGACGGTACAGAAAATAATTCAGGAGATTCGATTAACACAGAAAACAACGAAACAAATAATTCAGATAGTCAATCGACTACCGAAAATACTGAGGAAGAGAATCCTTAAAATAAAAATCTCATTTTATTAAAACAATAGGGACTGCCATTTAAGGCAGTCCCTATTGCAAAGGAGGAATATATACAATGGATATGACTTTGTATGCACTGTTGAAGAAAATAATCAGAGACAGTGCAGTTACAGTTGATGATACGGTAAGCGATGTAAGTATAAATCCTGTTCAGAACAAAGTTATTAAAGATTACATAGATTCTGAAGGCGAGCTGCTTGAATCAAACATAAATACAATAAACTCAAAAATTCCAACACAAGCAAGTTCAGACAATCAGCTTGCAGATAAAGACTTTGTTAATTCGTCAATTTCGACAGCAACGGCGACATTTAGAGGAACGTTTACAAATGTAGCGGAGTTGCAGGCAACAGATGGTGACAAAAACGATTATGCGTTTTATTCTCACACAGATAGCGCAGGTAATAGAATATTTGGAAGATATAAATATGTGGGTATCCCTGAAACGCGAGTACCCGAAGGATATACTGAATTATATTCAATAGGTCGGTCACGTAATTCAACGGGATATATAAATACAGGCGTAACGATAAAAAGTAATTATAGTATTTACGCAAAAATAAATTTTACTGGAAATAACTATTATATATCACCAATTTTCTTTGGAGCAAAAGATTCTCAGGATAAAAGAATATTTTTGTATAGGGATAGAGACAAAAGCGATTTTCCACTTATATGTAATTCTATTTATCATCGTAACTTAACGTCTTATGCTAACGGTGAAAGAATATTTGAAATAAAAAATAACAAATATTACATAGATAATTCTTTTATAGCTTCAATAAATATTCCTGATATTGAAGACGGTACTCCTTGTTATTTGTTTGGTATGAACTCCAACGGGGTCATTCAAACAACAAGTGGTACTAATGACGGAACGACTTTTTCAATTTGTGCGTTTAAGGTTTGGGATAACAACGATAATTTAATTTTAGACCTTGTCCCTTGCAAAAATCAAGAAAATCGAGCAGGAATGTATGATGTTGTAAGCAATCAGTTTTTCAGCTCGCCAAATAACATACTCTTTACTGAAACCCCTCTTTCAACCGATAAATGGGCTTATGAATACAGCTTAAACAATTCAAGCTTTACGTCTGAGCAGTGGGCGGCAGTAAATAGTGGATTGACTGACAAAATAACTAATGTTGGGTATAAATCAAATGCCACACAGGTTTTAAAAAACGTTAATGGCACATTACAATGGACTGATTCTGAGTCCGATGGCACGGTTGCCGCAGTTAAATCAGTTTATGAAAATTTCTATATAGGAGATGATAATAATGGCAACACTTGAACAGATAGCACAGGCTCAGACCAATTTCCTCGGTGAGCTTAAAAATAATCTCGATATGGTTGTTTCAGCCGCAAACAGGGTTTACAGCTACACTCATGAAGCAATCGTAACAGACGACCTTGAAAAAGACTATCAGGATATAATCACGGCAAATCCCGACCTTGCAAACGTTTCCGCCGTAGGTCTGCTGGCGATTCTTAAAGACGGCGACACGGTTACAACTCATGGCAACCGTATGTTTATCAACGGCATTGAGGAACAGACAGATTACTCTTTCAGCGGCGAAAATTCTCAAAATGGAATCGAATTTATAAAAGTATGGTATTTTGAGAATGAAGAGCCAATCACATTACAAGGTGATTGTCCGTTTGATATTTCAGTCTTAGAGTATAAAGTAAAAACAAATGCGCCAAATATGTCAGAATCTTACAAATCTGCTCAGACTGTAATAAGTGATGGTAATTATAATATTAGTGGTAATTGCATAAAAAATATGGTTTTTAAGAATAATGATAGCTCAAATGTTATTGAAAATATTATGGATTTTTATAGCGAGCAAGAGCATATTTCATCCAATCGAAACATATTTGGACTAAACAAGCCAATTAGCAATATTATATTACCTAATGTAGAGTCGATTTCAAATGGTTGGGTTGATGATGGTATGTTCAAATCCTGTAAAGCAAATATATATTTTCCAAAACTTAAAAGTGTTTCGGGGATATCGACATATACTAAATGTGCTTTTGTAGACAACGGAGTAATGACTATAATTTTACCAATAACGGTAGAACGTATTGGTATATATAGTTTTTCTGGTAATTTTAAGTTATTAAGATTAGACTGTAAAGATGCCAAGGTAATAAATGACAACTGGTGTATTAATGCGCAATCAAATTTTCAGATGTGCGATGATTGGGGCGCATCAATAAACATTAAAACAGCGGCGGCTAAATGGACAACGCAGAACTTCATCGACCTTTTATCTAATAAAGACCGATTAAGAAATGTTGGTTTTGATATTGCTGACAATAATGGCGATGCAGACTATGATTCTGCAACTGGTAAATATGTTATAAATCTTGAAAAAACTGGAGCCTATCAAACGAAAAGATATATTACTATACCACAAAGCATGCTGTCGTCTTTGGATTCAGAAACACTTGATGTGGCGTTCCAAAAAGGTTGGAAAGTTCAAGGAGGTTAATTATGAATTATCACGAGTTAAACGAACTTTTTTATCAAACAAATGATGGATTTGTTTTTAAAGACAAACGCAATCATTCTATTTGTACTACAATTTTAAAAGCATTTGTTAAAGGTTATGACTGTATCCCTGCTCCTGAGCCGCAACCTGAGCCGCAACCAGAACCAGAACCTGCTTCTCTTGAAGAAAGAGTTCAAAAGCTTGAAGAGGACAAAGAACCTCTGGAAGCTCAAGTTACGTTCACAGCAGTAATGACAGACACTTTACTTGACGAAGAAGAGGATGAAGAATAATGAGAGCTATTGTTCGTAAATTTAGAAACTGGTTTTTAAAAGGTATTTATCACCTTGTAGATATTCAAAAACTTTATGATAACGGTAAGATTACCGCTGAGGAATTTGAGTATATTACCGGTGAGCCAGTAGAATAAAAATGAGAAAGAAAGGAATATTATGGACAAACCTATATCAATTTTAAGAGCGGACTTCATTAACGATTTCCGCTCTTTAATTAATGAGAGTAATTTATCTCCTTATATTATAGAGCCTATATTAGATAAGGCATTACAGGATATAAGGAGTTTAATAAATCAGCAATACGAACATGATTTAAAAATTTATCAAGAAGAACATAATAAATAGTCTGTCATAAATAAGGAGGCAGTATGTACGAATTAATAAAAAGAAGCGATAGACAAAACAGTGAAACGCATGAGTATTATTGCGATACAACAAGTGATTTACAGAATATAGACGTTTCAAAAGTTCCTATGGGGAGCGTGGCATTTATTATTAACCCTTCTGATAATGAAGAGAAACTTTATATGCTCACATCGGACAAGCAATGGATTGCACAATGATTTTCTAAATAGTCTTTATGAAGGGTGTGATAAAAATGTTTGTAGCTTTATTATATAATATTGCAAATTTAGTAGGGCTATATAGCTGTTTTGCAGCAGTTACAATAGCCAAGCTCACTGGGGCGATCTCATGAAAGATTTTATTATTAAATACTGGCTTGAGGTGCTATTCGGTATAGTTGTAATGCTATTAACGGCAGCAGTCAAGCAACTTTTTAAAAAATTAAAAGAAGAAAAAGAAGATTATGAATCAATTAAATATGGCATGCTTTCTTTGCTTCGTGCAGAACTAATAAGAAGCGGTGAAAAGTATCTTGAACAAGGATGGATTTCAATTTATGCGAGAGAGGCTTTTGAAAAAGCGTATAGCGCATATCACGGTCTTGGGGGAAATGGTACAATAACAAAATTATATGAAGATGTTATGGAGCTTCCTATTATAAATCCGTCGAAGAAAGAAGGCTAACAATTAAATATCGTTATAAAAAAAGGGACTGTGGCAAACAGTCCCTCGTTGCATTTAAGGAGGATTTTATGGGTAATAATTATGCAATATATCCATTTAAAAATTTGAGAATTACACAAACATACAGTGGAGCCACTTCACATAAACCACATACTACAGGTTCGCCGAAAGATTATCCTGTAGACGAAGGTGGATTAAATACAGGTAAAGAATCTTGTTTTTGTCCGTGTGATGAGATAGTTGTAATAAGAGTATACGGAGTAGGTAATCGTGGCGTAAATACAATATTCTGGGAATCTACGACACCTTGCAGTCTTGCAGATGGTACTACAGATTATTTATGTGGTATGTTTACACATACTGTAGATTCTGATTTGAAAGGTATTAAAGCTGGTACAAAATTCAAGAGAGGTCAGATCGTTTGTAAGGAAGGAACCGACGGTGGTGTCGGCATGCACTTACATATGAGTTTCGGCAAAGGTAAACTTACTGGTAACGGTTGGACTTGCAATACAAAAGGTAAGTATGTTCTGACCTGTACACATGGCACTTTTAAGCCAGAGCAATTATTATATATTGATGATAAATTTACCACAGTCAAAGATACCAAAGGCTTAAAATTTAAAACAATACCCAAGACACCTGCTACTACAGGATATAAGCTTGGAGAATATAAGGTTAATACGGCATTACTTAGAGTACGTAAAGGTGCAGGCACTCTTTATGGTAAGAAAACATTCAACCAATTGACAGCCAATGCTCAGGTTCAGATTAAAAAGCTTAATAACGGGAAACCTGCAGATGGATTAGTTAAAGGATGCACTTGTACAGTAACTAAAGTATCAAATAAAAACTGGGGAAAAATCCCCTCTGGTTGGATTTGTTTAGACTATTGCAAGAAGGTGTGATTTTATGAAGAAGTTTCTTAACAGATTTAAACGCTTATTTAAAACTAAAAAGCGTGAGTTTTCAAAAGGAATTTGTGCGGTAACAGTAGCAGTATTTACTATTGTTGCACTATTCTCAATAATAGATTTTCATAGACTGCAAACATTGGCAATAGAAATGAATGCCGCAAGTATGCCAACCCCAGAGGTTCCCGTTAGACTGATTGAATGTGTAGTAGTGGTCATACTTGGATATTGCGGATACCAGCTTGGACTCAAAGGTAGTCGTAATCGATACGGAATTGACGAGACAGGAGTACCTTATTCTGAGCGTATTAAAGAAATATATGAATCAATTAAAAATGAAAACAACGAAAGTGAGGATGAAATAAGTGGATAAAACTACGATTTTATTAATTGTTGAAGCGGTCGCTTTACTGGTCGCATTTCTGATTAGCAAATTTTTACCTGTAACAAAACTGGAAGTTTTAGATACAGGCTTAGAATCAACTTCCAATATTGTCCAAGAAATTGCACAGTGGGCAGTATTCTTTGTCCACTATGCTCGTCAGCATTTAAAAGAACTGAACGGTTCGGATAAGATGAAATATGTTGTTGAACAGCTCGGCAAGATACTAAGTCAGCAAGATCAGAGTATGTCCGAAGAGCAGATTACGGCGATAGCTCAAAAGGCGTATGATGATATGAAGGCAGAAAATAAAGAATAAAATAGTTTAGGCGAAGCAATTAAGCTTCGCCTATTTTTTCTGATTTCCACTTTATACATTCTTTCATATAACTAATATTTTAATTGTATTAAAGAATATATAAAATAACGTTTTGATTGATTGTTTTAGGTTTTAATTTTTAAGATTTACTAATGATTTTCTAACACATTTTTGCAGAGACTTTCTAACACTTTTCTAACAAAAATGCAAGCTTTCTGCAAAGCTATAAAAATTTAAGGCTTTTTTATCTGCATTTTCACCAAATTTTAAGCGTCGATTAAACGATTTGATGTTAAGAATGACTAAAAAATACTGCTTAAAAAATAGGACATATTTCTCCAAAACCGCGTGCCGAGGGTTCAAGTCCTTCTGCCCCTGCCATAAAAAGCCTTGAAAACTAAGGGTTTTCGAGGTTTTTTTATTTGCTTTCTAACAGCTTAAAAGTACCTTTCTAACACTTTTCTAACACAATTTCGCAGTATTATTATTTTTCTTCTAACGTTTTCTAACACTTTCTAACAAAAACTTTCTAACAGATTACTTAATCTCAATCATTTCGTCTATAGCAGATGCTACCTTTTTTTGTCTTTCAGCATTTGTATGGGCGTAGAAATTGAATGTTGTAGTCGGACTGCTGTGCCCTAACCAGTCAGCAATACTTACTATAGGAACATTTTCTGCACACAAATTACTTGCCGTACTGTGACGTAAGTCATGGAATCTTACAACAGGGAGACTACTGTTAACCAAAATTTTATGGAACTGCTTCGTTAAATAATTTGGAAGAATTACTCGCCCGTCAGCCCATGTGCAAACATAATCTGATTTAATATAATGATCTCCCATTATCTTTGAACGTTCCTCTTGTTGCGCCTTCTGTTCCTTAAGAATCTTATAAGCGCTTTTGGTTAATGGCAATGTTCTATAACTACTTTCATTCTTTGGTAAGTCGGTATAACTACCTCCAGTATTTTGCTGCAATGTTTCTGAAATAGTTATAGTTCTTTTTTTAAAATCTATGCTACCCCATTTTAATCCCAAAACCTCACTTCGTCTAAAGCCATAGATAGAACATAACTGAACTGGTAATTCAATTACGCTGCCTTTCATAACGATTAATAGTTGCTCAAGTTGTTTGGGTGTAAGAAAATTAGCCTTGAATTTATCTGGTTTTGGTGGTCTGGCGGCAAATGCTGGATTAGAACTAATCAGCCCAGAGTGAACTGCATCTGACAACGCCTTGCTTATGTTTTGATGATGATGCTTGACAGAGGATTTAGATAAACCACTTTTTACCATTGAATCATAATATGCTTCCAAATTAATTGGACATAACTGCTGGAGCTTGGTTTTGTTATCCCTAAAGTACGGAATTATATGTTTCTCCATATTGCCTTTATATCCACGATAAGTATTCGGTCTTACCTTATCTTTAATCTCGGTCAACCAGAGTTCAAAATAATCAGCCACAAAAATATCTATCCCATTATCATCGGTGTTTTGGGAGTATTTTATGATCTGTTGTTCTAAAAACTTCTCTGCTTTCTTTTTGTTTCCTCTAACCGGCAAGCCACTATTAATCCATTTCTGTTTACGATTTCCTCTAACATCCTGTAAGTTTAACACGGCATAAAACACGCCGCTTTTAGCTTGTACGCTTCCTGTAATAGCCAATTAATACTTCTCCTTTCGTGGCTAAAACAATCAATCAAACGTAGGTATATTATATCATACCTTATGTATTCATTTTTTCGCAATAAGAAATTACGCTTTATTCTCTGCACTATTCAAAAAATTAATTACATATTGTTTCGGTACAATATATTTTTTACCTACTTTGATCGACTTTATTATTTCATTTTTTAATAGAGTATAAACTGTATTCTTTCCAAGTCTTAGCATTTGCTGAATTTCTTCCACACTAACTACGTCTGGATATTCTTGAAACATTATTACACCTCTTTAATCGTTTTATAGGGCGGATTAACCGCCCTATTTTTTTTATTTGTTTTTCTTTAATATCTGTAAAACATCATTTACGACATTATCGTATCCTTGTTGGTTGCCTTGAAGTAGCTTATAATCTATATGGAATTTCTCTAAAAGATAATACATAGAGTTTTCAATCTTCTGAGCTTCCTTTTCAGTATGCATCCTTCCAATGGGATTATACGGTTTATCTCTTCTAACAAAGTAATTTATATTATCATATGTATTGAACGTTTTAAGAACAAATGAAACTAATTCTTCCTGAACGTTCATATCTGGATTATATACGATTGAAAGCGGCAACGGAGAGTCGGTTATTATCACATCGACATCATCTTTACAACGAGATAATCTGTATGACTGTTCTCCAAATATATACGCTTGGTTTTGAAATGGAGCCTCAGCCTTTTCCCAAGTTTTGTCTTTTGCAAACTCTGTTACCAGTTCGGCATTGATTCCTGCCATTTTTAATTTCGCAAAAATATATGCAGCTCCCGTTGACTTGCCAGCACCGGGAGCACCGAATAGATTTACAACTAAAGTGCTAATTATATCACTCCCATTCTTTTATTATATCTAAAAGTTTTTTCAAAGATATTGATTTTCCGTCAAGCTTAAATTTATATCCCGCCCTTGACATATCTTTTAGCTGAGGTGGTAATGGAACGCACGATTTCTCGTGACATTCCATCATTCCGACTCCAAATGAATTAAATATTTCAAACTTCATCGCTATTATTCTCTGTTTTATTAGAACCGCCCATCTTCATCTTACTTTCATTACAGTAATTAATTACAGATTCAAGACGTTCTTCTATGGTTTTATCTTCATCTTTTGCGTGCCTTAGAACATCATTGATTGCCAATAATGATCCGAGTTTTAAACCTTTAAGATATCGATCAGTTAATCTTTTTTTATCAGCCTTTTCTCTTAAAACCTTATTAACCATTACTTTACTCCTTTTCTTCTATTGCGTTCCACAACCCACATGGACATAATCCCGGTTGATTTCTTTTTATTTGATTACTAAATATTTTACAAATACACTTTGTATCTTCTGACTTTTCCACCTGACAAGGGCAGTAACCATTATTAGCCTTTAACGCTGACCTTATTTGATCAACCTTCTTACTATCAGTATTAAGTTTGACTATCATTAAGCTGCCACCCTTTTAACATTGTTTTAATCTCATTAACCCCAATAAGTTTGTTTACTTCACCATTCTTTATAATTACAAGCGTAGGAGCTTGTCTTATATTAAATAATTTCGCAAGCTCTGGATTGCTGTCTGCATAAATTTTCTCATATGGAAATCCAACTTTATCAAGAGAGGCGGAAGCGATTTTACAATTCGGACATGTTGATGTTGCAAACAAATAAGTTTTATCATCAGCAGGCACATACGAAACCGAAGACGTTTCTGTTGTTTGATATTCATTAGTTGACTCCATACTATTCTTTTTAAGATAAGAATGAGTAATATCGTAAACCTTACGGTCTATGTATTCCTGAGCTTTACCGTCGTTCCAATTCTGAACGGGGCGGTAATAACCTGTGATACGGCTGTAAACTTCCGTCGGCTTACCACATTCAGGACATACCATCTGCTCTCCAACTATATACCCATGGTCTTTACATACCGAATAAGTCGGAGACATCGTGTAGTAAGGAAGCTTATAGTTTTCCGCTATCTTGCGGACAAGAGTTGCCGCCGCTTTCCAGTCCGGAAGCTTCTCGCCGAGGAATGCGTGGAAAACTGTACCCGAAGTGTAAAGAGTCTGGAGTTCGTCCTGAATATCGAGAGCTGAGAAAACGTCCTCTGTGAATCCAACAGGAAGATGTGAAGAGTTGGTGTAGTAAGGAGTTCCGTTTTCGTTGGCTGTGATGATTTCGGGGAAATGCTTCTTGTCGTGCTTTGCAAGACGGTAAGCCGTTGACTCTGCGGGAGTAGCCTCAAGGTTGTAAAGATCGCCGTACTCTTCCTGATAGTCGGAAAGGCGCTCACGCATATGGTTGAGAACTTCAATTGAAAAATCCTGAGTCTCTTTGCTGGTCATATCTTTCCTTATCCAGCTTGCGTTAAGTCCTGCTTCGTTCATGCCGACAAGACCGATAGTTGAGAAATGGTTGTTGAAGGTGCCGAGGTATCTCTTTGTGTAGGGATAAAGTCCGTTGTCAAGAAGCTTGGTGATAACCGTTCTCTTAACCTTGAGCGAACGCGCGGCAATGTCCATCATCTTGTCAAGACGTCTGAAGAAATCCTCTTTATCTTTGGAAAGATATGCGATTCTCGGCATATTGATGGTAACTACGCCGACTGAGCCTGTGCTCTCGCCTGAGCCGAAGAAACCGCCTGATTTCTTTCTGAGTTCACGAAGGTCAAGACGAAGACGGCAGCACATCGAACGAACGTCCGAAGGCTCCATATCGGAATTGATGTAGTTTGAGAAGTAAGGAGTGCCGTATTTTGCGGTCATTTCAAAGAGAAGACGGTTGTTTTCCGTGTCTGACCAGTCAAAATCTCTTGTGATCGAATAAGTCGGGATAGGATACTGGAAGCCTCTGCCGTTGGCGTCGCCTTCAATCATCACTTCTATAAACGCCTTGTTAATCATATCCATCTCTTTTTTACAGTCTTTGTATTTGAAGTCAACCTCTTTGCCCCCAACAATACAGTTAAGCTCTGCGAGGTCACTGGGAACAGTCCAGTCGAGGGTAATATTTGTAAACGGGCTTTGAGTTCCCCATCTTGACGGAGTGTTTACACCATAAATGAATGATTGGATACACTGCTTAACTTCTTTATAACTAAGATTATCTGCTCTTACAAATGGAGCAAGATAGGTATCGAATGACGAGAAAGCCTGAGCGCCCGCCCATTCGTTCTGCATGATGCCGAGGAAGTTTACCATCTGATTACACAGCGTTGAAAGATGAGCTGCAGGCGATGAAGTAATTTTGCCTGAGACTCCGCCCAATCCTTCCTGAATAAGCTGCTTTAATGACCAACCTGCACAATAACCCGTTAACATTGAAAGGTCGTGAATGTGGATATCAGCGTTGCGGTGAGCGTTAGCAATTTCCTGATCATATATTTCGGAAAGCCAGTAGTTGGCTGTGATAGCGCCTGAGTTTGAAAGAATAAGACCGCCAACCGAATAAGTAACGGTTGAATTCTCTTTAACACGCCAATCGTTAACATTTAAATAATCGTCAACAATCGTTTTATAATTAACAGTTGTACTGTCTATATTTCTAATATTTTCTCTTTGCTTTCTATATAAAATATATTTCTTTGCGATATCATCGAAACCGCCTTTAATCAAAACAGACTCGACGCTATCCTGAATATCTTCAACTGATACTTTTGAATCTGAAATTTTATTATCTAAATCAGATATAACTTTTAATGATAAGAAGTCGATAGTATCGTCATTATATTGTTTGTCACAAGCAGTAAATGCTTTCTTTACTGCTACTCTAATCTTATTAACATCAAAAGTTTCAATGTCACCATTTCTTTTTACAACTTCGTACATTATTCTTTATCACCATCCTCGTCTATTAAGTCGACCACCTCTTTAAATGCCAAGACAGCCTCGTCTAAATTCATATGATACTCTGTGTTTGTAATGATAAAATCCGTTTCATTTACCAATCCGTAATATTGACCGACATCAGAAAGATTTCTTCTATAAGCCTCATCAATATCGTCTCCCCTTGAAAGAATATTGATTAACCTTGACCTACGATCTACATATAAATATACAGACGAAACATCATATCCTAATTTTTTAATTAGTCTGAACATACTTGGCGTTATTGTACAAATGGCTTTGTCTGACTTGCATTCTTCGGCAGGTATTCCATAAAACCAACCACGCCATACTTCAGCTACAAGAAGAAAATCATTTTTAATTAACTTCTCAAATGCTTTCTCAGATACAAAATGATAATCAACTCCATCTTTTTCATCTGGTCTCTTAGGTCTTGTAGTATAAAGAACTATGTTATGATATTTTGGATTCTTATCTACAAATGATTTAACTAATGACGACTTCCCACAGCCGCTCTCTCCTAAAACAGCAATCAAATTATTACACCTCTTTCTTCGGCATCTTACCGCAACTATTTGTTTCTGTACAATAGCCGTACAATTTGCATTTTGGCTTCATATAATTCTTAATGATGAAGCTCCACTCTGGTGAATACTCGTACAATTCTTTATATAAGTCACGCAGCAATTCTCTAAATTCCCAATTTGCACGAGAACATAATCTCTGATGTGACATATCTATTAAATGTCTAAGGTTGCATTTATCAACCATTGTCGTTTCCATACATAAAGGAAGCAGCATACCGGCGTCTTCTCTCGGTATTCCCATTGCTTCCAATTCTGCAACCGATTTTTGAATAGTCTCATTAGCTTGTTCGAATATGTATAAAGCTTTTGGATCGTAACTTACCGTTTTCGGTATTACATATGGATATTCCGAATAATTTATATATCTTGTACTTGCTTGTAATCTGGAAGGTGCTCCGCCGATATGAGTATAAAATTCACGAATAACTCTTGCCGAGTAACCCTCGGCAAGAAACTCAATGTTAGGAAACTCTAACGTTCTTCCATGATTTGATTTTAAACATTCAAGACCTCTTTTATAATTTTTGTTATAGTCATCAACTTTTGCTCCCCAACAATAGCCTGCTCGTTCACCAATTAAGGATATTGGGTTTACTGTTGTGGAATTTAAAATTGTAATTCTTCCCATTTATTATTTCCTTTCGTTTTCGATAATAGGACTGGTGACGCAATTATCAATAAGATTGTCTAAGCATTTACAACAAATATGTATTTTGACGTGCTCTCCGTCATACTTACTTCCAAAGGCTAAAACACGTTCGATAACTGTTGATGCATTAACATCTAACATATTTGATATTGATTCTCCGCAAACATTACATTTAAGATTCATTTGTATCGTCTCCCTTTTTGTTTATAAATTTAGATATTATTTTTTGAACCTCTTCGTCTTTAATAGCTTTACGTGAACTACTAATTGATGTCGCTTCGTCGGTAATAAAGAAACTTACGTAATTTGCATCTTCTTCTTTTGTATGTTCTTCTTGTATTATTGCTATAACTAAAATTGCTATAAACATTATAATAAAAGAGAAAACAAATACAGCCTTATGTTCGTTTACGATGTTTGTGTACCGATTGTTTATATTTATAAACGCTGCAATAATAGGCATTATAAAAATCATTAAGCAGGTTTTTATATAATTTAGTGGTGCTTTTATATAAATCAGTCCTTTCACCGTTATAAAATCACGGTTTTATTTTAAATTTTGTTATGTATATTTAACTATCTTGTTTGATTTTTGAAACACCCAAAAATAACTATGATATTTTCGAGCGCTTTTTTGGTTGGCTTTCTGCCAATCCGCTACTAATCGTACCTTAGCTGTCAGAATAAATAAGTCTTTAGGATAAAACCCTGCCTTTACAGCTTCGTTAGCGATAAATACGTGACTCATATATTGTGTACTGCTGCTAACTTTATCCTGACATTTAAATATCAAGATTCCCTTATTCTTAAGAACACGATTAAACTCCACCATACTATCAATATAATATTGATGTAATAGTTTTTCATTTGGAAAAACCGTATACCATTTATTAATCTTATTGTTATCATCATCTTGCTCTAATGAACGACCCTTTGTTGCTAAAAATGGCGGATCAAACATTATGCAATTTATTGAGTTATCTTCAAGAGGTAACTCTCTACTATCTCTCTTTTCTACAAATGAAAATTTTGGATTTATATCATAGCAATATTGTGGAATCTCTATTCCGTCTTTATAAAACAACCCGTTCCCATAGGTGGGATCGCAATCTATTTTCTTTCCCGGTACGTGTAAATCCAAAATACCCTTTATTATTTCTGTTTGTTCGTATGAAACACTTTTTACCATTCTATTTATTATCATCCTAACAATAAATTTTGTTATATCCGAGTAACCAATAATATTGATTTCTTTTTTCCCATGACGTACATTGTATAGTCTCACCTTTTTCAATTGGAGAGTGTTTATATATATAATTAGGTAGAGTGAAAAGGCTGTCTTTTCCGCTTCCAATAGAATGTGTTTTAACACTATATCCAAAAAGTTTATTATCTTTATGCCTACGCAAAGGATAAATATCAACTATGTATAATTTTCTTCTGTCGCTCTCTTTCCCTGAGCTATACCCCGGATAACCCATAATGTCCACAAAGTTCGCCATTTTTAAATATGTGCTCAAGTCTTCAACGTGAAGGTCTTTGATTTGATTTTCAGTCTCTCTAAGCAAAGATTCTACGTCTAAAACTGTATAACTCTTTGCTTCACCGCCAGACTTTGTGGTGCTGATCGAATACTTTTTTATAACGGATTCTAATCGACTTCCTTCAACTTTGACTTTTGGAATCTTCCTTACTTGACCCTTATTAAAAATACCGTAGAAAAGCTCAAACATTTTCAGAAGTTCTCGTTGATTGCCAAAATCAGAGAAGAAATCAATCTTAATCAGTATGTCTAATTGTTTTTGGTCAATCTTTGTTTCATTTGCAATATCGTCTAACAAGTCAAAGAAATAGTCATACTGATTATCCTTCGATAATTCGAATAGCTGTTTACCTGCTGAAGAACCCATATATTTAATTGAACCTAATCCTTTTGCTATTGTATTTTTTTCGGTGTTAAAGAAGTATTCTTCTTTCGAGACTCCCCATTTTGGCATAGTTACTTTTATACCAGATTTGGTTGCATACTCTGTGCCGTTCTTTATATCATCTTCGTTGGCAGCGTTGTTAAGAAACGCTGTCAAAAATTCTAAAGGATGATAATATCTGTAGTACGCACATAGGTATCCAAGCATACAATACGCAATGGAATGATTATACCCAAATTGATAGTTTGAACTATCTTCAATAATTTGTAAAAACTCTTTAGCTTCTTTTTCTGCTTCTTCTCTTGGTTTAGGTGACTTACTGCAATACCCGTCAAGTATTGAAGGAAGGGCGGCGTCTAATCTATCTTTCTGCTTCCGACCGATTGCACGCCTAATGTTGTCAGACGCGCTACCCGATAAACCACAAATCTGTTGCAAAAACTTAATTGTATCTTCTTGATAAATCAAATACCCAAGATTGTCTTTAAGTAATTCATCAATTATATCTGAGGGATTACTATGAATTTTTCTTGCAAGCAAGTCATCTCTGTATGAAGTTCCTGATGGTCTTATACAGGCTGTGACAATTGACATATCAAAAATATTTTGAGGTTTAAATCTCCTTAAACAGTCAAACGAAAATTTACTTTCAAACTGAAAAATTCCAGATGGACTTCTAATCATATCTGCCCATACATTTTTATCATTCCAATCTATTTCGTGCGATTTAGGATATGGTTGATTTAGATAATTACAAGTATCTCTAATTACCTGCACAGTCTTTAAAATCAAGAAGTCGTATTTTGCAAGACCGGTATAATCGTGAACATTATCCATATCTAACATCAGACAAATTTCTCCGTCTTTATCAAAGACACCAAAGTTATCGTTTAATGTGATCGGACTGATAACCATTCCGGCAGGATGAACAGATTGAGATACCTTTGTTCCCACTAAACCATCAAAGTAGTAGAAGATATCTGGGTATTTATTCTTTGTCTCCTCTGGAGACTGTGAGTATTCGCTTTTTATTTGTGCTATTTTGTCATAATTATACGGGTTTTCTTTAATCTTTTCATTAAACTTATATCCACGATTCTGATTCCATCGGTACATTAACGCTCTGCCAATTTCGTCTATAACACTTTTATCAGCGAGAGTTCCGAAAGAAGCTACACGGGCTGTCTTATCAGCACCGAATCTTTGTATTATATGTTCAAAAATAGCTGGTCGGTCTGATTCGACGCAATCTATATCGATATCTCCGATCTCTTCTCTATCTTCGTTACAGAATCTTGAAAATACCGTATGCCAAGTTTCTGGATCAAGGTCAATGATATCAGTTACATAAGCTACTCTTGATCCACCGACGGAGCCTCTTGCTATGCCGATTGCCATATTCTGAGATTTGCACCAAGATATAAGCTCTGACATGGACAGCATAAACCCTTCCATGTGTAACTTTTTAAAAACCCTAACCTCTTCCTTAATTGCAGACTCAAAAGCTTCAACTTGTTCAGGCGGGATTATCCTCTCTTCAACTTTTGAATCAAATTTCTCTTTGATAGTTTGCTCGAATATTTCAGCATCTTTTTCTCTTGTTCCGTAAAGAATCGGATACTTAATAGATGTATCTAATTCTATTTCTTCTGTTAGTTCATCAAGCAAATTTGTATTATTAAGCGCTTTAACATATTCTTCTTCCGGTAAAGCATTTTGCTCTTTGAACATTTCTAATATTTCATCATATGTTTTATATGTTAAATCAAATTTATCATCTGAGTATGACTTGCGTTTAGCTTCTAAAAGAATATCTCTACACTCTGATTTATATTGAGATGAGCTGTGCGTGTCAGTTCCCACTATTAGAGGCTTATCAATTCTTTTGGATAAAACAAATAGTCGTTTATTATACTCAGCCTGTTCCTCACAGATGTGAGGTTGTATTTCTAAAAAATCGTATTTTTTTGCCAGCTTCATATACATTGGATGTTTATCTGGCAATTTATTTAAAGGCGATGCAAGACAAGCACTTGTTGTGATTACATTATCGGACAAGTTCAAAAACTCATCAAAAGTAATTCGATTGACATAATAAAAGTGATCGTCCTTAAATGAACGGCTAACCAGATCATTTATTTCTTTTACCCCGTCCAGATTCTTTGCCATTAAAATGGTATGGTAATTATCTCTTACTTTTTCTTGTAAAGATTCTGTCATATATATCTCAACAGAATGTATATATTTAATTCCTGCCCGTTTGCAAGCTGCCCATTTTTCTGTCCAATTGGAAATCTTGCCGTGTTCGCTTATTGATAAAGCTTTAGAGCCATCTCTTACACATAACTCTACATACTCTTTAGCATCCGTACAGCTATCAAGTAAACTATAATCACTATGACAGTGATACATTATATAATTATTAATTTAGACACCCCCTAATTTAAACGACAACGTTGTTCATATAACTTTTGAAAGACTTCAACTCCTTTATCTACCGGGCTATCCTTTTCATTTAGCAAATTCCTTTTATCTTTAATGTACTCAACTGTTACAAACTGTTTTAATTTGTTAATCTGATGATCTTGTGTTACATCAATATCTTTATCTAAAGCGAAAACCACTCTACAGCCGAGCTTGGCAAGGATTTTTAATTGATTAGCATTTAGATGTGATGTTAAAATCGCTCCGGTATTACGAATTCCCCACGAATCCGCAAGCAAAACGCTCTTACATCCTTCAAAAATAATAATTTCTTTCTTCTCTTTTATATATTCAAGGTTGTCTGATAGTCCATAAATGGTATTCATCGTTCCCCATTGATAAAAATAACAATATTTCCTTAATTTTTTTGCTTTCCAATCGCTATCAACGGTTCTTCCGCCGATATTTACTATCTTTCCATCAACATTTTTGATTGGATATACTATTCTCTCGGAAAAACTATCATATTTTACCTGAAATTTTTCTAAAGATTCGTCCGAGATGCCTTCTGATCTCCAAATATTAAGCATATCATCACGATTTTCGTATCTATTCATATAATCATCAGCAAGAACGGTAGCTTTGCTTTGCTTAACTGTAGTTTTTGGCTTTTCAAATCGTTTAAAAACTGTCGTTGCGTTTAATTTATACCTTACCTTGATATCAACGTCGTTTAATCCTGCGTATTTCTTTAAAATCTCAACTGCTTCAGGTGCTGAACAGTTGTGATAGTGCCTAACAAACGTGTAAACATTCCCACCAATGCCAGAACTATAGTCAAAAAACACCGGTGGCTTTTGTCTGACCGAGAATGAAGGGGTTTTCTCGTCTTTGAAACAACTTAAACCCCACCATTCATCTCCTCTTTGAACTAAGTCAACATAATTCGATATAAAATCAACAATATCTATTGATTTAATTAAGTCATCTAACTCTAATTGAATCACCCCGCTTAGTTTTATTAAAACGGCGATTGCGGAATGTGCTGTTTTGCTTCTTCGTATAAGATATGATTGCCGTCAAAGAACAAATCAATATACTCTCCTTGAGACATCTGCATTCCATTACGATTAAACGTTACTTTAAGCTTTTTATTACCGCACTCAATACCATCAGCTTCAATTTCTTCTGGAGTTTTGTCTTGAATCATACAAATCGTACTTGCGTTTCTTGCAATTTTTGCAGAATCGGCTAACCTACCTGTTCCTGTCGCTTGAGCCGCACCTATTGCAGCGATATTCATATCTCCGGCGATCTGATTCTTAACCATATCAACAAATCGTCCTAACTCTGCATAACTATCCCACGCATCTCCGTCACCTTTTGATTTGAAATAATCAACAATCAGCACATCTATGCCTTGTATATGGTCGATTCTTTTAATCGCTGTATAAATAGACTGAAGATCAAATGTGGGAATATAAATATGTGTAAACTTCTTTGTTTTAATCCATTGAATAGCATTATCAATCTTCATCTCTTCTTCTTTTGAGTATGCTCCTACTAAAAGTTTGCGATATTCAATACCAGACAAATGAGCTATTACTCTTGCAGTAAACATTCTTGTATTAAGCTCGCTGTCAAGATATAAAACCGACTTATCTTGCTTTAATAAATCAATAGCACAGTTTAGAAGTAACATACTTTTACCTTGCTTTGCTTCAGCACCAAAGATTACTAATTCCCCTCTCTCAATCGAGACATAATCATTTAGTTTCGGAAACTTAAATGGTATTCCTGAGTATGTAGAATTCTGTCTCGACTTTATCTCAGCCCAATACGCATCAATTACATCTTTGTATTCAGGAAAATCATCTGCATGAGTATATGACATTGATATTTGATCAATCTCGTCATATATCTTTTGCTCAAGATTGTCGATTGATTCGTTATAACAAAACTCTTTACTCTTATCAAGCGCAGAAACCAAATCTCTTCGCATTGCACAATCTAAAACTTTATTAACAAGCAGTCTATATTCTTCCACTGTGTAACGAGCAATCACGTCACTCATTTCAATCAGTTCTTGTAGCTGAGTTACTGATATTTCTTTAGCAATTCTTTTCGTAGCTTCAGAAGTGTCTAATATTTCAAAAATGTTATACGCATCCACGTTGGTTACACCCTGTTCAACGAGCATTTGAATTGCTGTGTAGATATATGCGTTCTCCGATATTGAAAAATCAGCAGGATGTAAATTCTCAGACATATATATAAACTCTGGATTATGTATAAGAGTCGCAATTATACCGGCTTCACTCTCTACGCTGCATATCTTATTGTTATCCACGCTATCACCTCACTTTAATTATTGAACATCTGATAATACTCACAAGAATTATTTAAACCACACAGGTATTTACATCTAAAATATTCTATTTCTGGATTGAATTCATCTGTTTCTTCGATTTTATGAATAGTATCAATTGCCCATCTTTTAATTTCTTCATATCGTTCTAATCGAAAAGGTTCTTTAATAAAATTATTTGCAAGAAAAGAATTGATACATAAATATTTCGGTAACCTTTTATACTCTCTTTCTATTGGAACTGCGTATAAATATAACTGATCAAGCGTCTTTTCGATATCTTTATCATTCTTTGTTAAACGTTTCTTTTTTGAACGAGGTTTTAATCTTTTTGACTTATGATCTACTATACATAAATCATTTCCGTCTAAACCTAAATAATCAATTACTCCGACAAAATTATAATTATTTAATTTAAAAAACTGTTTTGACTCAACAGATATTTTTTCAAGAGGTATAGGTTCAAAACTATCTAAATAACTAAGCCCATCCTTGATATATTTACAAACAGTTTGTTCGCTCGGACGCTCTCCTTTAACCTCAGATGAGAAGTTCAGTAAAAATTCTTTTTTTAAATCTTCTTTTTTTATCTGTCCATTATAGAATTGTTCTAACAATCCGTGCATAAATTTGCCGAAACTCGAATAAAACATCTCTTCGTTATTCGCTTTATATATATATCTTAAAAAAAACTGATATGGACATTCTTCAAAACATTTAATACGAGTGTAGCTCCATGTCATCTTGTCTATGATTGGTTTATATTTTGCCATAATCAATTACCATTCAGTTAAAACGGTAACGGCTCGTCGTCGATATCTAAGTCTCCCTCAACGGGTTCAGGATCATCCTTTGAAACCGTTTCTTCATTCTTTTTATAATTTGAGGAAACAGATTCAAATGAAAAAACTTTATATGATATATACTCTCTTTTGGTTTCTTTGTTATAGGATGTTGAAACATCAACCTCTCCGAGTTTAATTCTATCGCCTTTCTTCAATGCTAATGCCTGCTGTGATACTGCAGAACCAAGACATCTGACAATTCCTGAAAAATCAGTTATGTATCCCTTATCTTCACTTTTCTTACTAATTGATACCCTAAGTTTTGTTACATTGTTTGAGATTGATTCAACTTCCCAAACCGTAGCATATGCGCCATTTCTAAATCCCATACTTAACACTCCTTTAAAAATTTGTTTTCTTTAAAAATTTATTTTCAAATTCTGTTAAAATCTTTGAAGCCAAAACAGGTTCAGATACTTTTCTGTAATCTCCGTCTTTCACATACTGCGTCATAAATTTACGAACGTCATCTGTTCTTTCTGGATTAGCTGCCAAATATACATTAACATAATCTTTGATTAGACCTTTAATCGATTCGAGAGTTGCTTTCTGTTCAGCAATTTCAGCTTCTTTTTGTTTAGAACGATATGCATCTACATCAGTTTCCATCTGTGCGATTTGGAAAAAGCTTATAAGAAAATATCTTGTACAATAAGTAATTGCACTACCGAAGCTTTGGCTGGGATCAGCCTGAGAACCAGTCAGGAACCACCTTACATCCATTCTATCATCAGGATTATCGTCATTAATCCAAGTAAAAACCATCTCAGCGGTAACAAGCATCTCAGTTTTTGTTTCGTCATAAGTTCTTCCTTGTTTATCAACCTTAGTGCTAACATTAGTAATCGAACTAACTTCTCCTGTAGTTGGAACGATTGAAGGAATAAGTGAAACTCTGTATTTTTCCATACCGGCAGTTATCTTTGCAAGAATATTTGTGATATCAGAATACTTATAGTTGTATCCTTTTTTATCCTTCTTTACGGCTTCTGCAAACTTTCTGATCTTTGAAAGCTTTTGAACGAGATTAAGCTCGCTCTCTGTTGTATTATTCTGTGTTGGCATTTAATACCTCCTAATTAAAAATTACTTGAGAACCAACGGAGTTGAACCGCTGCACATCCCTTGTTCTCGTATCGGGTATATTTTCTGTATTGATATGTATTAAGTAAAAAGATCCTTTCGGGTCTTTTTACAATTAAGTATTAATAATAAAAAGCAGCTTTCCATCTGTCATAGTCTATAGAATAGTCTGTAGCAATTTTTCTGATAACGTTCTTTTTTGTGCACTGAGCCGATATTAAATCATACTCCCTGCCCTCAGTATAGAACTCAGCTTCATCTATAAAATCAACAGGCAGTCCGGCAATTTCTTGTTCGTACTTACGATAGAATATCCCAGAATCAAATAGCCTTTTATAACTTAGCCTGCTGGAAACTTTACCATCGTTAAATGCGTTACGTATTTTTCTTGTTACTTCTGTGCTAATATAATCAATACTCCCAGCCGTTTCTTTAGTTCCTCTTAATATAGAGGTTCCATTAAATCTTGGCTTATTAATCTTTTCTGCATACATAGGATGAATATATACAAAATAATCATTATTCGCACAAACTTTAAACGCATCAATGGCTTCTCGGTATATCGGATATTTTCTTCCATTTAAAATAATACTCATTGATCTTAAATGGATGTTTTCTTTAGTAATTGACAATAAGTCTTCAATTCTGATTCCACTAAAAGCACACCAAAGATAGCATCTGTATACCGAATCGTGTGTGCCTAATGTCGGCGGATCAAAGACCTTATCAAGAAATGTTTGTAGCTGTAACGGATTGGCGACCATCTGCAGTTTGACTTTATCCAAACCGACACTCTCAATCCCTTTAATCGAATCACACGCCCCTGGGATATGATTGTTGTTTGCCCATTTAAAATATTCACGAAGAACATTGATTCTTGAAATATGAGATCTACTCTTCCTTGTAGAAATATTATCAACCACAGTTTGAAGTTTTTCTAAATCGAATGTACATATATCAGCACCAATTTCCTGCTCCCATTTTTCTGTAGCATCAAACACATGTGCAGCATCTCTTTGAGACTTTAATCCACGATATCTCTCGTCGATAAATCGCTCCTTTATTTGTGCGTTAAACATAATGTCCACTCCTATATTTAAATTATTATGCAACTCTATTTAAGTCTTTAGCCTTTTGCCATATTGATAATAACAAATTCGGATTGATATATGCAATCGCTGATGTGGCTAATAAACTACCTTCAGCAACTTTGCTCATTTCGTCTTCGGATATGGTTGTTAAATAAACTCCTATGTTGTCCTTCGACATCCTCTGTGGATTTTCACATAAAACAATGCTGTTATATTTTAAACCAGTATCGTCTGCTGAAAGAAATACGTGTGTCGGCTGACCCATTTTCTTAATTGCCGTGGTCAGAGGGAGCGCAATGATATTAGGACTATGAGAATTACCTACATTGTTCTGAAAAACCAGTCCGGGTCTCCAGCCCTGCTGCTCGCAGCCTTCTCCACTGAATTTCATAAGATATATTTCTCCAATCTTCGGAGATGTTCTTTTATTATTATCGTACATTTAATGCACCCTTTCTTTAAGTATTGCTTTGTTATTGTTTGAGTGCATTATAACATTTTTAAAGAATAAGTCAATCCAGTTTTTGTGAATATTTTGTTAACATTTCCTTGCAGAGAATGTATATTTAACTATTTTTCCTGTGATAGAAGTACAGCAAGCTACAAAAAAATCCCTAAATGATGTAGAAAAATCAATCTTTTCAACGTATTTAACTGATCTAAGATAGACTTTAGAGTTCCCGTTTGAAAAAACAATATAGTTAGGATTAAAATAAAAGTCAATACTATTAAAAATACCGCTAACTCCAATACACATATTTTTATTTAAGAAATCATTATCTTCTGGAACTATTGAATATTCACAATATGTTCCGCTCTTACATATATCCTCTAATTCATAAAGCTTAAATTTTTCCATTATGTAGTATTCCTCCATTGACAAAATTACCAACAATGTGTTATACTACAGTCGGTGATAACTTGTTTGCTGTCCTTTCATTAATAACTTTATTATTGAATAGTATATTTTGCTTTCATTGTTGCGAACAGGTAATCATCAACCGGCAGTAGTTTACTGTTGGGCAACGATCTTGTTAACGGCGAGATCGTTGTTTTTTTTTTATGCGTTGCCGAACAAATGTTCGTCTATATAATATCACGCAAATTTCGGTATGTCAATAACAAATTTAGGAAAATATTTATTAATCACCTTCCGAGACCTTAAAATCGTACTTGATTCCTGTTTTTAAATTGTCCGGTATATTATAATACTCTGGCAAAGAGTCGATGTACTCTAACAATAGAGTAGGTGTTCCGTCATCTTCCCATGCTCTTTCATAGTCTTGCTGGTATTTTCGATTCATACTCCATACAAAATCATGATTGCGACCCATGTTGTGATAATATAAGTTAAGATATTTATTTATCCAGTCAAGCCTATAGCCATGTTCCGCATAATACTTTTTTAGATTATATTCAAGCCGTTGCGTAAATCTATAAAAATAAATCATTTTATATTTAGAGTCATCAGGTGAGCTTAAGCAACTATAACTCAAGAAGGGTTCAGCTTGTTTATGATATATTAATCCATCGTGCGATAATAATAAATCCAGAATTATTTCTCTTCCTGAATATGCATCTCTAATATCTGGTAAATATAATCGACCTTTTTTAAATGCTATCGAATTCTTTCTATCTTCATACGAAGCATTGTTAGGAATGTTGTTATAAAAATCTAATAAATATTCATCTTTTTCCTTTGCTGCGTTTTTATAATCTTTATCAGAAAAAGCTACAGGATGAAAAAACTTCTTATAAGCTATATAATAATTATTGCCATAAATATACTTAAGGTCATCAATTACGTCACTGATTATTTCTTTCTGAAATGGTATAGTTTCTTTATTTGACACAAATGTGGAATCATCAATCTTTTTTTTTAGTTCATGCTCCTTGTCATAGTTAGTAAATCTATTGTTCATATAAATACGTTCTCTTCTATCTTTGGCAATCTTTGCATCCGCATCAGCACTCTTACACATGTCAATATTAACCTTAATTATCAACGCTATAACCGCAAATACCAGAATTACTATGTACATTTTACGCCATAGCCTCCTGAACTGAATTTATCACATCGTACAGCGACTCAAGTGCATCGTCTAAATGACCAGCCGCATCTTCAATATTCTGAAATCTGTCCGTATCTGCAAAGCTCTCTGGCATATTATCAAGAGAATCCTGTTCTTCATCAGACACGTCAGATATTATTTGTTCCGCCTGTTCTAATAAACTTTCAACCTGTTCTAAGCACTCTAATGCCTTTGAAAGTCTCTTCCTTTTCTTATTGTTCATCTTATTAGCATCCCCTTTTTGTCCAAACGCTTGGATATGTAAAAGATAAGACAACATAATCTTCGTTATATTTGTCAGTAATAATATCAAAACTCAAGCTATTGGATATAAGTTTACAAAATATTTTTAGATTTTGATATACATTTAAAACAATGCCGGATAATTCTATTTTAATGTCATTAGTTCTTTCGTCAATGACCACAGAAAAGCTATCACTATCTATTTCATTACTTAAATAGTCAAAATAATCAGCATATTCTGTTAGAATACTGACATAGTTATCAATTAAGTTATATTCATTCTTAATCTTCTCGTTATAGAAGGCTACCGAAGCTATTATAATATCTTTACATTTTTCCATATCTTTTATCACCCTTCCTCGGAAATAAATATATCATTAAAACAAATCTCGAAATGAACTTTATTACCGAGTTTTCTATAAATAGAAATTTGAGATGCTCTACCAAGCGCAGTTGCAAATAAATTACTATTTATAAAATGCAAACTCGATCCCTCAATACATATTGTCCATTGGTATAATGCATACTGCATCGTCTCGCACTTAATTTTTATATCATTATGCAAAGATATACAGTTATATATTTCCTTGTAAGATTGAAGGAAATCCTCAAATCTACCTTTGTTTAATTTCCACTTAATATCATTTATATCTTTTTCGTTTTCTTCATTGAATAACTGAATTAAGTTATTAAACTGTTCTTCTTCTAAAGCGTTTAGTTCTTCTTCTGACATATATTCAATTGCTTCAATATTCAAAACTTCCTTAAAGAAATTCCTTAGTTTTTGCTCTTCACCGGAACCATCGTCTATTAGACTTACTCCATCGTTCTCTATATAATCTTTCTTGTTTTCAATATTATCCGCCATAACCATCCTCCATTTTTAAAACCATAATTTATATTATCATAAAAATAAAAACTATTCAAGTGTTCTATTCTTATTAAACGAATTCATCCAGTTTATTAATAAGTCCCTCATTCTCTTGCTCGGTACATAAATTGTTATAGGTTCACCTACTCTTATAGCGCTCCTCCAAATCCACTGAAGCATAGTCGATAACGCATATTTATCATCATTTAATTCGATTCCATTTCTATATAACATATTCTTAATTCCAACATTAATATATAGGTTTACGACATATGCAAGGTAGTTCTTATATATATACTCATTCGTTGCTCTTAAATTAAATACTGTATAGTTTTTTTTATAACCATTTATTGTAATTTTATCAAATGCTGACTTAAAGGTACTCCAAAGTAGATGGACATCACCGTCTAAATATCCTTGTTTTAGATAAGTGTTTAACGCTTTTCTTAATTCTACTATGCCTTTGTTGCCTTTACTTCTTTTTTTAAACCAGCTCTCAGACAAACTGTAATCAGCTCTGCCAACCATTTTATTATTTTTAACATAAGGCTCATAAATCTTTATTTTATCTTTTAAAGAATATATGTATTCTGGAATATAGTATTCTTTCTTGTTATCTGTAAACTTGATTTCGCCATCGATATCTTTGTTTATTCCAATATATTTATATTCCATTTTCTTCAACTTAAAAAGACCCCATATAGGCTGTCCTTCAAAGAGATATGTTAGCAGTATCACATCTTTAAAAGAGTTTATAAATTGTGGAGGTAACGCCCAATAGCATTCGATTATATGGTACTTTCCATCATCTGATTGTTCGCAATACCATTCATACTGTTTTAAATCAATTTTACTATAGAGTTCTTTTAATGACGAACCTTCATATTTTTCATCTCCCTTACAGAGCATTCCGTCTTCGTTTATATTAAAGCACTTACATTTTATTGCCATGTTGAGATCAAAATTGTCATAATAGCATACATCAAATGCGTTAATTGCCTCATCTATTATCAAATAATACTCTTTTTGTTTAATATCATCGAGCATTTCGTCAGAGAAATTTTCAAAAGAAGAATGAGTTGTTACAACATTATTCCCTTCTGAAATCAGTTTTGCTATGTGATTAATCTTTTTACCATCGCATCCATCTTCTTTATTACTTGGTGCTACAAAATTACGATCTGCGCACCCTTTCTGAACCCTCTCAACCTCGGATAAGTATGGTGTAATGTAAATAAATTTCTTATCTTTCTCCTGATTCATGTAGTTAATAGCGGCTGTTGTTTTGCCGCTGCCCATTACTGCATCACATATATAAATTATATGTATAGCCTCCTTTTATTAAATTTTGTAAACCAAATTATATTTATTTTTGTTAATTTGTCAATCAGGTTTTTGTAAACAAACTGTTAATTTGTTATATTGATTTAAGAAGTTTTATACATTTAATAATTTCTTTGGCGGCTATTTCCGCCTCATATATGTTGTTTTCTCTGGAGAAAGAAACTCTAAATACCGACCTTGCTTCTTCTGGTGTCAGTCCAATACTTGTTAAAACATGACTTGGATTTGTTATGCTATTATTGCAGGCAGATCCAGCAGACACGCATATTCCTTGTGAGTTTAACATAATAATCAATGTTTGAGTATCTATTCCGGGAACAAAGATACTCAAGATTCGATTTATTCCGTTGTCCTGATTTAGAAATTTCAGAGATATATTCTCCACCTCTGCTTGTTGGGTTAACATCTGAATAAAGTATTTACTCGTTTTAGATATGCGTTTATTTATATCTTTTCTATTGGATTTAAGCCATTCACAAGCACAGCCAAAACCAACAATACCTGCAACATTTTCTGTTCCGCCTCTCAGTCCAAACTCTTGAGCGTTGCCCCCATAAATTAACGGTTTAATTATTGATTTATCCCTGATGTATAAAGCACCTACACCTTTAGGAGCATGAATCTTATGGGCTGAAATCGATACGAAGTCATAAAAATCCTTGGTGACATCAATATCCAAACAAGTTATTCCTTGTACACAATCAGTATGAAATAAAGAACCCTTACTGTGACTTATATTACAAAGCTCTGCGACATTATTTATCGAGCCGATCTCATTGTTCATAGACATTACTGAAACCAAACCTGTATTCTTATCTATTGCTTGAGACAAAGAATCAGGTGATATCGTATTATACTCCCTGTTTGGGTATATTTTTTCGTGAATAAAATCCTCGTTTTGTGCTAACGCTTTTACAGAATTCAACACCGAATCATGTTCAATAGCCGATGTAATAATCTTTTTTCTACCCACAGACTTGAGGTGTTCTTTCAATCCAAAGATCACCATATTATTCGCTTCGGTTCCGCCCGAAGTAAAGATTATGCAATTCGGATCATTACAGTTTATTAAGGCAGCGACTTGTTCACGAGCTTTATTAATTGCGTTTTTTGATTTTATCCCTAAATCATAAATTGAACCTGCGTTGCCATACAATGTACCGATATAAGGTTTCATTTCTGTTTCAACGACTGGATAAACCCAGGTCGTAGCAGCGTTATCTAAATATATCATCTTATCACCCTGTCATTCTAAATCATATCCCCAATGACAGAATCCTGTCACTTCGGTGATATAATCACTAATTTCATCTTCACACTCATAGTTATTTAATTCTTCAGGAATTTCTATCTCGTTGGGCAGATATTCAAGTTCTAATGGATTATCAACATCCCATTTGATATTTATAGCTTTCATTACAAATCACCCTTTAATAATTTCTCATACCATGAATCTATGACAACTTTAATATGAGAAGTATTATAATCATTAGATGTTGTATCAAAGCTGCCTTCTCCAACGTCTTGCTGGTACAACCAAGCAAGCTCAGGTGAAATGATTTTAAATTCATATTCGCCGATTGAGAAATAATCTCCAACTTTAAAATCCCCCAAATTTGAGATAATTAAAGCGGGACGAATGCCGTAACTGATGCTGACATCGTCGCCATCAAGAAAGACATAGCCATTCCTACCGACGATACACGCATCATCACTGCTAATCCAGGGAGTGCGAAGCCACCAAGGATATTTATATTTTCTCTCTTGTTCGTTTAACAAACTTGATGCTTCATCTACAGAAAGAAGTGTTGCCCCAGAAAATTCAATGTTATGAGACTCCATTTTTATAACTTTTTTATTTAATATCATTTCTAATTTCCCTCTCTTTCAAACAATCATCGTAGTTCTTTATTTCAATAAACCTTGAGCGTACTTTCCAGTAAATCCTATCCGAAATATTAAGTGCTTGCTGAACAGATATGTATTGTTTTGCTTTATTTAATATTGATGTGGTTTTAAAACCAGTCCAATATTCACCATTATCAAATCGGAGAACGTAACTCATTTAAAGAGATCCTTTTCGATTTTATCTAATTTATATCGACTAACAATCGCCACAATTAAATAAAATAAATAGTATGCAAAACCAATTATTTCAGGGAGTAAAACATAAAACCAATTCCAATCAATTTTTCCTGTAAGTTTAAGCACGATAAAAACCACCGCAAGTATTTCTGTAAAGCCCAATTACTTCACCCCGCTTCTTCTATTTGTTGAATATCTTCTTTATTTCTATACCATCCGATACTTTGATGCCCTGTAACTGAGTTTTCTAATATCTCTACTGTAACATTATGATGAACTTCACACATATCATAAATATTAGGATCAATAGTAGCATACTCAATAAATTGCTTCAATTTTTTAACACATTTATTACATAACATATATTGAATATTCTCTGACACAGTAACATTTTGTAGCGTGTCTAAGTTCTGTTTACATCTATTACAAATCATATATCATCCTCCGAAAAACGTAGATGTAGAACAAGTTGTAGTTGGGGTGTTGTATACTGAGATGTTATGTATATTCGTAAAGCTTCCCATTGTTTGACCTATCGTAAGGACTTCATCCAAATTAATACCATTTATCGTAAAAGTTAATTCCTTATGCTTTCTTACAGCTATGGTTAAACATTCGTCTTCATAAAATAATATTTTAATATAAGCAAAATCCTGTCCGTCTATATTTATCATATCAATTTTCTTAATATCTTTAACAATAAGTTTCTGATTATTGTCTAAACACTTTTTAATATAAATAAGACTATCTGTATCCCGCCGATTCCTTGTATTCCAATCAAAAATTAAATCATTAGAATTATCGGCAGGTGCGAATATTAAATAATTTGGATAGAGTATAGATATTAATCTTGAGTTCATCAGCTTTTCATATTCAATCGATAATGCTTCGTCGAACGACTCAAACATTTTTTCGTCACTCCTTTTTTTTTATTTAAACACCGGGCAAAAGGCTACTTGAAAGGACGAACTTATCGCTTTAATTAAAATAATATTAAATGCTATTATGGCAAGCGTAAATAATATATCATCACGTATAACAACTATTATATTATTACGCTCCACTACTCTTTCTTTTACTGTCATTAGATTCAAAAACCAAAAGATAACAGTTGTTATGCCGATACCTACAAATACAATGCCTGAAGTTAATGCTAATCCTTTAATTAACACAATTAAAACAATTTCTAAACCACTCATAATACACCTTTCTTTATAAAATAGTTCTTTTGTAAAAAAAGTTAAAATACTTTTTCACTTTTGAGCTTTCTACTGCTACCTCTCCATCCAACAAATCAACTGTATCTTTATTTGTCATAACTCAATTATGACCATACGCAACTAATCCTGTTACCTTTGCAGTCAACGCATGGATGGTATAGCACCGCTCTGCATTTACCTTCTGAATAAAATTGGCAAACACTTTTTTTGTTCTGGTCGTCTGACCTAACATCACTCAAAAGAGTGTTATCGTTTGGAGACATCGTAATAGCAACTATATTTGCTCCATTAAAATAATTAAAGAGGGCTTTTTTAATAATACTGTCTGCATCATCAATTAGAATTCCTTTTATTGGTTGACAATGAAATTTACCTGTTCTAAATGTATCAGCCGTCATAGGTTCTGGAATTGTAATAGCAAGTTCTTTTGCTTTATTTTTCAGATTTTCTACTTGACTTTTACTATCAACAATAATTGTATATCCCGTTGCTTCACTTGTATAAAGAAGCCCTAATGTTTTTCCTGTTGCTCTTTTTTTAATTAAAATATTCATATCTTACTCCTTATTAATGCGCCTCAAAATCTTCCTGATAAGGAACGATTTTTCCTATCATAAATCCTCCTCAAATTGGTGTATAGAAATATATTGTTCATCATCTTCAGTATCTGTCAGGCTTTTATAATACGAGCCGTCTTTAAATAAATTTAAATCCAAACTCTCCTTATACCCATGTTCATTTAAAATATCCAAAATTCCCTCAATACTTGTCGCATAGTCGGTAAAATAATCACCGTTTATACAACCATCAACTACATATTCGTCTTTAAATATCCCAACATCATCATGCTTGTAGTAGACTTCGCATCCAGGCTCTTCGGCGATAAACGAAAATTTTATACAAGGAAAATTCTTTTTAATTATTTTTCTCCAAAATGAACTTTCAAAGTACCATGCTGTGAGAGTATTGATAGTGAAAAAATCATAATCATTATTGAAGGATTCAACTGATGAAACATAAGTTATATCTCCTCGTCCACCCTTGGCATAAGTGGGATCTGAATCCATATACTTAGCCCATACATTGCCAAGCCACCAATTACCAAAATCATTTTTAATTACACTTGGAGTTTCCTCCAAAGCTAAAAGTTCTTCATTAAATCTTTTAAGAACTGAATTGTTTTTCTTTTCTGTATAAAATGCAATAGATGTGTTACACCAATTTGGCATCACAATCCCTCTTTCCTTTTTAATGTTCGTTAAAAACAACAGCCTGTCCGCTTTCTAAAGTCCAGCATCCGCCATCGGTCTTTGCACATTCTGCACAATTACCATTACACTCTATATAATTTTCTTTAACTGTTGTTGTTCCATCTCTATATCTAACGTGCGCTTCAGGCAACGAATATTTGTTGTTATATTTAAAATCCTTCCAGATGCTAAATATAATATGAAGATTTGACGGAAACTGATGGTTGATATCTAACCATTTATTAATTATGTCATATCTTTTAGTAAAGCAAAGTATTTGACAGTGCTGATTTTTCTCTGCAATCTTAACCATATGATTAAGATAATCGTCATTAACTATGTCACCAGATACATGGAATCTAAAAAATCGAGTCAGCATAATTGCTGCCTCAACTTCTCTCCAATATGTATCAGGATCATTAAATAATAGTTCGAGGTTATGTTGATAAGCATCTCGAACAGTCTTCCTTAATCTTTCTAATTTACGCGCATAACATTTTGAAAAACATTTGCAGTTTTTTGCACATGTTTTACCTGCTGGCAAAGATACGCTTGGTATTGCTCCCATTTTAATATTACCCTGGCTGATTTTTACTTCCAAACTATCACCTCGATTACTGAAAAAAAAGTGAGAGCCATTTCTGACCCTCACTTTATCACTCAAGCATATCTTCCAGACAACTGATCTACAAAATAATCAAAAAAATCATAATGATCGTTATCGAAAAGTTCGTTTTCTAACTTGACCACTTTATTATATGCGTGTCTTAATTCTTGTTTCGCTGCCGTATACTCTGAAAGTTTAGCATTTCGCGCTTCGGCTTCTTTTTGTTTTTTATCGCGCTCTTCTTGAATACGTTTATCATATTCTTCCTCGTCGGTTTTCAACTCTTCGGGAGAATCATATAATCGTTTTAATTTTGTAGAATAATATTTCATATAGTCACCCTTTCTATATAATACTTTTATTTATTTTATTACTCAGCAATTTTAACAATTTTGTCGTATAACACTTGATGTTTGGAATCAATCTCACGATCCTCATGATAGTGACCAAAATACCATTTACTATATTCGGTCTTATCTTTGATTGTCTCAAAATATTCAGTTAAGATATCGTTACCATACATATCAGAGATACTTTTTTGTACACTTTTTGGACAACAGTGAGATATAATAAAATCTACTTTGTTACCACACTGTGATAAATTGTCAAGACCTCTTTGCATCTCTTCGTTTGAAGGAAGTTCTTCTTTCCACCAGCTTTGATGGTTTATTCTAAACATCTTATTAAGCGTAGTCATTAAGAATATTTCATTATAAAATTCTTCTTTAGATGAATAATCGTTACGATCTAAGATACCATCTGAAATATCATGGCTGCTTGCTCCGCCAAAAGCGAATATTTTTTTATCGCAAATATCAAAAACATAACCTCTCATAAGATGATAAATATTATCTCTAATTTTATGCGCTCTGCCGCCGTGGAAATCTACCTCATTAAATTCGTCACTATACAGCCGATCAAAGTTTTCATGATTTCCGTCCACAAAAAGTAACGTAAAATTACACTCATTTAAATAATCGAGCCAGTCACTTTCGCTTTCTGTGGCACTCCATATTCCAAAGTCACCACAGACAATCACGTAGTCATCTCTTGTCATTGTTTTCTGAGCCTTAAATTTGTTTTTAGAAAAACGACTCCAATTTCCATGACAATCTCCTGTTATATATATCATTTGTTGTTTCTCCAATCTAAATGGTTGTACTGTGTTTTAGAAGATACTTTCGTGAAACATTTTTAAACGAATCTTTTCCATTTAACGATCTATATACAATTCCCTCTCTTGCAACATCAGGATTGATTACTGAAAAACCATCAGCCTGTGCCTTTATTTCTTCAATAGTGTTTGGCAACATATCTAATTTCAAGATTGGCACCCACTTCATTCCCCATTTTTCAATAATTGCACAACCTGTATTAGAGTCAAGTCTGCCTTCGGAAGAAGTGACAAAATTAAAGATATATAAATCGTTTTCTTTTAGTTTATAAGGGTTTCCTTGAACGTTACCAATTGACTCACCTTGTATGTAAACCCAATCAAGATCATATCTATTGTTTAAAAACTCTATAAGTCTTTCTTCTATATGATATTTCTCTTCCATTTCCCAATATATATTTTTGGATTTATCATCAGGTTTTGAAAGATTAACATTTCTTGAGCAAACATAAAATTCATACTTTTCTTTTCCCTTTTTTATACGTTTGAGAGCGTAGGTACTTGATGTTCCATCCAACTTTTCTGTTAGAAAATATAAACCATCGGTATGACCGTTATTATATCGCCAAGGCTGGTTCTCTATTCTTTCTTCATCAGTCTTCTTTACAAAATCCGGGAATGTTTTCCCTTTATATTTAGATTTTTTAAAGAAAGACAGTATAATTTTTCTACCAAATTTATGTTTCATTAACTTTTTGATTATAGGGTTTTTAAAAAATCGTGAATGCTTAGACTTGATCTTTTTTAACATCATCTCTTTGTCGTCGCTTTTCCTGATATTATCCTCGGCACTATAGTATTTTACCTTTAAATCATCGGTTACATCATCACCGAACTTCTTGTTAGATAGTTCAGGAAATTTATCAAGCGGCATCAATAAACCCTGACTTACAACGCCACACATTCTTTGGGTTTTAATTTTATATTTTTTCTTTTCCAAAAAACTAAATCTTTCGTCTGACGAAGGAACCAAGCTATCTATCTCAAAGTAAATACATTTGTCTCCAATTTTAAGATGGTCGTTTTTACTTATAACAACCCACCATCCATTAGTTCTTGCATATTCTACTCTGTCGTATCCAACCAATGGTTTTATTTCGTCTATAGTTACAACATATGCTAATGCTCTTTTACCGTTTATTAGCAATTACAATTTACCTCCTATGTATTTTATTATGCGTATAGTTCTTTACGAATCAGGTCATCAATGGTTATTCTTCCAGCGAGAACATCGTGTAACTTAGTATCCATTCTTTCTCTGTTTTTACACTTTGAAAGAATATATCTTACTTCTCTCTCTTTTCTCGTTGTCCTGCGATTAAGAATATGGAAATCCATAAGTAAAGAAATCTTCTCATCAATTTCTTCTAAAAAAGTTTTAGGTTCTTCCCAATCCATTAAATCACTCCTTTCAAAAATATTACTCATATTCGTATAAGTCTTTTTCGAATTTATTTATAAAAATCCAAAAACGAATAAGTGTAAACAAAATCATTTTCAATCTCCTTTTATCTGTGTCTTATAAAGGATATGCGGGAAAAACGGGGGGATCCGGATGCGTGCCCATACGATGGATATTAATATCCAGGGATGACGCCGCGATGCTATCTTCGGGGTGTTGTCTCACAACAAAAATTCAGTTGGACGATAAAAGCCGAATACGAGGCAGGGAAGGCTCAAAGTGTACTTGGAATACTTCGAGTCTGAAGCTGCAGATATCGCCTGAATATTATTGCTGGTGTAGTCATCCTTTACCTCTCAAAATGTAACTTCTGCGAAACGCAAGAAGCATCACATAAGTGATAATTGCACACAGATTATGCGTTATAAATTATTTTGAGACAGGATAAAAAAATCCTGTCTCATTATTTATTTACTCGACGAATTGCCGATATCTGTTATGACCGAGCCATTACTCATAACATTCGGCAGCTTTCCGTCCCATTTTTCATAGAATCTGGATTCTAAAACCTTTTCTGTGAGTGAATCCTGGATTATCTTATTAGCTTTCGCCTGAGCTTCGGCTTCCACAATCTTTGCCTTTGCATTTGCTTCTGCCGTCGCCACTTTTGTATCGTTAGTATAATCAGCTTTAAGCTTATCCTGTTCGGCTATCATTTTATCTTCTACTGCTTTCTCAAAAGCATCAGAGAAGTCGATGTTTGTGAGTGTAACAGACGAGATGTTAATATAAAAGCGCTCGTCTATTGCTTTGCGCATTGCTTCCTCAATCTCAGCCGAAAGTTCTCCTCTTTTTGCAATAATATCCATTGCTTTATTTCTCGACATAACTGTTTTTGCCTGTGCCACAGCTATTTTTTCAACCTTGCTCTCTAAAGCGCTGAGTCTTCCGTATTCTGTAGCAATATCAGTTACTTTATCCTGAGAAATTGTATACTGGATTGTTAAAAACAGATCCATTGTTTGAGCGTCGCTTGAATAAGCCATTGTTTCGATATCTAAATTCTGAACCTTAGTATCATATTTTTGATATTTTCTTAAAAACCATAGATCAAAATTCAATCCTGCACTTTTTACATCTACAACCTTGCCAAATTGTTTTACGACAGCAACCTCGCCTGTGTTAATAGAATGGAAGCTGAGCGGAACAATTAATAAAGAAACAACTAATGCAGCTAATGTTATCCAATACCAAGCTTTTACATCTTTATTCTGATTCAAAAATATTAGTGTAGCTATACCAGCGACAATTAGAATTCCAGTTAATAATCCTATAATCATTTTATCTTCCTTTATTTCAAATATTATAGTGCGTTTTTGTCGCCTTCAGACATAGTTGGTGATCGGTTCAACGCACAAACCGGACGCATTGCTGGTCGATTTCCCACCCAACAGAGAAATCGTTTTAGCCTATAATAACGATCTCCGTTTGTCCTGAGAGTAATGTACACTCTTCTCATTCAAAAACGGAGATTAAAAGAACTATGGGAACGACAGGTTGTCGCTTCCATTACAAGAAATTCTTATTTCTTTATTATCAAAAATCCATTAGGCTTCAAGCGCTGATTTACTATGTAAACTGAAGCGTAACAGAAACATTTTGGTTATTTGGCAGGCGTGTCATCTCCTGCATCTCTCGGTTTCCCTGTCATGCCATCGGCGTGTGGTCGACACGAAATTTACCACCTCAAATAACCACGTCTAAAAAAAGCTCCAGACCTCGGCACATCCCCTATAATCGGGAGGTCTACTATCTGGAACTATGATTAACTTGATACGGTTTCTAAACGCTCGCCGAAGAACTGTGCCGTATCTAATTGCATACATGTCGCAGTAGTATTGCAATTAATCTTCGGTTTTTATTATGTTTGCTGCGACAAAACATAATGCGATTGGTGCTCCAATTCGGATTTGAACCGAAACTAACTTGCTCCTAAAACAAGTGCCTCTGCCGTTGGGCTATTGGAGCAAAATCAAAAATCTTCAATAGACTTTCCAATAGCTCCTAAATTCTCTTCGATAACCTTAATTTTAATATCGTTATAAGCGTCAATATAATCGTCGTTGTCGGAGAGAGTAGCAAATATATCCTCACCCATTTCTTTAAGTTTTTCGTCTGAAAATGGGCAAGTCTGATTAAACTCCTCAAAGTATGATTTGATATCATTGGCAGCAAACCTGTTTCTCATTTTTAAAAATATCTGTTCTGATTCCACATCTGTTAATTGTATTGACTTGCCGTTTCTAATTATTGATATTCCATAATCCATACACTAATTTTTCTCCATAAAATAATAATAAAGAACCCGTATTCTTGGTCGTTCTTTAGGTTTAAAGTCTTGATTAACAAAACTTTCAAGTGCATCCATACCTTCTCGTTCATATATTCCAAGACAGGTATAATACAAAGAATCAAGAGACTGAGGAGAAGAATCGCCACCAAAAGCCAAATGCTTCTCTGTATATTTAGCTAAAGCTTCATTAAAGTCCATTTAACAATCCTCCATGATAAGGTCTTCTATTTCAAAAATAGTCTTACACTCCTTATCGTTGGTATATAACAACATTGCAATCTGTTAACTCATCTTCAATCATTTTGCAGACCACATTCCAATCTCCGCCGCCTCTATCACATCCCATATGAAACGGTATAGCCACACTATAACCAGCCCATTGCTTGTTCACGATTTTAAGACAATTCCTTAATGCATCATAGTCGGTATATCGTTTTCCATCGTATCCAAACTTGTCTTGAGAAAACAAATTAATAATTGCACGATTTTCTTCATTGTCAATATATACTGTCTGAATACTACCCAGTAATCCCGGTTTAAGATGTGGATCGTCGCACCACATCTTATAATATTTGTATACTATAGGATATTTTTGTTTGACCTGCTTTGCTATTCCGCTTCCCATTACACCCTGACAATTAACCTGATGTAAAATTACATTCGCATTACTATCAAAGATATCACCTTTTATATATTTCATCTTGATCATCCTTTTCTTTTATTAAATATGAGACAGAAACCTCAATTTCAAATTTAATATCGTCCCACGTATCAGGAAGATCACTTCCTAACCAGTCGGAATAAAATAGGTCTAAAAGATTTATCGATTCTGACAATAGCAGCTCAGTAGTTCGATCTGTAAAATCTATGTATCCTGAATTAAACATTTGAGTTACAATATCCTTATAAACTATTTCATACGCCGAATTAACTATTTCTTCTGGCGTTTTACGTTTAATTTTGTTTAGGAAAAGATTGTGTTCAGATTCAATCCTATTAACTAATTTTTTAAAAATAAGGTTATTTGATATATCATTTGACATAATAACACTCCTCGTTTAATTATCTTCCAGATGATTAATTAACTTTTTGAATTCATCAAAATCTTTTTTGGATAATATAATATCGCAATACAGATAATCTTTATTTTTCAAAACAAACCATATCCTTTTGATTTTTTCTTTGAGAGTATGCCATTTTTTGTTTTGTTTATTATAAAAATCACCACTCGTTATCGATAAAAGAAGATACCAATCTTCATCATCTTTATCAAATCGAAATCTTATTCCTTCACAGCAACCACATTTACAATCAACGATAAAATCTTTTTTATCTTCACTTGTCATTACAGACATGCTAATTCTCCCTTAAACCAAAAGATAATTTATAATATACCTTGCAGCATCTTCCAAAGTATTCTCTTGGTGAAAAATCCCAAGTGAAACCCATGGATGGTTGATGTTGGGCTGCCCAACGCCAACCACAAAAATATTTTTATTACAAATTCTATTTATTGATTCGATTATTCCGAGTTCGATGTGGGTTCCAATACTGTCGGCTATTGTTGTTAAATCAACGATTACAATATCACTATTAATGAGTTGATTAATTTCCCAGTTTCTCGATTCTATATCGTTATTTAAATCATTTTCTTTATACTGATAGAACAAAGGCGGATGGATAAATATTATTTTTTTATCTGTTCCCGAAGTGATTAATTTTTCAATCTCTGATCTCCACCTCATCTGCTCCTTTAAATCAAGACCGCCCATCTTTCCGGAAGTAAATATCTTAAACATTTTCGCACCTTATCGTTTCCAATGTCTGAGGACTCCAGTCCATATACGGAATCATCACTCCGACATTATACATGTTGCAAGGTTTATCATATAAATCTTCTGACATTTTTTTAAAATACTTCATCATATTCCACTCATATGTATTGTGAACATGACCGTATAGATGAAATGCTCCATAGTAATGGTTTTTAAAACAAGTAATCGGATAGTGGCACAAGACTATTAAATCATCTTTGCTACCCAATTCTTTATAGTCTACTACCTCATTAAAACACTTGCGAAAATCAGGATTTTTCACATACCTTGAATCATGATTTCCGATAATTAAATGTTTGTTTCCATTTAAAGACTCCATTATTTGTATGGTTTTCGTGACATTATGCCAAGATACATCACCTAAAATATATACTTCGTCTTTATAACCTACCTGGTCGTTCCAATTTTCAATTAATGCATTATCGTGATCTTCTATATTAAGCCACGGGCGGTTATCGTATCCTAAAACATTCTTATGACCAAAATGCAAGTCAGATATAAAAAATGTTTCTCCCATTAAATACCTCCTCTTATTGATTTTATTGGAGCTTCAGGCGAGACTCGAACTCGCAACCTGATGCTTACGACAAGCACCTGCTCTACCTATTGAGCTTTACTGAAGCATATTGATATGATTCCCTCGCAAGGACGCTCATATCAGGCGCAAGTATACTTTTAGAATTTACTCCCTCTTCACAGTCGTCGACTTGCCTAATCGCGTACTGCCTTATCATATCCTTTATTAAACGAGTGGAGTGGTAAGGAACCGCCTCTCGTTGTTCTTTGGGCTTCAGTCGGGTTATGAGTATACTCACTTACCAACAAAACTTACAAGTCGTTTTTAGACGATTGTCATGTAATAAAAAGCCTTAGCCCAATGACTTTTTTATTTGAACAGCGTATGGTACTCCTTCCTCATACAGGACAACTCCGTTGTATTATTAAGGCTCCAACGGAAGAGCAAGGTATGGCTGTTCTTCATGCCTTTAACTTATTGTGGAACATTAAACACACTCCATAAACTAACACCTCATGCTTTTTATAAAACAATATATGAAATATAGATTGAATCATTATTCAGATTCTATCTTTGCTCCACACTTGGGGCAAAATTCACAATCCCAGTAGAATTCAATGATACCCGGATTTAGTGTGGAAATCTGATAAGGTCTTGTTTTTCTACAATTACTGCATACTAATAAACCAGAGATTTTATTTTTAATCCATTTTGCGTTTTTGACAGGAGCTACCTCGATTAGTCTATCACAATCACGAAATTCTTCTTCTATATCTTCTATTCTATCTGCATATTCATAGCTACAACCTATGCAGTGGAATCCTTTTTCGCAAATAAACATTGTTTTTTCTCCTTCTGTTTTTTTTATGTAGTTATTGTTTTTTTGGTGAAAAATCTTTAATGTTCCGGCGATACGCCCCGCGAGCATTATCGCACGATCCCTATCCCAACTTACGGCATGGGTCTCCGATTTGAATGTTTTCTTTCAGGTTAAACCCTATTCAAGTTGCGGTTATCATACAACCCATACAAGGCTCAATAACAAACTGCGACTTGAAACAGCTCGTTACTTCAACGCCACACGAACAGTCTTGTGAATGTGATTAATAGCATTTGTGGAAATCTTGCAGGAGGTGCTCTGCCTGTTCGCTTCCAACTTTTTCACAGATGGTACGCATTGTTAAGAGGCGTCTGTGCATCTGGTATTGGGTACGAAGGACAGCTTTCCTAACCAGCCCCTTGTACTTCGGGGATGTTGGAGCTTCTGGACAGACTTGAACTGTCAACCTGATGCTTACAAGGCAACTGCTCTGCCAATTGAGCTACAGAAGCATAGATTATAGACTTCCAATTATAATATTTTTAAACAATTTTACCGCTCTTATATTGAGTTTAACTCAAATAATTAGGTAGGATTTGAACCTACTTTTACCGTCTGCTGCTCATTCAACATTTCGGCTCTTGGTTATCGGTATCAATGAGTTTTCCTATACCTTAGCGTTCTTCCCCTTGAACTACTAATTATTCAAGCTTTTTAAAAATGACAGTTCTTGGCGAACTTATCTGATGTAGAACTGTTAAGATTATCCAGATACCAATTACGTTGTTAAGTATCATAATCCCGAATAGCATAAGTTACGTTTTCCTATTACTAACGGCGCTGGTGGGTAGGGTTGGACTTGAACCAACAATGTCCCGTAGGAGCCAGATTTACAGTCTGGTGCAATACCAATTATGCTCTACCTACCCATATAATTAAGGGTTTTCCTTCAGTTATAATTAACCTATCCAGTTTGCGGGTAACCCATAACCCTATAAAACTCCATTAAAAACTGCTTTCTGGAACAACTTTTAATATCAACGTCACACTGACAATCTTGTTGCCAGCAACCTTTAAAGGTTTTGGTGGGAATAGTGGGATTTGAACCCACATCAAAGGCGTTTCGTCGCATATACCCTTTCAAAGCGAAAAGCTTTACCATTAAGCTATATTCCCATAAATTGCGTGTTTTTGTTGCCTAATGGCGTAGTCGGAAACAGGCTCAACACGCAAACCCTTTCAGAGCCTCCACACTTACTGTTCCGACGGAGCAATGTGCTTCAATGGCATTTGCCTGTGAATAGCTTCTTTAGTCTATAGCGACATCACCAGGCTATGGAGAAATTAGCCTCACTATGAGTCTCCTTACTCTTCTTTTGCGCAGTGGTAAGAGTACAACCACTTGCTGTTTATCTTGTCCGTTGGATAATCAGCGTTGGCAGGGATAGCTGGATTCGAACCAGCGGATAATGGAGTCAAAGTCCATTGCCTTACCGCTTGGCTATACCCCCATGTAAGCAACTGGCTGTTCCTCAAACTCCATTTACCTTTTTCTTGATAGGACTTACCCGTTTCCTTTTCAAATTAGACGTGGTTGTACATTTGCCATTTCCATCAAGCACCAGTTGTTTTATTATTACTTATAATTCGGGAGCTTCTCCTGTGCTCATCACAAATCACCTCAATGGGTCATTGTTTTTAACATCTATTTTCAAATCTTTAACATCTTTATATTAATTTACCACCATAGATCATAAAAGTATTTTGAAAAAAGTTCAAAGAATCTTTCTTTATCTTCGACACCCTTTTTCTCAACTAATTTCGTTTGTTCGATATCATACTTATATGTTTTATTTTTTTTATCGTATATAATACATTCATCGGTGCGCTTGTCTATGTCCATACCGTCCAGACACTCAATCATTTCAGACAGAATATATCTCCAATCTTCGATACTTCGACATTCATTATCCTTTGGATACGAGCAAGTTTTATCTCTGAACTCTGTTAACATATGCCTCATTATGTCGATAAACCAATAATCAATATCCCATAAGTCGTAGTTTGAATACCCTTTTATAAACCTTTGACATCTTCTTATGAATTTATCGAATTTATCTTCGATTCTATATTTAAGTTTCATAATTCAGCTCTTATCTCCCCGGGGTATTTATAATAAGGCATCGGCTGTAACTTAAATTTGTTCTTTTTATGAAGGTAATCGATGCGCTCTTTGATTGATTCGTCATCGCATACCCCTTCTCGAATATAACGATTTAATACAGCATATGAAAACCCTAAATTTTCTTCATCTGTTTTCCCACAAAGTCCGTCGGATGGTGTCTTATGAGTTAAATATTCTGGAAGACCGCAGGCATCGCCTACTGCAATAACTTCGTCAGTTGTCAGCATAGACAGCGGACTAAAGTCACCAACACTATCTCCGTATCTGGTTGAATACCCAACCCAATCTTCTGAAAGATTACAAGTGTTTGCAACCCTACCATTAACGCTCTGTGAAACAGCATATAATGTTGCCATTCTTATTCTCGCCGGTAGATTAATTATTGTCTGTTCGGAAGGGTTAAAAATTTCCTCCAGTTTATCCATAATATCTATAAAGGGATCTCTGATATCAATAGTGTAACTTTGGATATCAAGGATAGACAATAATAATTCGGAGTCTTTTATTGAATCATCGTCGTTACAATCCTTATATATGGTATCGTCAGTATTTGGCATCAATACACCAATAACTCTGTCCTTTCCAAGAGCTTCTGCGCACAATGCGGCGACAACTGAGCTATCCTTTCCGCCTGAAATACCAACGACAGCATTACAATCAGAACCTATCTCTTCGAAAGTCTTCCTAATCCACTTAACTATTTCATTCTTAACTTCTATAGCGTTGAAGTTAGATGCCGATTCATTTTTCATCAGAAATTACCTCCGTGTAATACTTTTCTTATATCACTCAAGCTTTGTTCACGGAGTAGTTCTCCATCTTTAAATACAGGCTCCAGTAAGTTACAATCATTACAAGCTTCATCCCATGTAAGTTCATCTTTATAAACTAATTTATTATCATAAAAATAAACCGAACAGCATCCCTTTTGTGACTTTTTAAATCCGCCATCTTTGGGATTCTTAAATATAGGCACAGGCTTACCGTTAATCTCACAATATGTAGCTTTAATGCAAGAACTAAACGTGTCTCTTGTAAACGGCTTAAGAACGCCATCTTCTTCTATGCACTGGAAAGAAAAAGAACCAACACCAAGAGCTACGTTTGAACAGGCGAACCCATTATCTGCTAAGATTTTATATATTTCCTCGCATCTTTGTATTGTGATTGAGTCGCCATAAATCGCCTTAACGTGTGGATCGAGAACCTTATATCCTTTACTGTTAATTGTGCCACCAAACTCATCCCAAAGCTTGAAGACGGTCTTTGTTACAACATCAACACAATCTCCTGAGTCTCCTCTCATAAGCATGCATCCGTTATGAGCCATGATTTCATCTTTAATCTGAGGAAGAACATTATCAATTATATTCCAGTAATCATAGGAATCCAGCACCGCTGAAAAACTTGTGTTAGGATATATCTCCGTAAGGAGCCTCTTCAATAATGTGATTTCGTCCCCGTCAACTGCGAAATTAGAACACATAACGGAATGTTCTGTGCTGGGACTTCCGAACGCAACCGGTTCTTTCGTACAGTCACAGTTATACATATTTTCTAAATAGGGAATTGTCGGGACGGTAGCGGTGTTTAAGAATGATAAACACCAACCAGCTCCGGCTTTGATAGCGGATTCTGTGCACTCTTCTCCTCTGAAATCAAACGCTCCCAGAGCCTTGGCTCTGGGTATATTATCGTCGCATGTTAAATCATAATACTTATTTACTATCTGACGATAGGTATACCCTACCGTGGCTGCAATCATGGGATGCCAGCTCTCTGCTGATATCAGGCTTTCAAGTGACTGAGGTAGCCACGCAAAATCAGGATGTGTATTTGTAATACCAAACATCGGGACATGCATAGGTACGATTGTCCCTTCGGGTAAAGCGACTATTTCAATAGGAAGATATCCCAATTTATGAAGTTCGATTATCTTTTTTATACCATATACATCTTCTCCGAGAGTTGCATCCATTACTCTTTTATATTCAAACATTACATCTAAAAATGGCTTGTTAAAAAACTCATTATTAAAGTAATCAATAAGATATGTTTTTATGAATGCCTGAAGCCCAAACATAACAACGTTATCCCATCTCTTTACTCTACTCATTCGTGGCGTAAAGTATGAAACTGATTTATTAATGCCTTTAGGAAGCATCTCTGCATGTACTGATTTATAGAAATCAATTAGTAACATAGGGTTGATTTTGTTCATTTATAATCTCCTTATATTGCTTTCACAAATTTATTCATTTCATTTAGATATGACAGTCAACGATTGTGATTTCCCAATCATTTTGCTGTGCCTTTTTTAGAATTCTTTTCACTTTACTACGCCAAGCCTTAAAGTCCTCAGCGGTGGCGTGAGATATACCCCACCAACCCATTTGTCCGGGTTCTAACCATTCGCCTGATGGCAAAAGCGCAGCATAGAATGTAAATCCAGAAACCCAAGCCGCATATTCTTCGGCATTTGCATATCGTTCGGTAAAGTATTCCCTCTTATACAAAATGAATTCGAGAAGTTTTTTATCTTCTTCAGTAATAGGTTCTTGCCCCTCGATATACAACTGCCAAAATCTGATTGCGTTTTTGTATTTCTCTTCATTTCGGTAGTCAATATTAACATTACACATAGACGCTTCGTTTGTATAACTACCGTCTTTGAGCGGCACAATATCTGAAAATCTGCCGCCAATACAATACCAATCCCACTTAGAATTAGGATTATAATTAGAAAATACAGAACCATCGGGTCTAATATTTTTCTTTGCGTAGTAACGGATGCCATCAAGGTAACAATCTTCGTCAGTCCAATGGAGTTTTTTTTGGAACTCTTTGGAGATATACTCGATATGAGCCTGATTATAAGAATGTTTTTCGATATACGCCTTTGGATCTTTTAAATATTCTGCATAAACACCGTTTTTGTATGTTTCAATGTCACTGCGAACTTTTGCAATGATATCTGCCTTTGGTATGTGATGAGGTACAGGAAGATTCTCATCAAAAGGAGCGAGTAGTTCTTCAAGGTTTTTGCCGTCAGGATCAAGGAACACTGCAACAGCATAGTGACTCATGCAACTTCACCTCGCTTCAGAACTGTAATTTTTTCGTGCGCCAGAGTAAAGACGCTTCGAGTTGTGTAGATATGCTTAATCAAATTGGAATTGATAAGCTCACCTTTAAAGATTGTATTTTCACAGTGTGTAACGTATAAATATATATCATTAGCGCCAGCTTCTTTTAATGCCTTAGCTGAATAATAGAAAGTTCCACCCTTGCTGCAAATATCGTCTACTATAAGAATATCTTTTCCTTTTATAATCTCCGTATCTGCAACCATAATTCCTTCTATTTTACCGGTTCTCCAGTCTCTCTTTTTAATTCCGAAAGTGTATGGTCTATCTTTTGAAAGTTTCGACTCAGAGTATCGCTTCATTGCACCCTCATCTGGATAATATAGAACAACGTCAATATTTTCTTTTTCTAATAAAGACAATGCTTTGTGAGGATAATAATCAATATCGGTAACAATTAAATTATTAATTAAAGCACAACTTACATTTGAATGTGGGTCTCTAACAAACACTTCCTCAAAGCCAAGAGAGTTAATGAATTCTGCAAAATATTTAAGTGTAAAAATTTCGTCTGGATTTTTCACCCTATCCATCCTTGCGTTTGGTATATAAGGCATATATAAATGTATTTTATTATTAGCGCTTCTTAGGTGCGAAGTAATATAGAATAAAACTGCCATTTCATAATCAGATTCATAATACCAAGAGATATTTGTTCGTGCGTTCCGTTCTACATTAAGCCTGAGCGACATAGTTCCGTCTGGAAATGTATTATTATAGTTAATTACCTCTCCATTTACTTTTATCATTTATGAGTCTCCTTTATACATCGTATAGTATATTCGGGCATTCTTGACGCCCACCATTCATCAATCGCATTATCAAGTTCCAATTCATTAACATTATCATCTAATTCGTAGTTAGGCATTCGTTCTCCCCACCACTCAAGAGCCTGATCTAACGCTTCCGCTTCTGAGCTTGAAGTAATAATATAATATACTTCGTCCCAAAACTCCCCTATTCCAGCATAATATACACGATCATAGAGTTCTACTTCAAAAATATAAAGTTCCATTTTAATTCTTCTAAAACTAATCTTCGTTAACTACGTTGATATGACAAGATTTCATAACGGCAAGCGCAGCTTTATGCTTATCAGGTGTTACACCTGCACAGCAACTTGCATCGACCGTAATATCTATCTGAGGATACATAGCTCTTATGATAAGCGCATTGGATACAACACATATATCTGTACATAACCCAACAATTTCAACCTCGTTAAGATGTCTTTCACCTATATTGTCTTCTTTATCGATTTTCACGTCCCAAGCATCCCAACCAAAGGTAAACTTATCAATATGTTCACATTCGGGGATATCTATCTTGTCTGATATCTGCCAACCATCAGTACCACAAATACAATGCTTTACCGGCAGCATCTTTCCTTCATGTGTATCAAGATAGTTTTCATAGTGCGTATCCCTTGTAAATATAACTTCGTCGCCTCTGCTTACATACTCATCTATTTTCTGTTTTACACGAGGGACAATTTCTACAGCTTCCTTAGTTCCAAGTGTTCCATCAATAAAATCATTTTGCATATCAATAACTATTAGTGTTTTTCTCATTACGCTCCTCCTTAATCAGTTGTACTATAGTAATAATCTAAATCCTCATTTTCTAAATTTTCACAGCACCAAAGGTCTAATTTAGCCCATAAGGTATTATATAATGTTGCTAATTCCTTATTACTGTCAGCGTGTTCCCAAATTTTCCAATTCAAAACCATAACCAATTCAGTTATATATTCGACGTTATCTTTCCAACTTTCAAATGATCTGTTATATGTATCTCTGACTGCATCCGCACCAAATGAATCGGCAATGCTGAAATCCATATAGAATGTTGTTTTTGGTTTATACCCAGTTACTTTTTCAATATTCCAGTTTTTATACATATTATTCACACTCTTTTCCCATGAAATATTCTGTAATCGGGGCTGAGACCCAACAGCTTAATTCACATGCGACTTCAACGGCTTTAGTCGGTGAGTTCCCGAAATATAAAGCTGCTAAAGCAAAATCCTCACCTGCTCCTATCGCAATATAATCAGTAATCTCGGTTACAAACATTCTTTCTATAAGAAACAAATGACCTTTCACTGCAATCAAATAAGAATTTTCAATATGGCTTCCGGTGTAATCTTTTTTCCAAGAGGAGAACTCTACGATGAAATTAAGAACATCTTTTTCTGTTGGCGTCTCAGGCTTATGAGTTTGCGAAAAGCGGTACATCAGACTTGTTTCTTCCGCAATTCCCACGCCTCCGATTATCATTTCGTTTATCGCTGAAAGCTTCGAGAAATCTAATTGTGGGTATTTTGTTGACCCCTTTACCGAAATTGAATCAGCAGCAATAACAATTTTATCCTTGTACACTTTCCCTGCCACTACACTCATCACAAATCTCCTTTATAATACTGTTTTTAATAAATTCTATATTTCCGCTCGTTTGTGCTAATTGAATAGTATAATGTATAATATTTTCTATCATACGATCCGTGTATGCACATTCATTGCCAAAATTATTTAAATAGTTTAAATACTGCTTACACTCATTAATTATTTTTTCTATAAAATATTTTGGAACCACACTAAATTTCCTTTCTTTAATATCATTTCTGCAAAAATCCATATCTAATAATGGATTGCTGGGTTTAATTTTTACATGTGTCCGACAGGACATCCTTAAAAATTAAACTCTATAAATCCTGTTTACTTTGTTTCACTAATTTTGAAATATTACAAGTTAATATTTCAAAATTAATAAATATTTAGTTTCTAACAAAGTGTCACTTCTGCGAAACGCAAGAAGCAGTTTAACGTATTCTTTATGTAAATTACCAAGTTAAACTAATCTGCATATGGATTTATATCTTACCGATCTAATAAATATGTTACAGGGATAGTAGATCTATGAAGACGACGAGTCTGAAGGAGGAAGCCGGTCTTGCAGGCGTCCTGAAGACTTGGTGAACTGTTGCGAGACAACGCCGCTGGTATGGAACCAGGATGATGGAGGTGCATCGATTGATCAGTGTGAGATGAGGCGCTGCTCTGGATTATGGGCTGTATTGGGGCGCAACCTACTGGGTGCCGTCGTCATTCTCTCAAAATGTAACTTCTGCGAAACGCGAGAAGCAGTTCAGAAATTTGAACTCATTGCATCGGTAATAATAAGCCTTTACTTTTAGGTTAAAATATTATGTTTAATATTTTATTTCGTAAAATATGTAATATCGTTTTTAATCATATTTAGAACATTAACATTATTTTTTTTGTTAATATGTTCGATTAATCGCATTATCCCCTTTTCTTCGACCATTGAATAATAGCTTCTTAACCCTTCCATATATTGAAGACGATCTAATTCGTAATTTTTACCAGCCTTTTTATCTCTGATATAGTTTGTAAGCATAGCTTCAAACTGTCTTTTCTTTTTATAGCCAATTGTTATTTCGTTATCTCTATTAAGCATAATTCCAAGATTCCAGTTTGAACCTGATGAAGAACCGTATCTCGTCTTTGAACAATTAATCTTAAATGGAGCGTTATATTTTTTCAGTACCTCGTTTATAATATTTTCAATTTCTTTATGGTTAAAATCGTATTTTGAAGAAATAAGAAAGTCGTCTGCGTATCTCGTATAAATATACTTTTGTTTGTTATAATCATTTAATTTATTAGACAATTCAAAGTCAATCGGAATCATCATAACGTTAGTAATTATTGGAGATATTGGCGTACCCTGTGGCAGCCCGCCATTTAAAAAGGCTAATTCTATAGCCTTTGTCAGTTCTTCTCTTCCCTCTGAATTTTTCATCACTTCGCTTAACGGAAATATTTTAGAGAACATTTCTAATACGAAATCTAATGTAGTGCTTCCAAAAAAGTCAGATAAATCATATTTACCAAACCATTTGCTTTCATTTGCCTGATGCTTTTTAACAGCATCTATAGTGCTTCTATGCTTAATATAGGCAAATGCTGATGTATGATATAAAAGCCTGCAATCATTTTCCAAAATATGCTTTAAATGACGGAGGCTCGATTTTAATTCATCATTTGGAGCGTCAATTCTTCTAAACGATTTTCCACTCCTCTTCGGAATATAAAATGTATTGTATAAATCAGCTCTATTAGAAGCTCTGAGGTAATCAGTATGCTTATTAAACAATTTAAGCTTGTTGATTATTTCGTCTACATCGACAGACGAAAGAAGTCGCTGACTTATATTTTCTACACAATATGTTTTTGTGTTTGACGTATTAGGGGTTATCATATATGATTTTGCGTTTTCATCATTTAAAAATTCTTCTAAAGAAATCTGGTGATATTTGGGTTTTTGAAAAACAGTAAAAAAATACATATTATTTCCTTTCTCTGTGATCTATTACATAATGATAATTATTAATTTTATCTATATAATTTTCTTTTGATGGAGGTGGCGTTGGTGATTTTTAATGGAGACAGCAGGAGTGATTGTTGTACAACCTTGATATGGATGCCAATTGCCTTCATTGGATTTGTTGGGGGACAACGTAGAAATTGGGGGTCAATCATGATCCTGCATTAGCTTCAGCTTGGACTGCAAGTTCGATTAGATGGAAGCTTGGGTTGAGTTACCATCTTGATATGGACTATCCTTGGCTATTTCCTTACCTCTCAAAATGTAACTTCTGCGAAACGCAAGAAGCAGTTCAGAAATTTGAACTCATTGCATCACAGTTTATATTTATTTAAATTAAGATATTATCCCGCCGCTTTTTGCGACGGGATGAAATTTTTTAGAAACAGTCAAGAACGCCGTGAAATCCGTCCATCTGACAGAATTTCCAGATGCCGTTTCCTTTTACGAAATTCACAAAGTTATTAACTCCTAATGCACAAATTAACCTTACGGTTGTGGCGACGCCAAGTGTGATACCACAGGCAGAAACAGGAGTTTCTGCAGAAGCTTCGTCATGTGTAAATTGCATTGAGTTAAGCAGATTCTGTTTGCTCTTATAATCTTTCCAATCTGCTGCGTAATGCTGGGCAGAGGTAAGACCTGTTCTGAAATCAAATACTGCTTTTACGTTCATATTATTAAAATGTTTTTTTACAATTTCCTGACGAGTTTCAATAGAGTCAACGCAAAGGAACAGATAACCTGAAAGCATTTGTCCATTCCATCCGTCTGGTTTAAGTTTAATAGTCTGTTTTACATCCGGGTTGATATCATATAGGATATCGAAAAGAGCCTCGACTTTGGGCTTGCCTATATCAGCTTCTCGGAACATCTGATTCGCAATATTGTGAGAGCATACCGTATCCATATCCCAGAGTACGATATTAGTAAGACCAAATCTCACAAGGTTTTCCGCAAGTGTAGAACCTACTGAGCCGCACCCGATTATATGTATAGTGCTATTAACCAAGCTTGGCTGAAAAAATTCATAAGACTTGTTTAAATCAATCATTTCTTCGACCCCTTATCCCAAATTTTGTTATATCTTTCCTTAACTTTTAAAGCAAATCCTTCTTTGGTTTCACCTTTATTATTTGTTTTCTTGTTATTATCAGACTTATTTGTTTTATCAGAGGTTTGTTTAGCGTGCGGAGATCCATAGTAATAGCCAGAATTGTACCCGTAATCATATGGATAAGACGGATATGACTTAGTTTTGTTTTCGTTTGCTTTTGATGTATATGTTTTCTCAACAACAAGTGATTTTGCCTCTTTTATAAAATCACCAAACTCTTCATCGATTATATCAACTTCAACATCTGATGTCTCATACATAATATTGTTTTTAAGATCGTAAATCTTAGACCAGCACTCAAGTTTCTTGTTCCATATCTGAAAGATATAAAACGAATCAGTCTGAGTTTTAAGCAGTTCAAGTATCTGAGACTGCTGTGTTGTGTCAACCGATGACGGGCTTGTGCCCATATTTACATGTGAATGTCCCTGCATTCTTATCTTATTAAATATTTCATCTTTGTCATCATCCATAAGCCACATCTGGTATTTAGACTGATCGGTATTAACCGTGCTTCCTGTGACTTCTTGCGGATAAACCATAATATCTGTGATGATAAATTCATTAGGCTTATCGGTGCGTTCGACTACCCCGTGCCAAGCAACCTCTTTATTAAAGTGTTTAAGTATTAAAACCATCTTTGACCAAGCAATAGTTGTGTACCAAACTTTTGCCTTATCGTCACTTTTAAACACCTTGCTGAAAGTAATTTTACCGTTAGAGTCAATCAGATCTCCGCTCATTAGAGCCTTATTAAACTCATCAATCAAATTTTTTCTTGTCTTGTCATCAATGATTATCTTATTACTCATCTTCAGATACCTCCGCCTTAGATTTTATATATTCAATAGCTTCTTTAACAGACATTGCGTCTCCGTTTTCATTAACAATATACTTTTTTGAGTCATTGGAATAGTCTGCAAATAAATCTCTTGCGAACTCTCGAATAACAACCGAATCCCCAAAGTTCAAGCTTTGAGTAGATGCTATACAAACATTAAAACATTCCAGATATTTTCCGTCTCTCTTTAAACCAAAGAGTATATCCTTATAATTTCCTAAACACGCATGATAATTAAGATGAGGGTTAGGCATATGAGTACCAATATAATGCATATATGCTGTATACATATCATTAGAGTGGGTACGTGCTTCCAATTTGTTAACTTTAAAGTTAATATACCAATCGGCAATTACATTTATTTTCATAGACTGTTTTATAAACACTTCTGTATATAAAAGTTTCATATCAGAATTAAGGTTTGTATTATAATCAAATCTTTCATATCTATACAGAAGACTATTATAGTTTTGAATCATTTTTTCAGCGAGATCGGTATCGAAATAATCGATAAATGTTTTAACATAATAGAATATTGTTGAGTCGGTTACATTATAAACTTCAACTGATTTATTTGAATTTAAGAATTCTATCCAGTCATAATCTTCAGCCGAATCCTCATTAATTCTTTTTTCAAGTCCGAAAAGTTCATCTTTAAAACGTTCAATATCTTTTAATCTTGAAGATATCTCCTCGTAGTAATAATTAACATCCCTCTGATAAGCGGTGATATTACTCTGAAGTGAATTTTTTCTTGATGTAAACGCATAATTCCCAACAGTAACTAACATCGTGGATATCGTATTAGCAATAAATGTATTATTACGAACGAAGTTTGACAGCCATTCGTTGTAAGCGTTTAAATCCTTGGACTGAATTATTTTTATAAACTCGGTCTCTTCTTCACTCAATTTATTCTTGTTAAAATACCACGGAAGGATTACAGGAATACAACACTGAAGTTTATGAAAATCTTCAACGTTTTTTAAATCACAAGAAATGTAAACTTTTTTGTCTGATGGTCTGATAAAACAATATATTTTAAAATCTTTTTTATAAAAATCAGTAACCTTTTTAAGCAGAATAAAATCAGGATATTTTTTTATGAATTCCTTACCGATATATTCACAATTTGCGTCATCTGAAATATTGATCTGGATAGAAGTTATGGCATCGCTACTATTAAGGGATAAATATGTAGTCAGATATTTCATATCCGCATCTCTTGCTGGAGAAACCATCTCTGAAGTAGACAACTCATAATCTGTTATCACTATATCAACCTTATCCGTATCAATACGTTCAAACAATAAAGCTCTTGCTGCCGATAAAAATGTTTTATCAACTAAATCGCTCTTATTGCCACTATATGCATAACCAAACGCTGAATCTTGATAAATAGAATTATTTAATACTTTAGACGCCAAACCAGACGTCAAAGCTGTGGAGTTTATTCGTCCCATAAAAACACCTCTATATTTTTATTATCTTGGTGCCGGTGACCGGACTTGAACCGGTACGCTGTTGCCAGCGAGGGATTTTAAGTCCCTTGCGTCTGCCTATTCCGCCACACCGGCATGCAGATAGCCGCCGTAAAACAGCTAAACGGCGGCTATTATGTAAACTTATATTATACTCACGCTGCGTTATCCATCTTGACAACATTCAGCAGAAAACACTTTTCCTTAACACCCATCTCTTCAAATGTTTTGTCGAGATCTCCCGGCTGCAGGCTACAACCGTCGAGATTCATAGTGCCTCTTGTATAATCAATCTCGTTTTCTTCGAGAACTGATTTAAGAGTACGTTCTTCATCAACGATAACGGTGTTCTTTGTCAAATTATTACCTACAATTACTTTTACCATGCGAATACCTCAATTCAAATTATTTTTTTTTTATTTTATTTTTTTTATTCTTGTGGGGAGCCTCGCTCCCCTATGAGATGAATTTAAAATCAGTCAACAACTGTGATTGATTCCATAAGAGCCGCTCTGTCGGCAGCGACGGATTCAATTACCGCAGGAAGCTGTTCTTCAAGCTCTTTAAGATAAGTGAGAGCACTACCATATGTGTCGATAATCCATTTTTCGACATCTGTAATTCCGTCTGCTACAATTGTGATGGTAGCAAAGCCTTCACCTCTTGAAACTGAGGAGAATGACGCTCCGCTATTGTTAAGAGAACCTGAACCGCTCTTTGCAAGACCGATAGCAAAGATATCTTCTTTGCCGTTCTCACCGCCCTTAAGAACTAATGCCTTGGGACGAACCTTTTTGATTTCTTCAATCTGAGAAACCTTTAATGATGACGTGATTACTACTGCATCGCCTTTAATTGTTACTTTCATAATAAAATTTTCCTTTCATTTCAAAAAAAATATGTACTCATTTGCCTTTCGGAAACTACACCGTAGCGCTACCGGTAGAGTTATGTAGTTTCTTTGTGTCTATGACACTATATATAAAACCCTATTGGGTGTTTACCAAATATCATCCGCTTCTATGCCCTTTTCTGTTAAGGACATAATATCATTCAAATCAAAGCCAAAAATTTGTTTAAAATCCATTTCTTCGGTAGATTCAACAATTTGACATCCAAACAATTCTTCTGCGATCTGTTTTAATTTTAAAAATGTTTCATCTATTAAGATATACCTCCATTCTTATAAATCATTGTATGGATAATTGACCATTTCTTTTTCGCCGCCTTTTGAGAAAACCGTAGGTCTGTAAATCGGCAATTTATGTTTTATAGCGAAATACGATAACAAGTCGTCCTTTATTTCTTCTACGATTTCATCGCTGTCATGCTTTGCAAAAAACTCATCGGCATAATCAGGCGCAAGCTCCATGATTAAATCTTCAACGGCAGCCGATAATTCAATTTCACGAACTTCTCTATTCCTTTCAAATTCGGTTTCAGTTATATCGTTATCTTCTAATAAACTGAATTTTCCAGTAAGATAAATATCATAGTATAACTTGACCATTCTGCGACACTGATCACTTGTATTTACCTCGGTGTACTCTACAAGTTCTCCGTCAATACAAGCACTTAATATTAAGTTACCGTCTTCATCTCTTTCAAAAGAAATTGAGACACCATAATCACACTCTTCGGCAATTATAATGCTTTCGCCTATTGATAATTTTTTTCTATAATCCCATACATCGCTTGGAGATAAATTTGTTTTTTCCAAAATTATTACGCCCCCTCATTGCATCTTTCTTTAAGTGCGTCGGAGGGTTCGAAATAAGGCATCTTTCGTGCCGGAATCGGAACGGGTTCGTTTGTATGAGGATTCCTGCCGGTTCTTGCCTTACGGTCTTTTATAACCATAGAACCAAAATTCTGAATATTAACCTTGTCTCCTCTTTTTAGAGCGTTTTCGGTACACTTCAGAATAGCATCTAAAATATAAGCAACAGATTTCTGAGTGTAAAATGTTTCCTCTGCTACTTCGTTACATAACTGTTCTTTATTCATCGCCTTCATCCTCTCTTTTCTTAATCATTTCAGTAATATCATGCAGATGTTTACGCTTCTTTTTAATAGAACTCTTGATACTTAAAATACCAAGGAATGTAGTTTCAGGAATTAAATCAAGAATTTTATACAACTCCCGAATCTCATGAATATATCTTTTTTTTCTTTCAACCAACTCGTTATAAGTTAAAAACTGTAAACTATCCATTATGTATCTTCCTTTCTTTAAGCAAATATTTTAAATATCAAGATTAAATTTGAAATCAGCAAGAGAATACTTACTAACATCAAACCATTTCGATTTATATTTCCGAATTCGTCTGTCATACAACCCACCGTCCTATCAATCCATTAAATAAAATGGTTCTTCGTCTTCCCAGCAAATGAAGGAAATGGAATAATCAATCTTTATCCAGTCGTTAGGGTCTTTAGGATTTCGCCAGTTAGCATGATACTTTTCGGGCTTACCTATATAAGCAAAAATATCTCCGTTTTTATCTCGTGCAATCCATTTACGCCCACAAACCCGTGCATAGTCAAGGGCAATTTGTTCTTCTGCGGTAGGGTGAGGAATTTTGACGATTTGAGCTTCCCCAGTTAGAATCATTGTTAATATAGAATTACTACTATCTTCTAATTTTGCCCACTTCCTCAATGTTTTATAATAAGACCAGATATTCAGTTTCTCGTCGAGCTTATACAAAAAATCATAATCACTATCCATGCGGAGTTGAAACTCTTCTTCCGGCTTAACACCGAGAAGCTCGAAAATCTGTTTTGTGTAGTCCATTTTAATTCTCCTTATTCATAAATTGCGTTTGGATAACTAACCAGAGTACATTTTTTAGAGTGCATTATTTTATAACAAAAGTTCCTGCATTTGTATAATGAATCAAAATTTCTTGTAACTTTTGCCCCTGATTCTTTCACAAGAAAAACCACAGTAAACATACGTTTTGTTCTCCTTTTTATAGCTGAGTAATATAAAATTCAGGTTTCATATTAATCGTCCTTTATTTTAATTTCGTAACGCATCCTCAATAGGCTGATAGCGCTCTGAGTTAATCGTTTCAAGCAGACATTCATACGGATCTGTTTTTCCGCTCATAACCATTTTACAAATGTTTACGGAAAAACCACTTACCAAAACGACTCCCATATCATTTTCACGAACAGGGATTGTGTTTGTTCTGGAATCGACATTCCAAAATACAAGTTTCGGAAGCTTATACCCTGCGTACTCATATTTTTGTTTGATTATATCAAATAATTTGGATTGAACCATAAAGCCATAATTTTGACGAGCCGCACAATCAAACTCCATGTCAGAAATTATAAGAACATTCGCAGGAATATCTTTTTGAGACATCTTGTTTTTAATCGCTGTATTTAAAATCAAGTCAAATACAGCCTCAATATTTGTATTGGCGACTTCATTATGTGCTATTGCAATAGAAAGTTTATCACGCAAACTATCTGCCTGTCCGAAATCAACAAGCTGAGGACTTTCGGAAAATGTAATATATTTATCTTTAAACTCGCCGGAAGAACGTTCAGCAAAATAAATAGCAAGCGAATTTGCAACCTCAAGAGCGGTGACGTTACTATTTTTAACACTCCACGTCATAGAACCGGAACCATCTGCTACAACAATCGTATTGCCATTTCCCTGAACTACATCAGGAAGTGACTTCCACATTGCCTCAATAGCGGCATCATAATCGTTCATTCTAAATCCATACTTCGTGTATTTATGGACAATATCATGGGGATATAAAACAGATGAATTTATTTTTGCCTCACCCTTTTCAAGCTTAGACAAAAACTCTCTGCGCCTTTTTTCATCGTTTCTCAAAAAAGCATTGTTATAAATAAGATTCGCACGAGACGGTACGGTCTCATAGTTTATATCGCCCCACTGTTTTGCAGACATTTTTCTTTCTACGATATCAAGATATCCGCGAAGTCTGCTAAGTACCTTTCGATACTTACGCTCGCTGACCCCGAGATATCCTATTATCTTCTTAGCATACCGCTTTGTTTCAGACGATGATGCGTTTACTGACGGAAGCCATTTTGCAAGCAATGAAATAGGCTTGTTATCGAGCATATTTCTAATATCATCCCTGAGCTGCTTGTCGATATACATCAAAATCATCGGGCATAGGCATGTGTCAAGGAAAATCCACATATCATCAAATCTTCCGTATTCCGCAATGAGCGGTATAACAGACGCAATAAAATTTGCATCATATTTAGCTAAATATTTCATAGCCGTTCTGAAAAGACGACGCTCTCCAAGACCGCCTCGGATATCACGGGCAAAGAAAAGCCACTTTATAGCGAGGATTTTGTCATCGAAGTATGCTTTCTTGAATCTTTCGATTATTTCTTCGTCTGAAGCTCCCCTTAAAGAAGCAACAGCGAAGTTTAAATCTAAAAGATTTTTACCAGTTGTACGATATCCCACCGCACCATTTTCTGTGATTGATTCGTTAAAATCCTCGTGCAGTTCGTTTGTTAATGCTTCAGTAAAATTCATAGTAATAACCCCTTTCTTTATAATTACTCAAGACACAAAATTATTTTTTTAATTTTCTATAATTATAATGATTAAAAATTGCTGTCCGTGTCTTAAGAGGTATACATATCAAGGCACAATTAAATAAAAACCCTATTATATTATAAAATTGCTGTCCGTTTGTGCCTTTAAAATATAAAATCAAGGCGTATTAAAAAACCAAAATCGTTAATTCTAAAAAATTGCTGTTGACGCCTTTAATTATCCCACGTAACGCCCAACTTACGCTCTTTATCAGATGTTGTCTTGCAAGCCATCCGAATGGGCACTCTATATACTACCCTGAGCAGGACTCGAACCTGCGACCTCGGCTTTAACAGAGCAAGGAAAATTGCAGTTCAAGACTTTCCATAAGTAAACCAAGCCTCAAAATTACGCGCTCTAACCAACTGAGCTATCAGGGCTAATACCAACCTTGCTAATCTGTTTTATGTAGTTCAATTAGGTCGTGTAAAGCTTTCATTGTCATAAAACCTATAGAATAATGTATTAGAGTACGATCTTTTTCTCCTTTTATGAACAAAATAATGCTCAAAATCAAATAGGCTACACCTATCAGTAATCTAAACATAGCGCTAAAATTTTCAAAAAACCTCATTTTTAACCCTCCGATAAATCGGCACTAATCATATTAACAACTGCTCTTACATATTCAGTTTTATCAGAATTGTCCACAGCTACAAAACCAAACAAATCTCCGTTAACTAAAACCGGGAAAACTGATTTTCCTCTATACGGAAATTCCGAACGATTATCAAACCAATTAACGGGGGTAAATTCTGGAAAATCCTCTGATTTACTGCCTTCGATAATACCAGATGTGTCATAAATAGCAAATTTGATTTGTTCTTTTCTTAACGCCACCTTAGCTACATTAGCTCGCTCTCTCATAACAACCGGTGTGTATTTTTTAAAAACCACCGAATCCGTCGTATCGTCGACAAATAATTCTAAAGGGTCGCCCTCTCGAATTCTTAAACTTCTGCGTATTTCTTTTGGAATAACAACCCTACCAAGGTCGTCGATTCTTCTGACGATTCCTGTTGCCCTCATATCATATCAACGCTCCTTTACTGCTCTGTGAAATCAAGAAATCAGGCATCAATGCGCATAAAAGCGGATCGAAAATCAGACGTTTTCATAAATGCGGTTTTGGTTTTACCAGTATCAATTTTAAAAATCCTTTTAGCAGCTTCCGGTTTAATCACAACAAATCGACCTGTAGGATAAACCCCGTCTGTTATAGGCATATTAGTTGTTGTATTTGGAGATTCAGTTGCTTCGATAACTGTAAAACCAAGCCCAAAATTCTTTTTGCATTCTTCACAAGGCTCATAATCGAGCACCATTCTCATCGGAGCTTCAATATCCTGCCCTCGTGAACCGATACGACCCATAAGAGCAACTTCATTCTTTTCAGAACCACACCAAAAGCACACCGGTACTGTAGGATTAACTCCATATTTTTTAGATAATTTAACGCCCACAAAATCACTCCCTGTCAATTATGTAATCAAATCGGTCAATAATATCATCTTCATAATCAGTATCAGGATTATAAATATCCAGCGTCATAATAATATCGCCGTTTCGGATACCTTTAACCCTTGAGTAATTGATATAAAAATCACCCTGATTAGAAAAAATCCTGCCCTCTCCGGTTTCTGCATTAACCACTTCGCCGAAAATCCTTTCAATAATCAGCTTTCCATTTGCACGACGGTTGGTTAATATTTCTGTTGTTAAATCATCGGTGTCATATACCGATATAATATCAAGCCCGTTAGCTTTATTTTTATAAAATTCAAGCTTATCTGTGCTATGAACTTGATGACAATACGAAAAACCGAATGTAATTATAATTACAAAAATCATAATTAACACGACTTTTAAAAATTTGTTCATTCGTAATCCACCTCGTCATCATCAAGAAATAATCCAGACTCTAAGGCGGTATCAATAAACCGCTTTACAGCGGGTATTTTGCGTTCTAAAAAATCCAGCAGAACCTTGCCGACCGGCAATAAACTGAGCATTGCAAAAACAAAGCATACGACATATAAAAAACCCACAGAAATCACTCCTTTACGCAATTACTCTCTGAGCCTGATGACCAGTTCCCCAGATAACAGTTACTTTGAATGTGGTTGCATTACCAACGATAATCACACCACTTGACAAAACAGCCTTATACTGTCCCTTTTCGGTGTTGTTATTAAACAAAACAACATCATCAACACCAGATGATGCTATTACCATTCTTACGAATTTTTGAAATTCCTTATAGCTCATATTCTAAAACCTCGCCCTTTTGGAATATTTGTTGTAATTATGAAAAATCCCACCGACCGGATTATGAAAAATCACACCGATAGGAAATTAAGAATCAGTCGGTTTAATAATGGAAAATCCCACCGATTTAAAAAATCAGCAGGATTTTAGGAATCAAACGTATTACCATAACGGCGGGCGAGCCGTTTAAGACTCGCCCAATAGGAGGGATAAAATCAATGAAAACAGCCTTTTATGTTAATTTGTCTTCGCCTTTTTGTAAACGGCTTCATATTTACCGTCAGTTACTACCCTATGACATATCTCACAGATATACTGTCTCATAAATCTGTGATTAGCACATACTACAGACAATGCGCTTTTACCCTTTTTGTTGTAGATTTTGAGTAAGAAATTAACGTCGTGAGATGTAACTTTATACCCATCACCGAGCATAGCAGTGACAACCATCTGCAATGTTTTCAGGATATTTGTCTTTGATGTGGGAGTCTTACCCATATCAATATCACGGGCGATAGCTGCAATATCATAGCAGTCCTTAATCTCTTTCGGATTAACGCCGATATCTACGGCTGTCTGTACGGTGAGCAAGAAGTTGAATTTCTGAACAAGATAATCCCAGTTCTTCTCTTTACCGATATTACCATAACCGATTTTCTTCGCATAGTTATGCAGCTTCAGAACATCAATGTTCTTATTGACGGTCACAATCGTCAATACCGGAATCTTCTCAGTCTCATTGAAATCTCTTTTCTCGTTTTTTGCCGCAATAGACTCAAATGTGAGTCTTCTTACAGCTTCGACCATAGGATTCTCAGCTTCAAGGATTTCATCAAAGGTAATATCTCTGGCAATCTGAGTATACTCTTTGATACTTGCGTCGATGCTTTCATTGCATCTGAACGCTTCTTCGATTTTGCCGTTCTGGAACAATTCGTTATACTTCGATACTCCATTTTCGGCTTCCTGCCTTAATTCGGCAAGTCTTGCCATTTTTTTCTCTTTGGTCATAACAAAGTCTCCTTAATATTATTTGAGCGATAATAAGCCCATAATAAAGCACACCAACGGGCATCTCATAACTACCGGCTGATGTGCTTGAATTATAGGTTCATCAAAGCCCGACTTTTGCCGGACTTCGTTATATTTCATTATAGACAATACTTGAACATTCTAATGCTTTGTATTTTCCGCAAACAATTATACCCTTGGGTATAGATATTCGCTTGTACCTACATCAATATACATCCTCGGATGTATAGAGCTGCCTATACGCTACATCAGAACAGTCGTTCTTGAATACCTCAAATAAGTTCCTCAAGCCGAGTTTGGTATCTTCTGAGATACTAATACCGATGACATTTTCACTATCTGCCACGCCATAGGTCTACTCCCATATGACTTATCCGACGACTCTGAATTATAGTACAGAGCTAACTGTATGAATGCACATACGCCCTTATTCGCTATACTCCGAATAGGTAAGAGTTTTCAGTGCGGTCGCCGTTGCGGTCGCTTACACTTGTATTCAACCGTTGCTAGACGGTCGCCGTTGCGGTCGCCGTTGCGGTCGCTTACACTTGTATTCAACCGTTGCTAGAC